TTGCATTGTTTAGGGTTGCGAACCCTTGGGTTGAGAGTGTTCCTTTCAATGCCTAAAGCAACGGATACACCACTCTCAATCTAATATAATAAAGGATAAAAAGAGCTGACTTAATCAGCCAGCTCTTTTAATTAAACCATCTACGACCAGTTGCCTGGAAGTAGATGTTGTCCCACTGACCCCATAGGTCGTCAGCGGGACTATGAGTTCCATTACTCCCTGTGAGAGTAATGGAATCAACTATACCACATGGGATTTTATGCATTACTATGCACAATTCCCATGCTCCATCCCCTATAGAGTCTGGAGTCAGGTCGAAACCTCCCTCAGGTTCAACCTGAAGAAAGTTTTTTATTTTTTGAACATTGTTGTTCATAGTTAGGGAGCGAGAGTGTTTTGTCACTCTCTAATATTATAAAGGCGTTTGCGAAAGCAGGTGGAATACTCGGTCAAGAAGAGAGAGATGTTCTCTCTCTCGTGTCTTAGCGGTCTAACAAGAACCGACTCTTGAATCTTCTGAAGCACCGGCAATAGTCAGAGACTAATATGTCATGGTCTTCATGTTTCTTAGCATTCCATATATAATATGGATAGAAGCCTAGTAACATAATCAATACAAATAATACTGTCTGTGCTGAGAACTTGATAACATACTTCATGTTTGTATATTTATTGGTTAGGAAAATAAAAGGGTATGACCCTCCCCTCTATTAGAAGGGAAGGTCAAGATATTCAGGTAATTTTCTTACTCTCTTTTTCTTCTTAGGCTTACCTGGTCTTAAGAAGTGCGCTTTAATATCGGTGATCCAATTACCTTCTCTAAGCGCCATAAAGTCAATAGCCTTAGCTTTTGACTTTTGATTAATTATTCTTGTACCTATTGTTGGTACAAGAATGTGTCCTTGTTCGTAGTCGTAGTCATAATCCATGTAGACATAGCTAATTAAAAATCTAGACATAATAAATAGTTTAGATTCATAAAGGATTCGTAGAATCAGTGTATTTACTCGGTCATATACAGATCATGTGGGGGTACCATCGTCGTTCGATTCGATGGGGGGTTGATTGGCTAGGTATCACCCTCATCCTCTAACACAGAAAATGACCCAGTCTGTTACACTAACGGGCTGGGTTTTTGTGTTTTATGACCCTTAGTTGTAAACACTGATGTCTATATCTTCTATAGGGAAGTCTACAAATAACTGATAAATTTGTAGAGTTTAAACTTATTTTGTATATTATTAGTGTAAGACTATTTCCCTATGAATGTACACAGCTGTCAGCTCCATTGCCATACAATGGATCCAGAGAAACTAGATTTAATGGGTTTAGAAGACGACCCCGGCAAGTGGATGCCATTTGCTTTTCACATGGATGTAGTCATTGCTATTAAGTTGACGTCTGATGACGACGACAACCATTTGTTTGGTTGTACAACAGTGTTTACAGAGAATGGAGATGCCTACATCATCGACACCAAGTTTGATGATTTCAAGAAGAAGTTTATGAACTACCACGATGATGTGACATCTATTACACCAGATAACGAAGACCTTAATTTTTAAAGAATGTCAGAAGAAAAACTACCAACCCGAGAGGAAATCATAGCCTCTCTGCAAGAGATGATTGAAGTGAAGAAGCTCCAGGCTGAGTTACAAGAGCTGAGCAGTAATATAGCAACAGCCAGGGCTGAAGAACTAAGAGCTATTATGTTTATCGAGCAGCTCACCAACCCTAAAGAGAAAGGAACAGAGTATAGTGGGGGAGGTATGCAAAGCCACGTAGTTACACAAGAAGATCTAGATAGTAACCCCGAAATGAAAGAAGCTGGTATTGAAGTGGGTGAAGAGATACTTATTCCTAAACCAGAGCAAAGTAAGAAACTGAAGAAAAAATGACCGTTCATTACAAGCTGAGGAATTATACACCCACTCTTGAATTTGAAAAGCATCATCCAAAGAACATCAGATGGGATGACACCTATAAACTCTGGATGTTAGAAGAGAACAAGAAATGCCAGGGGTTTTGGTTAAAAGATAAAGAGAAGCTTGTAGGTGAACTCATTGTATCCTGGGACAGTGCTAATGTCCTACAAGGGGAGTCTATTACAATTCACCCCGACTATCGTAGAAAAGGTCTTGCTACAAAGCTTATAAACACCATGCTAGAATGGGGTGAAAGTTCAAGCTATGAGCTCTTTGTAGGTGAAGCACGTAAAGGAGACAGTTGGCACGTGTTTGAAAATCTAGGTGCTGTTCCCCTCTATCTCTATAAAAACTGGTCTGGTACAGGGGAAGAATACATGTTTTTTAAGATGGAAATATAATATGGCCGTAGTAAACCAATTAGAGAAGAAATCAATAATGTCCCTATGGGATATTGTCAAATACCAGCTCATGACACATTGCTATCTGTACAAGATAGCTGTAAGTGAGTCAGATCTTGACTGTCTCACCCTTTTAGCCATGGAAGGTGAGGCAGAACTCACCACATTTTGTAATAAAGCTTTTGAGCAAAAGATATTCTCTTCTATACAGAGTGTACGCAACTGTCTCTCTAAGGTGGAGAAGAAGAAGCTTATTATGAAAGAGGGTAAGAACAAGAAGAAGATCTATGTCAACCCTTCTTTGAAACTACTGGCTTCTGGAAACATAATGGTCAACTATAAATTCCTAGCTGTTGAAGCCGGTAAAAGCTAAAGAACTTATTCCCGAGGTGGCAGCAACGCTTAACGTTTCTGAAGAATTGGTTCATGACATCATCTCCTACTTCTACCAGGAAGTAAGAATGAGTGTATCAACACTAAGACATCAACGTATAAACGTCCCCCACCTAGGTGACTTTGTTATCAAACACTGGAAGATAGAAGACCGTATCAAGAATATAGAAGCTTTAGATGAAAGCAACAACATGAAAGGGTTGCAACTCATAAACGCCAGGTTTCGTACAGCTGAAAATCTGTACAACCTGAACAACATGAAGAAGATGTTGGAGAAAGAGAAAGACAAAAAGGAATTCATACGACTTCATAAAAAGACAGTATATGAGTCTAAAAGAGAACATAATACAGATATGGAAGAACAAAAACCAGATACTAGAGGGGCTCAAGAATAATATATTCAGACGGGAGGACATAGAGCAGGTAGCTGAGTCACGCATGTCCATATGTAGAATGTGTCCAACAGAGCTCTTTTCATTTGAAGATGACGGGGGGTGTTTAGTACCGGGTACAGCCCCATGTTGCGACAAACGTCTGGGTGGTTGCGGGTGTTCTCTTAACCTAAAGACAAGGTCACTTTCCTCAGATTGCCCTAAAGGTCATTGGAAAGCTATTGTGACGCAAGAGGAAGAAGATATGATAAACCAAAAATTAGGTCTTTAGATCTATGCCCAAGATCCAAACCCTACAGGATAACATTCAATTGTCAATTGTTCATTCTGTGACAAAACAAAAGCTGGTATTTCAGAAGACAGATGATGGTGAGAGCTACCCCTCAGCCAAGGAAGTGAACGTTAAGCAACTTCACGTACAAAAATGGTTCAAGAAGGACGGCATCACATCTGTAGAAGAATATGTAACAGCTAAGAACAAGATTGCGAAATCGAGGTGCATCGTGTTTGACAAGTATTCTGGACGTTTCTACGCCACGTTTCACTCAGCAAAAGACGTCATTGAAAGCATCTCATTTGTAAAAACCAACCCTATAGGATATGATACAGTTCACAGCTCACGATCACAAATACACAAGTATTAATAAAGAAGATACGAGGGATTGGATTTCAGCCACTACGTTCATCTCCCAGTTTAAGCAGCCTTTTGAGGCTGATAAAATTGCAGAGAAGTCTTCAAAGAATAAGAAATCAAAGTGGTATGGGTTGTCGCCAGATGAGATTAAGACAGCCTGGAAACAAGAAGCATTAAGAGCAACAACACTTGGTACCTGGTACCACAATCAACGTGAATCTGACCTGTGTGCATTAGATAACATAGAACGCCTGGGTACAACGGTGAAAGTTTTTAAACCTGTTGAAGTAGAGGGGGTTAAAATATCCCCTGACCAGAAGCTTTCAGAGGGTGTATACCCAGAGCATATGGTGTATTTGAAGTCAATGGGGATATGTGGTCAGTCTGACCTGGTAGAGGTGATAAATGGTAAGGTGCATATAACAGACTATAAGACCAATAAAGAGATAAAGACCGAGGGATTTACAAACTGGCAAGGGGTTACAACTAAGATGCTTCCTCCGGTGAGTCACTTGGACGATTGTAATCTCAACCATTACACATTACAGCTTAGTCTGTACATGTACATGATACTAAAACACAATCCCAGATTGGAACCAGGAACGCTCATCATACATCACATATTGTTTGAAGAGGTTGGCAAAGACAAATGGGGTAACCCTATACCGGCCCTGGATAGCAACAACGAACCAATTGTTAAAGAAGTGGTGCCTTATCAGCTACGCTATTTAAAAGCAGAGGTGATGGCTCTCTTACAATGGTTGGACGCTAACAGGGATAAAATCAAACCACATTATTAATGAAAGAGCCCAATAGAGTGAGGAAGAATGAGATAAAGTTTGGTGTACAATTGAATGATGAACAAAAGGAAGCCAAGAAGCTTATTAGGGAAAACCAGATTGTAATTATTACGGGTAGAGCTGGTAGCGGCAAATCTCTTGTAAGTGCTCAAGTTGCTCTTGATTTTCTCTTTCAGAAACAGATCGATCAGATACTTGTAACCAGGGCAACTATAGAAGTGGGAGCATCCCTTGGTTTACTACCAGGAAACCTTGATGAGAAATTCAACCCCTATCTGGAAGCTTTTATAGAGAACCTTCAGAAATGTATTGATAAAACCCGGGTGCAAGAGCTGGTAAATGATAAGAAAGTGACAGCCATGCCGGTGCAGTTCATAAGGGGTAAAACCATAGATGATGTTCTTATTGTGGAAGAAGCACAAAATATGACTAAAGCTCAGATGTTAGCCGTGCTTACGAGATTGGGAAAGACAGGTAAGATAATTGTCAATGGGGACAACGAGCAGAAAGATATCAAAGACGAATACAACGGTTTGAGTTATGCTATTGAACTCTCTAAAAAGATACAAGAGATCAAATGGATTAAGCTCAAAGAAAACCACCGGTCTGACTTAGTAGGTAAAATCCTTGAATATGAGTACAAATAGATCTACAGTTCATGAATTTGCCACCCCTCTTCCTGTATTAACACCACACGGTGAAGGAGAAGCTTATTTGATGATCGACTATGGTGTAAACGTCAACACCACCTGGGTGGTAAGACTTCGAGGAGGCTATGTAAAACACTATTATTCTGATGATATCAGAATCTATGATAACCCTATGAACGGCAACAGTTGGGACGTAGATGTCCCATCAACATGGAAACAAGATGGTAAGACTATTTGATATACTAAACGGCAAGGTGATGCCCTCAGAACACTGCTACACCTTGAGTAGTTTAAAAGCTATTATGGACAACTATGGAGAAGAAGCTACCAAAGTGTATGCTTACGTGTTCTACATGACTTGTCCCAACCCTGATTTGAACCCGTTTTTTGATGTCCCTGAAACAGATAAAGAGGAGCTTGTTCTTAAAGAGATTGACGCAGACTTTTCAACTGATGACGATCTTATTACCGAGGCTATTAAACTATGCAAGAAGCTCTACGAAACTCCCACATATAGGGCCTACGCAGGTATCAAAAGTATGCTTGACCGTTTGGCTAAGTATATGGAGACCACAGAGATTGAGCATGGTAGAGATGGTAATATCACAGCACTTGTTAATGCAGCGGCAAAGTTTGAAGCAATCAGACAGAGTTTTAAGGGCACTCTTAGAGACCTTGAGGAAGAACAACAATCTACAGTGAGAGGAGGGCAGAGTCTCGCTTACGACCAATAACCTATGACACACAATTTATACACCTATGAAGCCACCGTACTACGTACAGTAGACGGTGACACCGTAGAGCTCAACATTGACCTGGGCTTTACTATTTTCTGGAAATCCACGTGCAGATTCTATGGTATTAACACACCAGAGCTGAAAGCAAAAGACAAACAGGTGAGAGAGCTTGCTAAAGAAGCCAAGGCTAAAACAGAAGAGCATTTACCAGCGGGATCTAAAATCAAGATAGTATCTCGTGAACTGGACAAGTATGGTCGACCCCTGGTTGACATCTATTGTGGTGAAGACTACAGCCTTCACTTAAATCAGTGGCTGGTAGACAACGGGTATGCAATAGAGTACATTCTATAAAGATGCATGACAATCTTGTGCAGAACATTATCAACTCCATTTATCAATGGATAAAGAACAACCGGTAATGAAAGAGTTTATCAAGGATGTACACTATTACATGGACGGAGATATGGTGGTCTTTACAGAAGAATACCATCTTCAGCGTGGTAAATGCTGTAACAACAATTGTAAACATTGTCCTTATAAAAAATTAAAACCAACAAATATGGATCAAACACCAGAATTGACTTTTGGACAGCAACTAGTAGGGCTAACATTCAATCCCTCAGGTGACCCTAAAGTACAAAGAGCAAAAGAACTATGTGCGGAATTGGCTGATTTACTCAATGAGCACTACAATGAAGGGCGTCGTAGTTCATCTTATTTGAGAATAAAACTATTCGAGCATACAATCGGTGAGGTCTTAAACGCTCAGATGAATGCAGTAAAGATGTTGACATTCAATTATTAACTATGGAAAAAGACATTTGCAACATACATGATGTATTGCTAAATGAAGATGGTGTATGTCACATATGTCTTGAACAGTCCAACTTGTGAGGTGACGAAATTGGCAGACGTACCCTCTTGTCTCGGGGGTGTGGGTTTTTCTCTGATAAAGACAGCATATAGCAGCAAGTGACTGCAGGGGTTGACCACCCACTTTGTGCTGTTCCTAAAGACCACGTGGAGGTTCGATTCCTCCCCTTACAGCAGATTAACTTAAACCTACAAATATGAAAAATTGGATTCTTGCAATCGTTTTTATCAGTGTTATGGTTTCTTGTGGAACCGCACCTGACAATGTTATTCATGATCAGAAAACTGAAGCTGGTGATTGGGTGCTTCTACCAGGAGCTCATGACCCCGTTCAAGAGAAACTCACCTATTATCAAATAGCTCCTACATGGGGACAGTCTGTCACCTGGGCAAATGAACGTGAAGACAGGGTGTTGACGGTCTGCGCAGCTATTATTCTATTTATTGCATTTGTTGCTCTTCTTATTGGCAAGTACACATATGCAAGCTGGTTCCCTGAGTTTCTTGATACAAGGATTCTTTTATACAATGTTCTTCTCTTCATCTCTCTATCTGGTGCTGCATATTTCTACTTTGGCGATGCTTCTGGTATTAAATGGAACAATGAAAAATGGGTGAAAAAAGAATTGTATGACAAGTGTATTAAGGAAAATGGTAGTGTACAACCTATCTGGGACAGCCTTAGAAACAATTGTCTTATTGTAAATGGACCTTACGACTGCTACAAATAACATCTATGAGTAAGAACGAAATATACACTGACCTGGAAAACACACCGGATGCTGATGTTACAGACAAAGATGGAGCCCTATACAACTTCGTCTTTCATTACAATCATCACACAAAACTCTGGAATGCTATTCCGCGGGATAGTTATCTAGGTTACTGGGGAAACATTGCTGACAAGAGCATTCTTAGAAGCAAGTCTTTCTCCACTCTGGTAGAAATTATACAACGTACTAATGGTAATCCGTCCCTAATTGATCAACTAACACGTGAGCAATAATTTTAAAGAAATCTCTACCTATGAAAACGGCTCATGGAGCGTGACAGCTTTCAAGTCCCGGGAGGAATTCCGGGACTATTTGCTGTCTATATTTAAAGAGCCAGGTCAATATGAGTTTGACAACAGTAGTGTTGTATTCAATTCAGAAGGTAGAAAGTTTCAGAAACAAGGCTTCTATTGTGCGGCACCGGTTAAGACAAAAGACTTTATATCCTACTGGGATGACCAGAAGAACAAGTGCAGAAACGGTATTATCGTTAATAATGAGGGCAAATCCTGGTACATCACCAGGGATTATTACATGTGGCTCAACTTTCTTCCCATATACGACAAGGAAGAAAAGCGGTTTGACTTTGCCAAGGTGAGAGATGCCCAGTATCACATGGCTTTATATGAGCATCTAGCTGAGCTCAACTACAAACATGCCATCATTCTTAAGAAACGTCAGATAGCTTCCTCTTATTTCCACATGGCAAAGCTCATTAACACCTATTGGTTTGAAGAAGGTGCTGTACTTAAAATGGGAGCTTCTGCAAAAGACTACATAAACGAAAAAGGATCCTGGAAGTTTCTCAATGAATATAAGAACTTTCTCAACGAACATACAGCATGGTATCGTCCTTCTGAACCTGAAAAGATATTTGCCTGGGAGCAGAAGATCAAGGTGAGAATCAACGGACGTGACACCTACAAAGGCTTAAAATCTACTATAGCCGGTTATACATTCGAAAAAGACCCTACAAACGGTGTCGGTGGTCCTGTTAGTTATTTCTTTCATGAAGAAGCAGGTATTGCCCCTAAAATGAATGACACATATGGGTTCATAAAACCGGCCCTGAAGTCTGGTCATATCATCACTGGTCAATTTATAGCAGCTGGTTCAGTGGGTGACTTGGACCAGTGCGGTCCGCTAAAAGAATATATATACCACCCCGAAGAGAATGGATTTTATGGTGTTGATTCCAATCTTATAGACAGCGACGGTGCAGTGGGTACAACAGGGTTGTTCATACCAGAACAATGGAGTATGCCTCCGTATATAGATCAATACGGCAATTCTTTGGTTAAAGAAGCTTTAGAAGCTTTGGATGAGCAGTTTGAAAAAGCTAAAAGAAATCTTACACCGGAGGCTTATCAGCTTGAGATTTCTCAGCATCCCAGAAACATAATGGAGGCTTTTGCCACCAGAAGAGAATCTAAGTTTCCTTCACATCTTGTTTCTAAACAACTACAGAGGATATCAGATAAGATGTATTCAGTTGAATACTTAGAGCTGTCCAGAAACGCAGACGGTAAGATAGTAGATAAACCCAGTAGGAAGACACCAATCATGGAGTTTCCTATTTCTAAGAAGACCGAGGATAAAGAAAGTGTCATATGTATTTACGAGCGTCCGGTTAAAGACCCTCAATTTGGTATGTATTACGCTTCTGTAGATCCTGTAGGAGAGGGTAAAACTACAACATCAGAATCTCTATGTTCTATATATGTCTACAAAAACCCTGTAGAAGTTATTAAAGATGGGGGAGACGGTAAAGTAGAAAATCATATAGAAAGGGATGGTATTGTAGCCAGTTGGTGCGGTAGGTTTGACGACATCAACAAGACACACGAACGTCTTGAAATCATCATAGAATGGTACAACGCCTGGACAGTGGTGGAAAACAACGTTGCCCTGTTCATTCAGTATATGATTTCCCGTAAAAAGCAACGTTACCTGGTACCCAAGGACATGATAGCCTTTTTAAAGGATCTGGGAGCCAATAGGAACGTTTTCCAAGAATATGGGTGGAAGAACGTAGGTACAATTTTCAAGGGAAATTTGCTCTCCTACGGGGTCGAGTACATCAAAGAGGAGCTCGACGTTGAAACCAAGTCTGACGGCACGATAGTTAAGACCACTTATGGGGTGGAACGCATCCCAGACCCAATGCTTTTAAAAGAGATGCAAGCTTACTACGACGGGTTAAACGTTGACCGGTTGGTTGCATTCTGTTCTCTAATTGCTTTTGCTAAAATACAACAGTCAAATAGAGGCTATAGTAAACGTGTAGAGCATACAAACCAAAACTTGGAGAACTCTCAAAAAATCAGTAAATTAAATTGGGGCCCTTTCAGACATATGGGTAGGTCTTCTACAACAAAACAGGGGCCTCCTAGAAACGCTTTTAAAAATCTACGCTAACCTATGGAAGTACCATCTACTCTGCACAAGCAGAAAATTACCATTTTAAGTAGGTTAATAAAAGAAAGCTCTCTCACCCTTGAGGAAGCTTTGTTGCTTTTAGAAGAAGAGCAACCTGATAAAATACCTATGTCGACACCAGGAACCACTACACAATGGATTCAGCCTTATTCGTTTGGAACCTATACTAATACATCGTCAAGCTTTGCCGGACAAGTACTGGAACAGCTTATAAAAGAAAGTAAAGATGCAACTATATAATGCCCTTGACCTCAAAGCCGGTAAAAAGGCTGAGTATAAAAAGATGGGTACTCTTACCCAACCTATTCAATTTCTAACTGAAAAAGAAAAGGATGACGAATGGCGTGCACATAACCTTGATTGGCTAGAGTTTCAAGGTATGAAGCAGCTTCGTAGAAATGCTCGTAGGATCTTGAAGAATTATAAGTTGGCTAAGGGTATTATTGACAAGACAGATTACATTGTTGAAGAAGATAACGAAGCAGCTGAGCTTATAGACACTCTTACAAAAGAGGACGTTTCCGCACTTGAGTTAAAGTTTTACCCTATTATACCTAGCGTTATAAACGTTTTGGCAAATGAATTCAGCAAGCGTTCTTCTAAGATTGTATTCAGGGCAATAGATGACATCTCTTACAACGAGATGCTTGAGGAAAAGAGAATGATGATTGAGCAGACGTTGATGCAACAAGCTCAGCAGAAGGTGATGATGCAACTGATGCAACAAGGTTTGGCTCCAGATTCTGAAGAAGCTCAGCAAGCTCTTAGTCCCGAGGCATTGAAATCTCTACCTGAGATAGAGCAGTTTTTCAAGAAAGACTACAGGTCAATGGTAGAAGAGTGGGCCACACATCAAATGAGGGTTGATGAAGAGCGATTTAAAATGCAAGAGCTCGAAGAGCGTGGCTTTAGAGATATGCTCACAGTAGATCGTGAATTCTGGCATTTCAACATGATGGAGAACGACTACGAAATTGAACTATGGAACCCTGCGTTGACATTCTATCATAAATCTCCTGACACTCGTTACATCTCACAAGGTAACTGGGTGGGTAAGATGGACATGATGAGTGTGTCAGACGTCATAGACAAGTATGGGTGGATGATGACCCAAGAACAATTAGAATCTCTAGAAGCTGTATATCCAGTTCGTTCCGCCGGCTATGCTATACAGGGATACCAGAATGACGGTAGTTATTATGACGCAACTAAGAGTCATGAGTGGAATACACAGATGCCGAGTCTTCAGTACAGACAATACATGAGTTTGTACGACAGTAAGTTTGGCACCGGTGACATTGTAGAATGGATCCTATCAGATTCTGAGGACACCATTGATTATGGTAAAGCTCAGTTCCTAAGGGTGAGCACTATCTACTGGAAAAGCCAACGTAAGATTGGTCATCTCACTACAATAAATGCTAATGGTGAGCTCACACAAGACATTGTTTCTGAAGAGTACAAACCCATTAGTAAGCCTTTGTACAATACAAACGTTTACAAAGAGAAAACCAAAGACAACCTGATTTTTGGTGAGCACATAGATTGGATCTGGATTAACGAAGTATGGGGTGGTATAAAAATAGGTCCTAATAGACCAGCTTTCTGGGGTATGAATAACCCTGGTGGAATCAACCCTATCTATTTGGGATTGAATGGGGGAAAGCCCGGACGTGTTCCTTTTCAGTTTAAAGGGGACAATACTCTCTACGGTTGTAAACTTCCTGTAGAGGGTTCTGTGTTCGGGGATAGAAACACCCGTTCAGTTTCATTAGTTGATCTCATGAAACCCTATCAGATTGGTTTTAACATCGTAAACAATCAGATAGCTGATATCCTGGTGGATGAACTCGGCACAGTTATTATGCTTGACCAGAATGCTCTACCTCGTCACTCTATGGGAGAAGACTGGGGAAAGAACAACCTAGCTAAAGCTTATGTGGCCATGAAGAACTTTCAGATGCTTCCTCTGGACACTTCTATTACTAATACAGAGAACGCGCTGAACTTTCAGCACTACCAAGTACTCAATCTGGAGCAGACTAATCGTTTGATGAGCAGGATACAACTGGCCACTTATTTCAAGAACCAGGCTTTTGAGGTGATAGGTCTGAATCCACAACGTATGGGTGCTCAGATAGCGCAACAACAAACAGCCACTGCTGTAGAGCAAGCTATGAATGCTTCTTATGCTCAAACTGAGCAGTATTTTATACAGCACTCAGACTACCTGATGCCTCGTGTGCATCAGATGCGTACAGATCTTGCTCAATACTACCATAGTAAAAAGCCCTCGTTGAGGTTGCAATATATCACCTCAATGGATGAGAAGGTGAATTTCCAGATAAACGGTACAGATCTCCTACTGCGCGACTTCAATATCTTCTGTACAACGAAGACTAATCAACGTCAGGTAATGGAGCAGCTGCGCCAGCTTGCGTTGAATAACAATACAAGTGGTGCTTCCATATTTGACCTGGGTAATATTATCAAAGCTGAGTCTATTGGTGAGCTCACCGGCGTATTGAAAGGAGCAGAAGAACGTATACAAGCTCAGAAGCAAGCTGAATTGCAGCAACAACAGCAAATGCAACAGGAGATGATTCAGTCTCAAGAGAAGCAGAAGCAGATGGATATTCAAGCTGCTGCAGAGCGTGACGACAAGATGATTCAAAAAGATATCACAGTTGCTGAGATTAGGTCAGCTGGTTATGGAGCCATGGTAGATCTCAATGAGAATAAGCAATCTGACTACCAGGATGCACTTGAAAAGATACAGCAACAGCGTAATTATCAGGACCAGATGAACCTCAAACGTGAGCAAGAGGTTAACAAGAATGCTTTTAATAACCAAAAGCTAAATCTTGATAAGGAAAAACTCCAGGTTCAACGTGAGATAGCTCAGAAAAATCTTGAGGTGGCAAGGGAGAATAAGAACAAATATGATGTCAAAAAATCAGACTCTGGTAAAAAGTAGACATCACTCCAAACTAAACTTTTTAGGAATAGCTCTATAATCCGCAGCTTGGGTCTTTAGTAGTTCTCCAAAGTAAATTCGTGAGGTTTAAAATTGTATATTCTAATTGTAGAAGAAAACAATAAAACCACACAATCCCGACTATGGAAACTACAACCAACGTAAGTACAAATGTCGCTACAGTTGATGTCGACATTGATAGTTGGCTTGGGGTACCTGGTGCAGAAAGCATCGTTACCCCAGCTGCTCAAGATGATAAGAAACCAAACATTCTCTCCACACCAAAAGCTGACATGTCTTTTTTGGATGAATCTAAAGAGGATTCTACAAATGAAGATGTTTCACGTGGAACCGATAAGTCTACAAATCTATTTGAGGAGCTTGATGAGGACCTCAAAGACGATGTAGAAAAGAAAAGTCCAGGGCGTCCCAAGACTGAGAAAAGTGGCCTGGTAGAGTTCTTTAAAAAGCGGATTGAGTCAAATGAAATGTTTGCATTTGACGACTACGATGAGTCAAAACAGTCACTTGATGACTATTTGGGTAGTCTTTCCGAGAAAGATATAGATGAGTTGTGGCAAGCTAACATTGACAATATGCGTCAAGAGGTGGCTGCACAAACACCACAAGAGTTCTTTGCAAGTTTACCGGATGAGCTTCAATATGCTGCTAAGTATGTAGCAGATGGTGGTCAAGATCTCAAGGGCTTGTTTCAAGCACTGGCTAGTGTAGAACAAGTGAGAGAAATGGACCCTACTAATGAAAACGACCAGGAAGCTATTGTTCGACAGTATCTCCGTGCTAGGGGTGAAAACAGTGATGAAATAGAAGAGCAGATTAATGAATGGAAAGACATTAACGCTCTTGAGAAAAAAGCTAAACAGTTTAAACCTAAGCTTGACCACATGCAAGAACAGATTGTTCAAGCTCAGCTGTTGGAACAGGAAGAACGTAAACGACAACAGCAACAAGCTGCACAAGCTTATATGCAAAACGTCTTTGAAGCTCTTCGCCCAGCTGAATTAAACGGTTTGAAACTAGATAAAAAGATTCAAGCTCAGCTGTATTCTGGACTCACTCAGTTTAATTACCCTACAAACAATGGTAGAACAACTAATCAGCTTGGGTATTATTTGGAGAAATACCAATATCATGAACCAAACTATCCGTTGATTGCAGAAGCTCTTTGGTTGCTTTCTGATCCTACAAGTTACAGGGCTCAGCTTCAGAAACAAGGTAAAAACGAAGCGGTAGAGCAAACTGTAAGGCAATTGAAGACAGAACAGTCTAGAAAGAACTTCTCTGCACAGCAAGATGATGAAGATAATAGGACAAGAAAAATTGCTCGTCCTACAAATATATTCAAACGTTAATTTTTTAATTCCTAACCCTATAAACTTAAAGGCACATGCCAACACCAGTTTTAAACAATGGTATCTTTCTACGGGATACAAACTATACAACTAGTTCACACGTAGATTCTTACCACCTTTCTAACCTGCTTAAATCAGCAGAACCAACTGACCTCGGTCCAGTTGATCTGTGGGCTATGGCACAGAAGGTAGAAATGCCCCTGTACCAAATGTCCAGTTTCGGTGGTAAAAACGTTATTTCTGTAGACAATGCTCGTGGAGAGTACAAATGGCAAATCCCAGTTGCTCAAGATCTCCCTTACATTGTTGAAGACCTTGAACCTACCAGTGATACCAGAGGTATTGATGGTTCTCAATTCAGGGTAAAATTCAACAAACGTTTTTTTGGACATGGTGATATCATCACTTATGACAAATATAACGGTGTTGAATTGTATGTTTCTCCTATGGATGAGATTATTCCCGCAGGTGATGGTTTTATCTACACCGTACAGCTGGTAAATAACTCTAACGGTACTGCTATTAACAAGAACTTTCTTCGTGCTGGTACTAAGTACTTCCGTAAAGGTTCTGCCCGTGGAGAATACGGAGAGCGTTTCTCTGACATCGGTAACGTGTCTTCTGGTTTCCGTGAATTCTACAACTACGTAGGTGGTGCTGAAGCTCACGTACATTATTCTATCTCTTCTCGTGCTGACCTGATGATGAAGGGTGGTATGAAAGCTGATGGTAGTGTACCTGTAATTGAGCTTTGGAGGAATTTTGGAGCTAACGACGATCCTTCTGTTACTAGTCTGGAAACTATGGCTGCTAAAATGGGTAAGGACTATGTAAAGAAAGCTTATCAGTCTGGTCAGCTTACTCGTTCTTTCCTTACTACTTTGGAAGCTGCTCACCTTACCAAGATTGCAAACGACATTGAGAACTATCTCATGTGGGGACAAGGTGGTAAGATTAAGCAAGACGGTCCTGATGACATTCGTTTGTCTGTAGGTCTGTGGAAACAGCTTGATAACTCCTTTAAACGTATTTACAATAAGTCTAGTTTCAACCTGGATCTGTTCAAATCTGAGATCTTCAACTTCTTCAACGGTAAGGTGGAGTTTCAAGGACCTGATCCCAAGCGCAAGCTGGTTGTACAAACCGGTATGGGCGGTATGAAACTGGTGAATGAAGCAATTAAGAAAGAGGCTGTAAACTCTGGTTTGGTTCTCAACGCTCACGAGCTTGGAGCTATCAGTGGTAAAGGTATGGACCTCAACTTTGGTTATGCTTACACTCAGTACATTATTCCTTTCTTGGCTAATGTTCAGTTTGTTCTTAACCCTGCGTTTGACAACATTCACACCAATGACATTGAGAACCCCATCATTGATGGTTTCCCTCTGTCTTCTTACAACTTCATCATCTTTGATATTACCGATAACACTAACGATAATATCTTCTTGCTGAAGCTTTCTTGGGACAATCAACTTAAGTGGTTCTACCAAAACGGTACTATGGACTACATGGGTCGTACCCAAGGATTCCAGTCTTCTGGAAACTTCAACGGTTACCGAGTTTACATGACTCAAACAATGCCGGCTATCTGGGTTAAAGACCCCACCAAGGTATTGAAGATTGTCATGAGGAACCCTGTGACTGGTGGTTCATTCTAATATATAATATCATCCCCAGGGGTTAAAATCCCTGGGGCTCTGGTATATGTATACAGTAACAGTACTTAGAAAGGATAGCAGCTACCAACTTAGTTGGATAAAACACCCTCACTAGTCTAAGTCTTTTTACCCTCTACCTGTTGTACGCATACTAGACTGATCATCTAGGGAGCTTGCAGCTCTTAACAGGTTCAAATTTATAATACAACTATGTCTCAACAATCTGATGATATCATTATAAGAACGTATACCTCTTCTACTTTTAAAGATGTTACTTTAAACGGAGTGGGTTTGTCTAAGTATAATTCTTTGCCTGTTAATATACAGACAGCTGAAGAGTATACAGATCCCGTTCAAAAAATGAGGATTTCATCTCCACAAGCATTGATTGATACCGACTTTGAGTATGGTACACAACCTACTAAGTGGGAGACATTGAATATGACTAATAATCGTCCTTTTGCTTATTACAACATACAAACTCCTATTGCTGTCACTGCAATTAGTAGTACAGCTGGATCTAGAGTTATAAGTATTACAACAGGAACTTCTATAACAGCTGGTACACCTGTATATATTCAGGATGCAACCTTTATGGGAGCTAATGGATTGTTTATTGCAAATGCAACAGGAACTACTTTCACTTATACTGCACAATATCCGGCTCCAACCACAGGATCAATTCTAAACGCTGGTGTGACCAATCTTTATCAAGGATTTATTTATACCGGTGCTGCTATAGGTGGTGCACCAACATTTACATGGACTGCTGGTACACTCATCCGTGTAACAACTACAGTTCCGCATGGTCTAGCTATTGGAAATGAAATTAGTGTAACAAATACATCACAAGCTAATGCAAATGGTAGTTGGTGTGTAGCACGTATAGTAAGTGATACAGTATTTGAATATTACTGTTTGACTGCTCCTGCAGCTGCTCCTACAGGTGGATTGATATACAATCGTCCTCAAGGTAGTGCATTACATAGAGCTTACGATGGAGGTGTTAAATTCTCTTCTAATGCTCAATCTAAATACGAACAACTGATCCGTCAGACCAGAAAGTATTTCAGGTATCAGTCGGGTAAAGGAATCCAGTTTTCTACGGGTTCTATAATGAAACCTTCTTTTACACCCGATCTGATTACAGCTTCTGGTACCACAATCACTGTAAATACCAAGGAGGCACATAACTTACAAGTTGGAGCTACTATAATAGTGAATGGTTGCAATGAAGGAGCTTACAATGGTACATTTACTGTAACAAACGTCGTATCTCCTACATCATTTACTTATACTGCTTTAGGAGCTCCTGGTGTAACAACAGCTAGTGGTACATATAACGTATCAGTTAATAGCTGGTCCGGTGGCTCTGTAAAGCTTGGCTTGTTTGACGATCAAAACGGTCTGTTTTTTGAGTTTGACGGAACTACTCTTTATGTTGTAAGAAGAGCTTCCACTTACCAAATTGCAGGTACAGCTACTGTAACAAACGGTAGCAATGCTGTAACTGGTATTAATACAGTATTTTCTAAACAATTGAGTGTTGGTGATTATATTGTAATCAAAGGAGCTTCTTACAGAGTGCATTCTATTGCTTCTGATACCTCTATGACCATCAATCCTTCTTATAGAGGCCCTAGTATTGCTGCACCAGCTTCCGCTGTAATTACAAAAACAGTGGATACTAAAATACCACAATCTAGTTGGAACGTAGATAAAATGGATGGTACAGGTCCTTCAGGATTTACTGTGGATCTTACCAAAATGCAAATGTTCTTTATTGATTACTCTTGGTATGGAGCAGGTGCTATACGATGGGGATTAAGAGGAACTAATGGTGTTATCACTTATGTTCATAAAATTGCTAATAATAATGTAAACTATGAAGCATATATGCGTACTGGAAATATTCCAGCACGTTATGAAACTAGTACATTTCCTTATGTAACAACTACAACAGCTACTGTAAATCCAGCAGATGCTACTATAAACGTAGTTAGTACTTTAGGATTTGCTAATAGCGGAGCAATCTTATTAAGAAATAGTGCTGGTACATATGACTATATAAATTACACTGGTAAAACTAGTACATCATTTACAGGATGTACACATTCAAAAGCTGGTGAAGCATCAGGTATTGCAGTTACTATTGCAATAGGATCTAATGTAGGTACAGTTGCATCTGCAACAAATTTACAAGCAGGTATGCGTGTAATATCTTCCTCTTTTCCTGATGGTACTTATATCGCGTCGGTTTCTGCAAATACTGTAACATTTAGCAGTGCAAGTACTACACTTAACCCAACAGGTGTGATATTTCCTCCAATGGGTACTGGTACTACTGGTCAAACATTTACTTATTCAGCTACAGCTCCTACATCAGTTGAATCATTAGCACCCACATTTGCTCCTATTATATCACACTGGGGTAGCTCAGTAATTATGGATGGACGTTTTGATGATGATAAACAATTTATATTTACATCAGGTACAACAACTGCATTACTGGTAAGTACTGCACTTCAGCGATTTGCTCTAATGTCTATTAGGTTAGCACCTTCTGTAGATAACGGTAGTGCAAATGCTTTTGGAGTTAAAGAGTTAATCAATAGAATGCAGCTTTCTCTTCAAAGTATTGGAATATATGCTGCAGGTAACTATTTGATACAATTAGTAATTAATGGTACAGTGAGTGCAGCTGATCCATGGGTTAACGTAGGTGGTTCTTCCCTTGCTCAAATATGTGTACATGGAGCATCAAGGACAGTAAGCGGTGGTGAAGTGGTGTACGGTTTTTATGTAAACTCATCTAGTACTACTACATACGGTGTAAGTTCTTATGATTTAACAAAAGTTAGAGATTTGAGTAATTCAATTCTTGGAGGTGGTAGTACTGCTGTTAACTCACAAATATATCCTGATGGTCCAGATGTAATTACAGTTGTAGTTACAGCTTTGATTAGCAATGGTGCAGGAGTATTTGGTCGTATTTCTTGGACTGAAGCTCAAGCATAAAAAGATCTGTCTAGTATTTAGACATTGTTATAATAAAACCAAAAAAACCAAAAGATGAGTGTAACTATTGTAGAAAAGTATCCTCAAAACAAAAGGTCCACAATTGCTATTCGTCCTTATTTTGATCCTATTTTGGAAAACATGGGTTTGCAGAAATATGGATTGAGTCTTTTTGATGGAGCTTTTCATGAAGAACAACTTGCTTGTTTAGAAATCAATGGAATCAAACGTTACATAACCGGTTTAAATGAGTTTGCACCAGAAGTGAAGTTGCTTTCTCCTGATGAACAAGAAGCTAAAATCAAACAGATTCGCCAAGTTGTTTGTCAATTAGAAAAAGAACTAGCTGCAAATGTGATTGACCCAAATGATAAAGATTTCTGGAACAAGGTAAAGTTGCTCAAAGCTGACAATTTCGAGTTTTGGGATAAAATCAAGATACGATGCGGTAATGAGCCTGTGTTTTTGGAGCCTGATAAAGACCCATACGATCTTATAAGGATGTATGCGATTGAAGCAGGTGGGTTTTCAATGGTCGCTAAGAGTTTGGATGAAGCAAGAAAGTCACCTATTGTACCTAAGTTTTATCTAGATAGGCTTGAAGAAACAGCATCAATTCAGACAGAGGTTAAGAAACTTCGTAACAAAGCCCTGGCTGAGCTTCAGAAACTGTTTGATAAGAATCAGAACAAGCTGTTCTATGTGGCTAAGATTCTGGATCCAAACTCAGCTCAATACAAAAAGTCAACTCCTAATGATATTATCTATGACAACATGGACAAATACATCAACGGAGATCTGATTGAAAAAGATAAACGACGCACAGCTGAACGTTTCTTAGATGCTGTGTCTTTGGATATGGAGACTTTGAAAATCAGAACGATTGTAAAAGATTCTACCTATTACAAGTTTATAGCAAGTAAAGCTGACGGTTTTGTATACCATATGGAAACAAGCACAATGATGGGACGAACATCAGCAGATGTAGCAGAGTTTTTGAAGAATCCTTTGAACGAGGAAATTCTTATGAATCTTACTAAAAAGGTAGAAAAATACTGGAATGTCTGATAAACTATGAACAACAACCTCTTACAAATAAAAATAAAGCAAAGGCTCAATAAGTTGGCTAGCATGGATTATGACAACATTGAATGTTGGATGGTCCAAGAAGCTTTCAACAAAGCGCAGCTAGAGTGGACCAGGAGACAGCTTTATGGTATGAACATTCGTAAAGAGGGTGCTGAACAATCCAGTGGTTTGATAGATGACCTGCAGCAACTTTTGGTTCAGATGGATATGATAATGACCAAACAAGACAGGTATTTTGAAAGCCAGGTACTTCCAGATAACTATCTACATTTTGTAAGAGTGGATGCAAATGGTGAAGCAGAATGTTGTCCGCCCAGAAGTTTTACAGTATATGAGGCTGAAGAAGCCAATGTAGGAGTGTTGTTAAGAGATAGTCTACGACAACCAAACTTTGAATGGGCTGAGACATTTGCTACACTGGTCGGAAACAAAGTGAGGGTCTATACTGACAATAAGTTCAAGGTCACCTCAACAAATCTGACATACTACAAACGACCTACAGATGTACAGTTTAAAGGGTGCGTCAATCCTGCTACAGGTAGCACTTTTAAAACAGATCAGATATGTGGTTTTACTGATGATATTGTAGAAATCCTTATTGATGAAGCTGCTGCAATTTTAGCTGGTGATATAGAGAGCATGTCTCAATATCAACGTGAGTTGCAAAATAGTCAACGTAATAGTTAATTATGATGAAATTACAACGTCCAAATAATGGAGGATCTCTAGAGAGCAAAACATCTGCTTGTATATCTGAATTGATGAACGCCAGGACAAGTATCCACAAGCTTCATCTTAAGATTACAGGTGTTGGTTCTTATGCTGGTCACAAAGCTCTGAATGAGCTGTATGACGCTCTACCAGATCACGCTGATGATTTAGCTGAAGCTTTCCAAGGTGCTGCAGAGAAGCTGTTAGAATACGAAGATAAAGCACCCAGGACACTTAATAGTGTACAAGAAGGCTTGGCTTATCTCCGTGAGATGAAGGAAATGGTCAGTGCATTACAAAATGATATGCCATATTCTGAGATTGTAAACGATCTGGATAACATCAAGAGTACAATCAACAGTATCAAGTACAAATTGCTTTTCTTAAAATAGAATTTTTTGTTTATATTTTTATTAACCCCTTAATTTTTTAATTATGTATTTCCCACATGCTTACAAAAAAGCGTTTTTTATCGGACCTAATGGTCTATCAACTCTTGACTTGACTGTAGCAAATGCTGCTGCAAGTACAAATGCTCTGCTTGCCGGTCAACTTGGTATTGTCAGGGTAGCTGCTAACCAAAATTTGGTATACAACAATGGTGCAACTATTGCTACTAACGTTGCTCCTTACAGCACTGGTAGTGGTTACACAGCTCAGCCTTATTATTTGGCCATGGGTTCATGGTACAAATCAAGTGGTTACAGCGACAAGATTGGTGCTCATGGTGGATATCAAGAGTCTATCAAGTCAAAGATCATCAATCCTAGGTATGTAAATCGTGTGATTGCAATCAAATCTAAAACACCACTTAACCAAGTTGTTAGGGTAAATGCTAGTGCTTTTGTAGCTGTTAACCAAACTTACCGCCTTCGTCTTGATGTTAAAGGTTCACCTGCTCTTAGGTTTTTGAATCATCAGTTGTATCGCACTTTGGATGCTTATACTGGTGTTGTTGGTGCAACTGCAGCAAACGTATGGAGAGACCCAAGTGTTGTTATGCTTGGTTGGAAAGAGCAAATCAACGGTTCCCCTTTGCTTAATCAAATAGTTCAAGCTAGGACTTACGTTTACAAAGCTTCTATTACTGCATCAGGTGCTGGTACAGGCGGATCTACTACACAGATTACAATCCCTACAGCTAGTACAACCGGTGCATATGTTGGTATGAGGATTACTGGTGCAGGTCTTCCGGCTAACTCTTTTATTACTGCAGTATCAAGCAACGTAAGTGTTACTGTTAAGTTTCCTCCACATACTGCCGTTGTAGCAACTACAGCAACTGTATACAAAATGTATCTTGATACTTATTCAGCTACAGAAAACGGAGTTGCAACTGCAGGAACCGCTACTTATATTCCTGGTACAACCATTTTGACAAATGGCACTGTAGGAACTGCTCAAACAATTGCTGCAGCTACATCAGGAGCTCTGATTTTAACCACAGAAGCTGATAACTCCGCTCAAACTGGTAACTTTTCTGCAGCTATTGGCGAATGTTTTATGGAGCTTACTGGTGGTTATGTAGATACTGTTTTTGGTAATGCTACTTTTACTCCTACAGACAAGTATGAACTTGAGCCTGTGATTATATATGCATCTGTAGTAGATGAGCTTAATAATACTAACTTAAGCACTACGTTTGTTGCAAATACAAGTGCCACCTCTCCTTATCTTTCTAGTCATGGTGTTGAGTTACAAGCTCCTTCACAAGCAACTGGATACGGTGAAACTGTATTACGTGATTTGATTCTTGAAGGACGTTATCGTCAAGAAGCTTTTCCTGACAGCAGCCGCGTAGATAGTTTCAGGATGAGGGAAATTGAGCAGAATCCTATGTTCAACTCTTCTGTAACTGGTTCTGTTAGCCGTTCTTCATACTATGATCAGATTCTGATTCTTCACAGTGTTCCTAGGTTTAACAATCCTACTGGAATGTTTGATACTGATCAGTATTTGATTCAGATTTATCTTCCTGCTGGTTCTATTGCTGCAGCCGGTACAGGACTTACCAACTTTACTAACTGGGTAGTCGGCACTGCAAATGCTGCTCAAGGTGGTACTGCTGTAACATTGGAAACCTTCTAATTAATAGGTATCCTATAAAAATTGGGAGATGGACTTTAACTGTCCGTCTCCCTTTTTGTTTTTGGAGAAGTGGTCATTTTTGGGTATATTATTATTGAGAACCTCTACATTAAATTTCCCATAACTATATCAAGTTTACATACATGGCGAATAAACATATTCTAAGTTTAGAAGTCCCTGAAACGAACAACACCAGTGTTCTTCGGGTTTTTGATACAAGTCTATACAGCAATGATTTGGCTGTAGACTGTGGTCTTTTACAGATCACTTCCCCAGGGTTCAACGTACCTGTGAATATTGATGTTCTGCCCAACTTCAACTTGGTTCTTAACGGTTGTACATTGGGTATACAAACCACGGGTTGCTCTGAAAGTGCAGGTCAGATACCAGATGGTATTTACACCATACGCTATTCAGTAAGCCCTAATAGTAATGTATATGTAGAGTATCAGCATCTCAGGGTATCTCAGACAAACAACTTGTATTTCAAACAACTTTGTCGTTTAGAACTTGATGCATGTGAGCCAGACGCCGATGTAAAGGAAGAGTTAGAGGAGCTCAATCTCATCAAGAATTTCATTGACGCAGCTAAAGTCAAAGTAGAATATTGCCATGATCCAGCTATAGGGATGGAGCTTCTTTTATATGCACAGAAACAACTGGTCAAATTGACCAATTCTTGTAAATAAAAACCAATACTATGTCTACATGTCCAAATTGCGGTTCGCAGATTACTTGCGGATGTCAAATTCGTACAGCATCTAATGGAGCTCAAGTATGTTCAACTTGTCTTCCTATTTATGAGCAACAGCTCAGTACACCTAATACACAGTAAAAATGAGAAATCTGTTACCTAAGAAGGTAGAACACTACAAGGTGTTTGCCGAGGTGGTCACCGGTATATTTAAGAAAAGACGTTATGGTATAGCGTCTGCTAAACAATACACACCTGTAGATACTGCCTTGATGCGTAAACAGATTGTGGACTGGCAAGCTAATGAAGATGCAGGTGCACTCACTACAGCCAGTCTGTCTTATACCACTTGGTTACCTGTCACTTATTTGGAAAACAATACAACTATGGGTTTGTCTTCAACTGGATACTATCAGTGTCCTACACAGGTAGCTCCTTCAGGTATTAGTCTGGGTTACAACTATCCAGGTGGTAATGCAGCTAATATTATAGATGTAAATGCCAGTGGTTGTGTTACCCGGATCAATCTGAATCCTACGGTGAATATCAACAACACTTCTACGGGGTCTACTGCTCAGTTTGTATACGAGCAATTGACTGCTGCTACTACCTGGACTATTAACCACGGTCTTGGTTTCAGGCCTAACTTTTATACCATTGACAGCAGTGGGGTGAACATTATAGGAAACGTAGACAGTGCTACGTTGACTACCCTGGTGCTCAGCTTTAGCAAACCTGTTTCTGGATTCGCTTATCTATCTTAATTATGCCTACAAAAAAGTACCTACACAATATAGATTTGGACCAGAATCAATTGGTCAGTCCGGTGTTGCACAACCTTTCTGCTGCCCCTACAGGTGCGGTGGATGGTCAGTTGTATTACAACACCACCGCTAAGAAGGTGTACTACTATAATGCTACTACCTCTACCTGGACAGAAGTGGGTTCCAACATTTATAACATAGATGGTACGCTTACAGGTAATAGAACTGTTACATTAGGTGGTAATACTATTACATTCAGCGGTGCTACTTCTTCTGTAGGTGTGATATTTCAAAGTCGGCTTAATGTAGGTGGTGGTGTTTTCCTATATGACTTTCTTTCTTTTAACGGCTCTACTTCTGCTAACAAAACTATTTATGCCAATAGTCTGATATTTACAACAAATAATGTTGGAGGCTATGGGAGTAACCAATCAGTCTTTACATTTACTTCTGCAACACCTGAAGCTAATAGCGGTAGTTTCACTACTACATTAGTTAATCTACTTATGCCTGTAAATACAGGTACACAAGGGGCAAACAGTCGGGCTCTCTTAATTGACTTTTCAGTAACCACCAATGCAGGAGCTCTCACTGCTATACAGACTGTACAAGGTAACAACTTATTCAATACTACTTCAGGTAGTACGTATATAGGGTATTCTGCTGTTCCAAGTGGATCATATAAGTTTGATGTAAGTGGGTCTGCACGTGTTACAGGATCAAAGTATGTTGGTGCTGTCGGTTTTTCTGTCGGTGATACAACTTATCCATTTTCTGGAACCTACGCTAATCAATCGGGTGTATTTCAAGTATTAGATGCTGGTTCTGGAAATACGCAAATAGTGCTACGTCCTTCTAGTGCATCTGTTGGAGCTTTTGATGGTAACTACTGGAGTTACATTCAGCAAGGGTCGTATGAGTTGTTCATTACCAGTGGTGGTTATCAAACATTTAGTCTTGGCAATGGACTATCTAAAAAGTTAAAGCTATACACAGCTAACGGAAGTTATAATACTCTTATAAATACTGTTCACGTAACAGATACTACATATTTAGCAGTTGGAAATATTACCAATCCTACACCAACTCTAACTCTTGTTTCTTCAACTTCAACTACAGGAGGTACAGGAGTATTAGTTGAAGGTATTTATTACTATCGTGTCGTGTTTTATGATTGGGCTGGTCAAATTGCCACACAATCTAATGAACAAGCAGTAACGTTTGGTACTGGTGTAACTACAGGTAAGGTTACTATCACTATAGGTAATGGAAATGCAGGTAATGGAATATTTGGTTGGCGAATTTTTAGAAGATATTTAGCTCCAGGTCAAGACCCTGTTGCAAATGCCAACAATCCGTATACAGATGCTTTTGCCATGTCTTCTAACAACACATCTATTGTTGATTTAGGAAGTGGTGGTGGAGCTTGGACAACAGGTACATATAGTCAACAAGTTCTTGCAACCAATGTCTCATCCTATGCTGGTATAAGAGCTGATGGTCATATATTTGGTAGACAGGTAAATACAGGTACTATTAATTTCTTTGATCAAGGGCAAATAGGTGTTACTAATGATGGAGTGACTTATGCAACACAGCACAATACTACTAATAGTGCAATGCAATATAAGTCATTAGGTTTCATGGGTGATTTGAGATTTGGTTCTTTCTCATCAGTGCAATCTGTATATTATTTTGGGGCAAAGTATGGGGGTACGGTAAGTTCTAGTGGAACATATCAGATTGGTAATTTATTTACTCTAACTACAACTTATGATAAAATAGGTGTAATTCTATCAACTCAAAATAACATAGTAACCAATATACTGAATATTACACCTACATATGCTTATACTGATGGAACAGGTCATATTCTTAGAGGTATATATTACAAACCTACTGTTAATAGTCTAACTGGTGTAGTAAATCATTATGCTTTTCATGCAGGTAGTGGTGATGTATATATAGAAGGTGGTAGTGTTGGAATAGGTACAGTACCTTCTGCAACTAACAAACTTGAGGTAAACGGTGCAGTTAAATTTAATAAACCTCTTACTATAGCTGATTCTACATTTTCATTTACTCCTATTATAATAAAGAATGGTAGTACTGATGGAAGTATTTATATTGGTGGATCTTCTATGGTTGGTAGTGATGCTGTTAGGAATGTTATAATTAATCCAATTAACTCTTATTCAATAACTGGTACTAGTAACACAATAGTTGGAAGAAGTGCAAGTGGAGCTCTTACAAGCGGTACAAATAATCACTATTTTGGATTAGGTGGTAATGGAATATCAACAGGAAGTGCAAACGTAATGATTGGTAATGTTGGATATCTTTTTACTGGTGCTCAAAGTGGGATATTAGTAATTAACTCCTCAGGTGAAAATAGTACTCAAGGAACAAACTATAATTATCCTAGTACAAATCATTGGACGTTTATAGGTGGATATTCAAGTGGTAATGCTAATAATCAATTTTATTTTGGTGCTGCTCCATTCATTAATCATGGTTATCCTGTTTCAACTTCTGCGATAACTTTTTTTGCACCAAGTGGTATAGGTACTGATATTTTTGGTGGTAATTTTACTATAGCAGCAGGTAGAGGTACTGGTACAGCTAATGGAGGCGACCTTATATTTCAAACCTCTAGTATAACTTCTTCAGGAACCAATCTCCAGACTCTTTCTGAAAGACTTATTATAAAATACAATACAGGTAATGTTGCTATAGGATATGCTTCTGGTTCAGTACCTAATGTTAATAAGTTAGAGGTTAATGGAGCAATAAGCACTACTATTTTAAGACCTGGTACTATATTATTTAATAACGCAGCTAATGGAAAAATAGTTATAGATGGAGGTGTAAACGGTGAAACTACTTCAGCTGGAGGTACCTCTACAGCTCCTCAAAGTATATTTATAGGTCCATATGCGGGTTCTAGTGTAAGCGGTACTGCCAATAATTCTATGGTGTGTATTGGAGTATCTGCAGGAAGTAGTATTACTACAGGTGGATTAGGTTCTATTTTAATTGGTAGAAATACAGGAAGAGGTATTACAACAGGAGTAAATAATATAATTATAGGAGGTACGGATGCTATAAATTTGACAAGTAATTTGTCTTATTCATTGCATTTGATGCCTACAGGATATGAAGGTAATGATGCAGCAAAAACATTAGGTTCTGCTACTGCAAGCCCACACGCTTTTATTGGTGGTGGTTTTAATAGTGCTTCATACATGAACTATTTTTATTTTGGTGCTGGTGCTTTTGTTACAACACCTGCATCAGCAAATTTGAACTTTTATGCACCAAGTGGTACAGGTACAGATTTGGTTGGAGCAAGCTTCACTATTAACGCAGGTAGAGGTACAGGTACAGGAACACCTGGAGACGTTATTTTTGCTACATCTACTGCAACAACTACTGGTACAACTACCCAAACTTTAACATCTAGATGGTGGATCAAAGGTGGATCAGGAACTCTTTCCAATGTAGCTAGTCCTAGTGCTAGTGCAGCTTTACAAATAGATTCTACTACACAAGGATTCTTACCACCCAGAATGACAACAACTAGTAGAAATGCAATATCATCACCAGCTGTTGGTTTGTCTATTTATAACACAACAACGAATAAAATTGAAACATGGGATGGTACAGTGTGGAACGCTCATTGGTAATAAGTTAGATAACTAATGATCACTAAAAACAATGTCATACGGAAACTTATGACGGATCTGTTGATCATCCAGTCTTATGTCTACTCCAATGTAAGCAGCAAGTATTGGATGATTATACAACCGCTCACCGTACAACTTAGTACCGGTGACATTATCTCTATACCTAGAGGATTTGTATACGACATGGCTACGGTGCCCAAGTGGTTGTGGAGCATCGTAAGACCCTTTAATGACGGACTCATAGCTTTTCTCATACATGACTATCTGTACATACACCGGGAAAAACACAGTTTGACCAGAAAGCAAGCTGATGATGAGATGCTCTACTGGCTCAATATAACCAACTCAAACAAGTTTGATAACTATTTAAGATACTGCATCGTAAGGCTACTGGGCTGGATGTGGTGGAAAAACATAGTGTAATGGCAGAATACATAGACGGTGCAACAGATATATTAGGTGGTTCAATAATTAGATATGATCTAAATACAACAACGCCTACACAAGCTGTAATTAGAAAAATTATTGCTGGTACAGGTGTGTCTATAACATCCACTGGTGTAGATAGCGGTACTGGTGATGTCACTATAAATCTAGATGTATCTGGTATAGGTGGTGGATTATTATCATTAAATGGTTTAAGTGTTAGTACACAAACATTTGCTACATCTACTACAGGAACTAATTTTACAATTACTTCTTCTGGTAGTGTACATACTTTTAATTTACCTGATGCATCAGCTACAGCTAGAGGTTTAGTTAGTACAGGAACTCAAACGTTTGCAGGTGATAAAACATTATCTGGTATTATTACATTAAGTAATTTATCTGGAAGTGGTACTAGAATGGTTGTAGTGACTAATACTGGTGTATTATCTAGTCAAACTATTCCTTCTGGTGGTAGCGGTGTTACACTATCTTTAACCACTACAGGATCATCGGGTGCAGCTACGTATAACTCAGGTACAGGAGCTCTAAACATTCCTAACTATACGTTAGCAGGTCTTGGTGGAGCAACCGACGCTAGTGTAGTGCACTTAGCTGGCACAGAAACTATCACCGGTGTTAAGACATTCAGTGCAAACGTTACATTTGGGTCTGCATTAAGATATGATTCTACCAATGCTTCTATAGGTATAGGACTAGCTGCTGCACCAAGTGCGGGTACTTATTTAGAAATAGCAGCTTCTACAAGTATCAAATCATCTATAAGATTTAATTCTGGAGTTGCAGTTACATCACCCACTTCTGGTGACTTGTGGTATACAGGTGGTGCTTTGTATTTTTTCAACGGCAGCACTACTATAGCGTTGTCTAATGGTACTATTACAAGTGTGAGTGCATCAGGATCGGTAAGTGGTATAGTGCTTTCTTCAAACACTTCTTCTGGTGCAGTGACAATAACCTTGGGAGGTACGCTTTCTGTATTGCCTTCTAATTTCAGTACCCAGACGCAGAACACATTCTTGGCTGCACCAAGTGGGACATCTGGAATACCGAGTTTTCGTACTATTCTTGGAGCTGATCTTCCTGCCACTATTGGTTCAAATACCACAGGTAGTGCAGCTACACTTACAACAGCACGATCTATCTATGGAAACAGTTTTAACGGGTCAGCTGATTTAACGCAGATTATTGCTTCTACTTACGGAGGCACCGGTAACGGATTTACCAAGTTTACCGGACCTACTACTGCAGAAAAAACGTTTACACTTCCTGATGCCAGTGCTACCATACTTACTACCAACGCTGCGGTCACTGTAGCTCAAGGGGGTACAGGAGCTACGACACTGACAGGTATTTTAGTAGGTAACGGCACCTCTGCTGTAACAGCCATTACGGGTACTGCTAGTCAGCTTTTACGTAGGAATGCTGGAAATACAGCCTATGAATTCTTTACCCCTACGTATATATCGGGTAATGAAAACATCACTTTATCTGGAGATGTAACTGGGTCAGGTACAACGGCTATCACTACCACACTTGCTACAATTACACAAGGTGCCGGCAGCTCTTTTGTTAAGATCACGTTAGACACCAAGGGAAGAGTCACCGGTAACACAGCAGTAGGTTCAACAGATATTACAACAGCACTAGGTTACACTCCATATAATTCTACCAATCCCAGTGGTTATATTACTTCTACAGGAAGTATAACCGGTAGTGCAGGTTCAGTAACCAATGCTATAACATTCAATACAACAGGTGGTGCGGTTGCTGGTACAACTTACAATGGATCTGCAGCTAGAACCATAGATTATTCTACAGTGGGAGCAGCCGCTGCTTCTCACACACATGCCTGGTCAGCTATTACATCAGGATTACCTACTACTATTTCTGGATACGGTATCACCGATGCCTATACTAAAACAGAGGTGGATAGTTTCTTACAAGGGCTGGATCCCAAAGCTTCTGTAAAAGTAGCTACCACTGCCAACATCACCCTTTCTGGTACACAAACCATTGACGGGATAGCTGTAGTAGCAGGGGATCGGGTCTTGGTTAAAGACCAGACCACGGGTTCCCAAAATGGGATATATATAGTAGCAGCTAGTGCATGGTCCAGGGCTACTGATATGGATGCTGCTGTAGAATTTCCGGGTTCTTATTGTTTTGTAGAACAAGGTACAGCGAACCAGGACAGTGCGTGGGTGTGTACCAATGATGCGGTAACTGTAGGTACAACAGCTATCACCTTTGTAAAGTTTGCCGGAAGTGGAGCATACCAGTCCGCATTAAGTGGTACCGGTTATGTAAAGATGAGTGGTACGACAGTATCCTACATTTCTAGTATACCCATTACAGATCTTGCTGCTAGTACTATTTCTGGTATTTCTTTAGGTAATAACTTAGCTGCACTTACTATTAACAATAGTGGAACGGGTGCTGCGAGTGGTAGTACGTACAATGGATCTACAGCAGTCACTATATCTTATAATTCAATAGGTGCACAACCTTTAGCTAGTAATTTAACTAGTTTAGCAGGGTTGTCTTATCCAGGATCAGGAGCACCATTTGTAAAGATGACGGCTGCTAATACATTTACACTAGATACCAATGTCTATCTTACTGCAGCAATCACATCACTTAATGGATTAACAGCTGCCACACAAACATTTGCTACACCTGGTACAACTGGTACAGCACCTAACTGGAGTTCTGTTACTAGTACTCATACACTCAATATACCTTTAGCATCTGCTACTAGTGTTACTGCTGGATTGATTAGTAAATCAGACTATGATAATTTTAATAGTAAACAAGCTGCTTTAACAGGCGGATCAGGAATTGTAAAATCAGTAACAGGTACCATCTCTTATATTTCGGGAACATCAAGTCAACTTCTTGCAGCTGATGGTACATTGGTTAACCTTGGAACTAACTTATCTATTACTGCAGGTACACTGAATGCAACAGGTGGTGCAGGTATAACTGATGGAGATAAAGGAGATATTACAGTATCAAGTACAGGAACTGTTTGGACTATAGATAATGGTGCAGTAACTATGGCTAAAATATCAGCCACTGGTACACCTTCTTCTACAACTTTTTTACGAGGAGATGGTACATGGTCTACTCCTGCAGGTGGTAGCACTACCTTTACATTTACTAGTGCAACCGCATCTAGAGCTGTTGCAACTGGTGATTTAGGTGGTATACTTGATTTACAATTAGATGGTGATGGTGTTTTAACAATACCTACTGGTCTTGGTTCTGTTGGTAGTTATTTTTATGTAAGAATGAATTCAAGTGCAGGTAGTGGTAGATGTTTTATTAGACCTGCAACAACAGGTGTAACATTAACGTCAGCATATGCAGGTTCATCAACATCAACAACTACTAATGGTTATTATATATCTGGAAACTATGGTATAGCTAGACTTATTCAAATTACAACAAATGTATGGAGTTTTGAACCTAATGCAGGTCCAGTATTATTTAATAGACAAACAGGTGTTGCAGCATATACTCTTGCTTTAGATGATGTTAGTAGAGTTGTTGAAATGGATAATACAATAGCAAATACAGTTACTATTCCAACAAATGCACAAGTTCCTTTTCCAATTGGTACTCAAATAATGGTTACACAATATGGAACAGGACCAACTAGTTTTGCTCCATTCGATGGAACTGTTACACTAAATTCATCAACTGGTTCTAGAACTATTAATGCACAATGGAGTGCAGCAACTGTGTTAAAAGTAGCAGCAAATCAATGGTATTTACTAGGAGGTATATCTCAAGGAAATGCTGTTCAAACTAAAGTAGTAACTACAGGTACAATGCCAGCTAGTTCTAACACTACATTAGTTCCGTTTACATTTTTACAATTACCATTAGTAGTTGGTAAAAGCTACTATTTTAAATTTGTAATACCATATTCAACTACAGCAAATGGTGTTGGTTCTAGATGGGGATTAGTAGGTGTAACAGGATCAACACCTGCTGCAACTTTTTATTATACTGTAAAATGGAATGGACAAGCAACAAATGACACTGCAACATATACAAGAGCAGCAGTTTATGCTGTACAACAACTTGCTGCGTTAGGAGTAACAGGAGCAAACACTGGTTCTTCAACTATTTCTAATATGGTTATAATTGAAGGATTTGCAATGAGTGTTACAACTGCTGGTACTATTCAACCACAATTTGCATCTGGTGGAACAACTAGTACTGTAACACCAAGAGTAGGATCTTTTGTTAATTATCAAATGATTATTTAATGTCTCTATTACGTACAGGAGTTGGTCAATCTTATCGAAGACCTTTACTAGTAGGTACTGGTGCTAATATTGCATTTGGTAAACCAGCAGATTTTTCAGGAAGTGGTGATGGTGTAGATACTGTTTTTGATAATCAAAAGTTTGACTTTTGTAAAGACTCAAAAGTTATAATATTAACAAGTTTTGATATTGTTGATTCTGTTGTTACATTAGCTGCAACTGGAAATTATTATTCTTATGGTCAATCTTTTACAGGCGATGGTTCTTATATATCAGCAGTAAGTTTCAAGTTTAGAGGTTTTAGTGGTGATGGTACAATTTATTTTAAAATATATGCTCATAGTGGAACTTTTGGATCAACAGGTGTACCAACAGGTGCTGCTTTAGCTACAAGTTTTGGTATATCTCCAGCATATGTACCTACTGATGCACTTTATGTTGCAACTGATTTATTTCTTGATCCTTATAAAACTACATCAGGAACAAACTATTTTATTGTTTGTGAATATGCTGGTACAGCTGCAGCAGGTAGTATGAATTTAGGTGTTATTAGTACAGCTGGTCTTGTGGCAGGAAATGCTTCTTATAAAACAACTTCTGGTGGTGCTTGGACAGCAACTACTTCTACAAGTTTATGTTTTAATTTATATGGTATAAGTGGTACATATAGTACAATTAAATACAATATGTCAAATGCAGATTCTTATGTTGTTATAGGTCAAACTGGTATTCAAAATCCTGGTATAACTTTTACAGGCACTGGAGCTTATATAAATAGATTTGTCATATACTCAATTGGTAACGCTGGTAATGGTGATTTTAGTGCTAAAATTTTTGCGACATCTGGTAATTTACCAACTGGTTCATTCTTAGCACAATCAAATAGTATTACTTTATATCCTGAATATCCAATTTCTGGTAATTTTTTAGTTACATTTAATTTTGAAACACCATTTTTAGCTGCATCAGGAACTGTTTACGCAATTGTTATAGATTGTGCTGTAGCAAATATTGCTACAGATCCTTACTTTCAAATTCAATATGATTCTAGTTCATCATCATATACTGGAAATTCATTTTATCAAGTATTAAATACAACTACTTATTTAAGTTATCCTTCTACAAAAGATATGTGTTTTTATATATATACAACACCTTTGGTAGAAGCAGCTTTTGATACTTATGATGCCAATCTCAATGGTGACCAGTTTAACTACATAGCTGCTACACAGAACACTAAAATGGCTCAATCTTTTACAGGAATAGATGGAGCATTTAGCAAAGTGAGTGTAAACCTTCGTGCTACTGGTTCACCTACTGGTAATATTACAGCTTCTTTGTTTGCAGATGATGGAGGAACCTTTGGTACTACTGGTAAACCCACTGGTACTGCACTGGCTACTTCCACTGCAATATCAGCATCTACTATATCTGCTACAGAAACACAATATACTTTCACGTTTGCATCACCCTATACGATGACTGCTGGTACCATCTATTGGATTGCTATTGAGTATTCAAGTGGTAGTTCCAGTAACAAGATAGGGGTGGTAGTAGACATTAGTTCACCCACAGCTCCTGGTAGATGTGCGTATTACAACGGCACCACCTGGGCATTTACAACTTATGATAGTGTAGGTACATCGGGAGCCACCGATGATCTTTGTTATGTTCTTTATGCTCTTTCTTAATATTTAAACCCTAATACTATGATTCCCGTACAATTGAAAGCCAAGCATTTTTATTTTGTAGCCAATGATCTCAAACGTTATTCTGCTGAAGAGTTTTATACCCTCATCAAACGTATTGCTATGCAATGTGGAGGAATGGCAGATGATGACCTTGTAACTGTAAATACTACAGTTTATGACCTGGTAAAAATATTTTCCAATATTGCTTCTAAGCCTGAAGGTCAGGCTAATAGAATCAATACTGAAATGATGCAACTTCTCACTCCTCAGATTCAAGCTGGTGTTGCAGCTGACGATCAAGAGTGGATTGACGCAGCTCAGCAGATCACTGCTATACGTGAGACAAACTGGGCTATCACAGACTCTGCTATTGTAGCAGGTAAGGCATTTATACAAATATCCTAAATGTTGATATTTTCTATTTCTTAACGTCTACAAATGACCTTATATTTGTAGAGTAAAAAATCCTTGTGTATATGACTAAACACACTCTCACTCTTGGAGAAATTTATGTATTAGATAGTGAATTGAACGGACAAAAGAATCCTCAAAGCGGTGAGGTTCTTACTAAGGGTCTGATTTCTCATCCTATATCTCTCTTGCAAAAATACTGGTTACATGACCTGTCTGACAGTATTCAGCAATACAAAAAGAATGTAGATACGCTTAGAAACGAGCTTATCAATAAATATGGTGAGAAGGGAGATAATGATAGCATTACAATCCCTATGTCTGTTGACAAAGTTGATGAAAACGGCAACTTGGTAAAAGATGCAGAAGACAATGTGATCAAGGTTATCAATCCCAAGTTTCTTGAGTTCAATGCTGAAATGGAAACTCTGTTGGCTGAAACTCGAGATATTGAACACTATCCGTTTCGTATAGAAAATTTTGATTTCAAGACTGACGAAGATTATAAAGTTTTTTACAAGATTTTACGACCAACCAAAGAGACAGAGTCCGCAAATTGAGAGTTTTTTGAGTGATTAGGACCCCTGGTGTATCTACACTGGGGGTTTTTATTTTGGAGAAATACTTGGAAAAATGTATATTATATTGTAGACTATAATTTACGGTCAATTCTAACCCTATGCTACCAATTTCTTCCAATACTGCTGACCAGGGATGTTCTCCTGTCTCCTCTAATTGTGTAATATGGCAAGGTGCTGACTTGCCCTGTATCAATCTTTGCAAGGGTGATACAGTGTCTGACGTAGTGTATAAAGTAGCGACCAGTCTATGTACAGTTCAAACTGAGTTGGATCTATCTGACTTAGATTTGACTTGTCTTGTTGGTTTCTGCACCGCTTACAATCCTGCTCCTACTACTAAGACCCTGGCAGCGGTATTGGAATTTATTATAGATAAAGTATGTTGTTTGAATACCAGGACAGTAGCATTGGAAGGTGGCACTGGTGGAGGATCTAGTTTTACTGAACCTACACTTACTCTTCCCAGCTGTCTGCAATATACTAATGCTCAGGGTCAAGCTGTTACTCAACTGGTACACAATCAGTACACACTTACACTTGCTAATAAACTATGTGACCTGAAAACAACTGTTGACAGTCACACCACTTTGATTAGTGGTCTTAACACCAGGGTAACCGTACTTGAGAATACTTCAGCAGATGCTCTTCCTCAGGTGACACTTCAATGTCTGAACGGTTCTTCTGCTTTAGTAGATCTTGATGTGGCATTAGAAACAGTTTCTACAGAGTTATGTAGTCTTAAAGGAGTGCTTGGTACAAATACAAGCATTAGCTCTGCTGCAGCTAAACAATGCACAGGGCTTTCATCTTTCAACGCTCTTAGTCAAACAGGTACAATGAGTGGTATTTCTGGTTGGAAAACCACAGCTACTACTCTTGCTGATAGCATTAATAATCTCTGGCTCACAGTATGTGACATGAGAGGTGCTATGTCTGATATTAAGACTATCGTTTACACTGTTGATTGTAACACTGTTGTGATTGATTTCACTGCTACAACTAACGTAGCAAGGGATACTGTTACCATCAACTTTAATGGTCTTACTACGATTCCTACCGGGTTTGCTGAATGTAACCAAGCTGGTAGTAAGATTACAATTGCTGATAGCTCTGGCACCAAGTACACCGGAAACATTCAGGTGGTTGCTAACAAAGCAAACAGCAGTGGTGTATCTATTTCACTGACAGGTGCTGGTTTGAATGCGTCACTCAATTATATAGTTACTATTGAGACTTGCGTATCTAAGAATGGTCAGCTCTGTAATAAGTCTACTGTTAAGACCATATACGCTCCTTGTACCACTATTACTAACCTTGTTGCAACCATTAGCTAATGGCTTCAGCAGTAGTTACCTGGACACCTAATTCTACACTGACTACTCAACAGATTCAGTATAAGATACAAACGTCTAATACATGGAATCTAATTGCTGAAGTCGCTAACACAGTTGGGACCTATACAATCACAGGACTGAGCTGTGGCGTCTATTACAACGTTAGAATATCGGGTGTCTGCGTGAATAGTGGGGACTTGATCACCAGTGCAACTATGACCATACATTGTTAAACTCTATTATACTTTATTAAAATGGCTTGTAATCCTTGTAATGATTGTCCTCCTAGTGTTTCATACACACTTCCTGATTGCCCTAGTGGAGAGTCTTGTGAGGAGATTCTTAATGGCAAGTGTGTTAAATATACTGGACCCAATCTCCCAAGCTTAGGTGTTTCTAGTGGAGAAAGAATGAAGGATGTAATCATTAAGCTCTATAAAGCAATAAATACTACAGTGGTTACCAAGACTTATACGATTCTGGTTAACTCTGCTCAATCTTCTACCACTGTAGAATACTTGGACGGCACTGAAACTTTGGCTACCAGTACAGTTACTGCAGGAAACACTGCTACAATCTGTGCTATTGAGAATACCCCTCAGTTAATGAGCGGTACAGGATTTCTCATAAAGGGACCTATTGTTTACACCAGCTCAGCCGGAGCTACGTCTTCTGGAACTACAGTGACAGTTACATCCACTACAGGACTTTCAGTGGGTCAGACAGTATTTGTATATTCTGGTACTGGTGCTTTTGCTGCTAACACAACAGTGAGTTCAATTACCGACTCTACTACATTCGTTGTTTCTGCATCTCCTACACTTGCTCTTTCTGGAACAACTACCATTATAAAAGCATATACCACAGGATCTGTGACTTGTTAAATATAATAACCAATGGCTACAATTACAGTTAGTTTTAGCTCCAACAACAACCCTACAAATGGATACATTGTCAAGTACCGACAAGTAGGTACAGCAACGTATACTCAAAGGGTACCTAACCCCACTACAAATGTTTTTCAAATAGACAATCTTGGGGCAGGTGTTTCATATGAGGGTACAATCCAGGGTGATTGTGGAAACGGTCAATATGGAGCAATAACTACATTTGCTGTTATTGTTCCTGCTACATTTAATGTTTCAAGGGACCCTTCTAGCTCAGCTGCTGCTTGTGCCAACACAAACAGAATCTATACATTCTATGCAGCTGTTCCTACATTGGCTGTGAATACACAGGTGTATTCTGATTCAGCTTTGACCACAGCTTATACTACCGGAGGATTCTATTCAGACGGTACTAAAGTATATCAAGTGAGCTCTGCAGGTATTGTTACTTCAGTTGCAAACTGTTAATACATTATAAATGCCTTTTACTTCCTGTACATGTCCGGTTACTAAGACACTTACTGTGAACTTCACAGGTAGTGTGACACCCCCTGCGGGTGGTTACATTGTGAAATGGAAAACAGCTAGTGCTATAACTTACAATACAGTGAGTCCAAACCCTACTAGTAGTCCTGTAACTATATCAGTACCTGCTTGTGAGGACATCAATGTTGTTGTACAAAGTGTTTGTGATAACTCCCAGGTGAGTACTGAACAAACAGTTACAGCTACTAAGAACACAATGTACACTTGTGCAGGATCTATTACAGGGAGTCATACTCACAATGGCTATTATAACTACGGTGAGTATATTTTAGACTGCTCTACAGCAACTGGTACGGTCTCTCTTGCTTATGACTCTGTAGACAAACCTAATCGTTTTGCCGTATTTGACCCTTCTGGTAATGAAGTGGCTACATCTGGTTGGAAAGGTACAGCTAGTTATTCTGGGCCCTGGGGAGCTACTTTAAGCAATGGCAACACGGGTACACTTACATTCACTCCAACAACTTGTTGGTATAAGTTAGTAGTGGAGTCTGTTACTGATGTAAGCTTTACTGATACCTGGTCTGTTGCAATGACATGTGCATCTGGTAGTTCGGTGCCCACTCCAACTATTACTCAGACTTCTTGTTCTTTGGGATATGGTGTATACAGGATAGATGCTCCTGCTGGCACTACTATGAGAGTAAAGCTATCTGCATCAGGATCTTTAACAAATAACGCATCAGGTTATTGTGCTCAACTTCAGGGAAGTATTTCTTCTAGTACAGGGGCTTCTGATAGTGAAGTTTCAAATGTAATATCCACCACTGGTACAGCATCTATAGGTACAAGTAATACTTTGTACGTGGACGTCACTGTTCCTTCTAATGGATATGTAACATTTAATACAACTGTCTTAACTGTAAACTCGGTTTCTTCTGCTACCTCAGCTACATTGTCTGTTATCCTGGTGAACGGCACAACCACTTCTTATACTCAGAACGTTTGTGTTTACAATTCTACTGGAACAGTGAGCTGTGGATCACCTACTTACAATAACTATTACGCTAACGTATACGCTTGTACAGCTGGTACCTGTAGCACAACACCTACTCAGACTAACTACCTGGTTGCGTTACCTACTAGTGTAACACCTGTAATTGGTCATTTTTATTTGCCATTATCGTCAGCTAGTGAATATGGTTTTTATGTGTATGAACTGGTTTCAACAAGTACTTCTGGACCTGGTTATGTTATAGATAACATTCATTACTCTACTTGTGGAACAGCTTGTAACGCAGCATTACCTAACTAATATATTAGTCAGCGGTTTTGTTGGTTTCCTCTGACATAACAAAGCCCCTTTGTTTCTACAACGGGGCTATTATTTTTTATAGATGTTGGTAAAAAAACAATAAAAAAGCTATAAGTTCTACAAATAGTACGAACTTAGTAACCCGTATACCAATCCCAATCCAATGAATATCATTCAGTTAGTGTACGGTTCCTTAAAATGGAAACGATCTGACAGTTATTGTTCTACAAAATTAGGTATTTCTTTAGAAGATTACCAAGAGATCAAGGCTAAAATTTTAGTGGCTAAGAATGATTTAGAAGACGACCTGGATCTATATATGCTGGAGGCTATTACCAGCAAGTTGGAAGAGAATGATGTAACTAAACCTAACGAGCAGCTTCTTGGTGCTGCCCAGGATTACAAGAACAAAGTGATTGAGTTCAAAGAAAATCTTGACGAAGGTACAGCTGAACTCAAAGGAATAGCTGTCGTTGAGCCCAAGAGTCCTGAAGAGATTATACGCATTCTAAAGATTGACGAGACAAAATGGAAGCTGTCGTCTTATTGGAACAAACAGCACCGGGACCACTGGTTGATATCAGCAATGGTATCACGTATAAAGCAGGAACCCAAGGATCTGCTATTAGAAGCTATAAATAAGTTTAAGCCTCAATACACCCCTATAAAGGAGGTGCATATCAATGACCGATATGACGCCCCTGTTATAGGGGTTTTGTCTATACAGGACCTCCACTTTGGTAAAGAGGGTAGCGAGGGTGTCGTACAAGACTTCAAAGACGCTGTGTCTAACCTGGTCATAAGGGGCTATCATTCTCATAAGCTCCATAAAATCATCTACGTGTTTGGTGGTGACTTGTTGAACATGGACACGTTTAGTGGACAGACAACCAAGGGCACCGTTGTAGATAACGAAATGAAAGCTCAAGATGCTTATCTAACAGCATTTGATGCTCTCTACTGGAGTGTAAACCATATCTCCCAGTTCTGTAATGAGCTTGAGGTGTTGTACTTGCCAGGTAACCATGACAGGTTGAGTTCTTTTCATCTTGCCCATGCGCTGTCTAAATGCTTTAATAGTAGTAAGATATTATTCAACGTAGGCTATTCTGAAAGAAAGGTGGTCACCTGGGGAGAGAATTTCTTTGCTTTTGAGCACGGCGATGTAAGCACTAAGACAACACCATTGGTTTATGCTACAGAGTTTTCCCAAGAATGGGGTAATACTCAGTATAGAACCTGCTACACAGGCCACTGGCATAAGAAGAAAACCATGGAGTATGTGACAGAAGATGAGCAGCATGGTTTTGCTATAAAGCATCTACCTAGTCTATGTAAGACAGACTATTGGCACTATCACAATAAATACACTGGTTCCAAACGCCAAGCTGTAATGGAGATTCACGATCTACTCAAGGGCAAAGTGTGTGAGCTTACATATACTGTTTAAACCTTTAAAGTTTGGATAGGAAACTTTGTCGATTTTTTGTATATTATTAATGTAGTACCCTGATGAAGACTTACAAGAAACCAGATCTTAATGCACCTAGATATCGTCCTTCTAGACTGGTCATATTGAATAGCGAACTTTTTGAAAGGTTCAAACAAGACAACCCTAAGTATTCATCTATTTCTTTCTCTCAGTTTAAGAATGTAATCAACCTTTTTAACGAGACAATCTGGAAAAAGGTAATAGAATACAGAGATGGTGTAGAGCTACCGGAACAGTTGGGTTACATGTTCATTGGTACATGTGAAAGAAGAAAACGTCTCATTGCTATAGACCACAAGAAAAGTGAGATGTATGGTGTGCATTTGCAGACCATGAATTGGGAAAGCGACCAACATGTTGCCAAGATATTCTATACAAACTTTGAGACAAAGTACAGATTCAAGAATCATGACTTATGGGGGTTTGTTGCATATAGATCTTTTAAAAGGCAAGTGGCTGCAACTTACCCAAAAGAATGGAAAAAGTATGTAGTGGTAGACAATCTGACTAAGGTGTCCAGATTGTTCCGCTATCAGAAAGAGAAAGATCAGAAAATTCAAGACGACACGTTACTACTCGAAAATTATGATGAGTTTAATTTAGACTGATATGTCAAGACCTACTATAGGAAATATTGTATCCAGGATACGCAACCAGATAAAAGCATCCAAACAGGACTTCTTTCTTACAGATAGAGTCCTTTATTCTTTTTTATTGAAGAATGCGCAATGGCTTTTGAAGAGGGAAGATTCCAAATCAAAGTTGTTGGGTATGACTTCTGTAATGCAAACTCTTGAGTTTGTCGAGCTTATAGAAGTTGACAAAGTAATGGCTTGCTGCACTGGTATCAAGAGTGACATAACAATCAAGAGGACCAAAGAAAAGATGCCGACGTTTATGCAGGGTTATTGGGGTCCATTGATCAGAACTATAGCAAGTCTGGATGGTAGTGATGAGTTGCAACCTATTCTTCCCAGTACGTATATACATACAGCTAACTCAAAGAACTTCAAATATAACAAGACACTTTACTATTGGTTTCTGGATGACTACATCTATTTCCCCAATCTGGAATGGGACGCTGTACGTATAGAAGGAATATTCCAAGATGACATTCAAGGTTTCACTTGTGCAGATGATGATTGTCGTATAAGGTCTGACCAACCTTTTAATGTACCTGATTACTTGTTTGGTGAATTGGAAGCTGCTACACTGAAAGATTTAAGCGGGGTTGCACAGTTTCCTAGTGACTTACAAAATGACAAACAAAACGCACTTCGATGAAAACTGAATTGAAATATAAGACATTCAATGAGCTTCTTGACGAGGTGAGTGCAGATCTGTATCTGTACAACAATGAAGGTATGATTGAGCCTGGGCAGTTAATTAAGATTGCACAGAAAGTAAATTATGACCTAGGGTTACGTATACATGGTACAAAACAGAAGTTGCTTGATGTAGAGAACAAGAAGCTTCGTTTACCGGATGATTTCTATGTTCTCAATTATGCTTACCTGTGCGGTAAGTATAAAGTGGTTAGTAAAGGATTCCATGGTCGTCATACAGAAGATGTGATACTTGACCCTGCTACCTGTGGTACATGCGGTAATGTTGACCTGGATTGCACCTGTGAAAAGACCTACACTATTGAGAGTCAAACAGGGGAGAATATCCATGTACAGGTTGTAGAGAAGAGAACTAATGAAACAAGGATATACGACCATTTTGAAAGATTGATGATATCCGGGGTTAAGAACTTCAGCCCTAACGATTCTAATCTCGCAGGTTATATAAAGAATGGATTCATCTACACCAAGCTTGATAGTGGTAGGGTGTTCATCAACTACCAAGGAGCCTTGGAAGATGACGATGGTAATCTTCTGGTTTTAGATCACCCTATGATCAATGAGTATTATGAATACGCATTGAAGCAGCGGATACTTGAGAATCTCTATATGAATGGTGAAGACGTAGTTCAAAAGATGCAACTGGTAGAACAGCGTTTGAGGGTTGCAAGAAACAACGCGCTGAGTATTGTTAATACACCTGATTTTGCCGAGATGTATAAACTATGGGAGCTCAACAGAAAAGCAATGTACAATAAGTATTATGATATGTTCAAATCAACTGAGGGATGGTAAAGTATGACAAAAACAAGTACACTAAAACTGACCACTTACGAATGTAAGATTGTATTGATGATTACGGATAACATATTTGGAGTGATGAACTCCTTGTTTAAAAAGCATAAGATATTAGAGGAGTTTGAAGATGAAGCAGAAGGTGTTATGATGTCTCCAGATATGTCAACGTATTATCTGATTATTGATTCTGAATGTATAACTCACAATACAATAGCTCATGAGGCTTTTCATATTGTGCATAGGGTTATGGAAGACAGAGATATAACTGACGATGAATCTGGTGCATGGATTGCAGGGCACGTAAGTGAGTTTATTTACAAAAGTTTGGACAAGAAAAAGTTTGAAATAAAGCATGGCTGAGAATACTCAAAATCCTGGGGCTGTCACAAATTCCTTTACCAAAGGAATGGTGAAAGACTTTAATGATACCTTCGTTGGCGATGGGTTATGGACACATGCACGTAATGCAGTTAATAACTCTCACGATGGTCAAGTAGGTGTTCTGGGTAATGAGCCAGCTAATCTTAAATGTGTACAGCTGCCGTATACATTGATCGGTGCTATTCTTCTTAGAGATGACCAGTGGGTTATATTCACTACTGACGACACTAACTGTGAGATTGGTGTATTTGATGAAAGCCGTTGCTTCTATCAGAAGAAAGTGAATTCACCTTGTCTTGGTTTTAAGAAATCTAACTTGATCAATGGTGTAGCCAGACAACGTTTTGGCTGTGAAGACTTAGTGTATTGGGATGATGGTCTGAATCCTTCTAGGGTGCTGAATCTCAATGAGATACCGTATAAAACAATTAAGAGCTACGATAAACAGAACAGGGATTGTATTATTGAAACTCCCACTACAGAGCTTGACTGTGAGCAGCTTAGACTTGCTCCTTTGCTCAAGACACCTTGTATAGATCTTAAGAAAGGACGTAGTGCTGGTACTCTTCCAAATGGTTCTTACCAGGTAGCTGTTGCATATTCTATCAATGAGATAAGGGTTACTGATTACTTCACTCCAAGTGATGTACAGAGTTTGTTTGACCACTTGAATCTTTCTGGTTCTTTAGAGGTGAGTATTACAAACTTAGACCCCAATTTTGATGAGTATGAACTAGTGGTAATCTATTTTGCAAATGCTGTACAGACTGTTAAAAGAGTTGGATTTTACTCGACTAATCAAACTAGGGTAAGAATTGACACCGTAGACCCCCGTTTAGAAGAGGTGCCTTTTTCTCTGATTCCACTAAAGAGTCAGATCTACGATAAGTCTGATGCAATGTATTCCGTAAATAACTATCTGATGAGGGTGGGTATGTACGGGAAATATGATTTCAACTATCAGCCCATTGCTAATAAGATTAAGACAAAGTGGGTAGCTGTTCAATATCCCGCTGACTATTACCAGAAAGGTGGTAGTAACGCGGGCTATATGAGAGATGAGCAATATGCTTTCTTTATACGTTGGATATACAACACAGGAGACAAGTCTGCAAGTTATCACATACCTGGTAGAGAGGCCCGTAATGACGAGGCTTCTATATTTGCTAATATCAATACAGCTGGCATTACTTCTCTGACACAAACTGTAATGGCCGACGGTGGTACAGTTATAGCTGAAGGAGAAATGGGTTATTGGGAAAGTACAGAGCGTTACATAGATAACAAACCTGAAGTGTGGGGTGAGCTTTGTGGTAAACCTATTAGACACCACAAATTCCCTGACCAAACGGTTAACCCTCTGTTGAATCACTATAACTCTAAGGGTCAGAATATAGTTATTCTGGGTGTTAAGTTTGATAATATACTTACTCCGGTAGACAATTATGGAAACCCTATTGAATCTATTGTAGGATATGAAATACTAAGAGGCAGTAGGGAAGGGCAGAAGACTATTGTTGCTAAGGGTCAGCTCAATAATATGAGAGAGTTTGATCTACCAGATCGTCCTAATATCAAAGGACTTTTCCAGAACTACCCTTATAACGATTTACGACCTGATTACTATCTTACAACCAATAGATCTTTGTTCACCAAGGGGTCTTATAATGATACCACTGTAGATCCCCAGGAAAGATATAGGAAGGATATATTTTCATTTCATTCGCCGGAAACTACATTCTCTAAGCCATTTTTGTCTGTGAGTCAACTTAAAGTTTACCAGCTGCAAACTGGTAAATCATTAGGTTACTTTGAGAATCCTTATAAGCATCCTAAAGCAAAGGTGATAGGTCAAGGTATTGACTTCATACAGAAGATATTAGATATTGTTGGTTTTATAAACAATCTTAGTGTTAAAGCCGGAGACAAACTGCCAACTGTAACAACTGCTGCAACAAAAGATGTACCCTTTACAGTGATGATTACTCCTACAATGCCGGAGTATAAGCAAACAACTGTAGGTAATATCTTAAGAGGTATAGGTTCAGCATTTGGTCCTATTGGTAGTGCAATTGGTGGTGTTTTAGGAACAGTAGTCGACGCTGTTGGTTATGGTTTAAAACTAGCCAACTATTACGCAATGGCTACAATTGTTGCTTTTGTATGTACTGAAGCAACACATGCTCAACTGACTCATTTGTTGGTAGGTTTGATTCCTAGAAAACAATATGCGTCTCAGTATAACTCTCATGGATTTTATTATGACTCTCTTCCATATGACCAGGTAGATGCTGTAAAGACTATTAAGAGTTCCTACTATATGGATCAGAATGTTCAGACATTTGGTTCTGAGTTTGTTATTAATAATCTATACAGGAACACCGGCGTCGTTCTTCAAATAGACGGTATTCTGAATGATTCAACCACTGTTATTGATAACAGTAGGAACACAATGACCGGGTTCAGAACTATTACCGGCTCTAATATTGAGATGAACCAAATCATAGAGAGCGACATCAGCTCTTTATATGGTGCATTGAAAACTCCTCTAGATTCTCAATATGGACAACTGCACAGTATACTTCAAATGCCGACATTTAGTTGCATTCAGTATACTACCCCAAGCAAGACTGTAAAGTATACATCTGATATCATATTTGGTGGTGACACATACATCAACAGATTCACCGAAAAGAACCCATTCTTTTTCTTTAATGACTGGATGGTGAACATGGATGATGAAACTGAGTATAACTACAGAGAAGGATATAATGTTCCTTATCCCAGGTATTGGCTTGACACTACTCAAGTTCATTATAAGATGCTAGATAAGGCATCAAACTATCATCGTTTGAATGATGGTAATCCTCCTGACGAAGGATTCTTTTATCAGAAACCTGGTTATTTCTATTTGTTCTGTAACGGTGTACGTGACTTCTTTGTAGAAAGTGAAGTTAACCTGGCTCAAAGAGACTGGGGCGAGAATCCTGGGCAAAGACATTACGATGCTGGAACATTCACAGATCTGTCAACATTGTTTAGAAGTGATGTAATTAAGGACAGTAACTACTATAAGTACGATTACTCACTTTCTACAACCAAGCTGTATAATAACTTTACTCCTTGGAGTTTCTTACTTCCCCTGGATTACTCACCGCTGATGTATGAAACTTGTTTTACAAAGTTTCCATACAGGGTTACCTACTCTTTGCAGCAAACCAGTGAGAACAAGAAAGACAACTGGAGAATATTCCTTACTAATAACTACAGGGATTTTAGTGACCGAATCACCTCTATAAAGAATATAGGTAAGACGGGTGCTATCTTTATGATGGAGCAAGACAGTCCTATGCAGTTTGTTGGTGTAGACACTCTTCAGACTGACGCCGGTACAAAAGTATATATAGGCGATGGAGGGTTGCTTAACTCGAGTACCCCAATGCAGAGTGTTGTGAATGCTGACAGAAGTTATCAATATGGGTCTTGTCAGAATAAGTATTCTGTTATTGCTACTCCTCAAGGTGTGTTTTGGACAAGTCAGAACCAGGGTAAGGTATTTCAGTTTGGTGGTCAACTGGATGAAATATCACGTAACGGAATGAAATGGTGGTTTGCAAAACATCTACCAAGTGAGCTTCTTAAAGTATATCCTGATTATCCATATTACGATAACCCAGTTAATGGCATTGGTGTTCAGATGACATATGACAACACCAATGAGATGATCTACATTAGCAAGAAGGATTATAAACCTAAGCGTAAAGATCTATACTATGATGGCAAGGGGTTCTATTACGTAAAGGGTAGTACTCAAGAAAAAGTTTGTAGAAAAGGTTGGACTTACAATGGTACTGTGTGTGTAAAGAACGGTTCAAATTGTCCTCCTGGTTATACATTACAGAACGGTACATGTGTTAGGATATTTACAGCTGATGCTGATCAAACCGGCGTTGTTACAAAAGTGAGTCGCACACCATATGAAGTGTACGGTAGTCTGGGAACTCGTGTTTACAATACATCTAGCACTTCAGGAGGATATACAGCGTTAAGTACATCTAATCCTTTCTGGATACGTACAGCAAGCCCCGCTAACTGGAGCAGTCTTACAAACGACCAGAAACAAGCTTTAGATCTAGATGATACCAGGAACGGCCCTGTAAATCGTTTGGCAATCTGGGGACAGAATATTGTGAATGGTGTAGAATTAAACAACTACAATCATTCTGGTTCTAACCTCACACCTGTAAGTACCTGGATAGGTTTTGACGTTTGTATAAATATTGCTCAGACTAAAGTGTATCATGTAGCAATTGCTGGTGATAATAGATATAGACTCCTACTTGATGGTGTACTGGTTCTCGAAGACCAGACTGGTACCACAACTACTTTTAACTATCTGCACATCTATCCAGTTACAATTACAGCGGGTTCTCACATCTTGAGACTTGAAGGATATAACGACGGTCAAAAAGCTGGGTTTGGTTGTGAGGTGTATGACTTAAGCAATAGACCATCTGGTCAGTCTGTAGTGGATTTTCTGAATGCTCAGACCAATTACAACAATTTGCAGTATGTATTCACTACAAGGAATGTAACAGAGTTCAATAGTAATCTCTATACTTGCCCTACCGGGTTTACATTGAACAACCCCACTTGTAATCAGCCGGTATGTACAAAGACTGTAACGGCCCCTATTACTGTTGAAACAGAACCAGCTACTACGATAACAGTACAAGAGAAAGTGTATTGTGATTTTACTGACGAGAAGTATTGGGAAGACGCAAGCTGGACAATAAGCTACGACCCTAAAGGAAAGTCATTCATAAGTTTTCATGATTGGAAGCCCACGTTCTTGCTACCAAGTAAGAATCATTTCATGAGTGTCAACTATGATTCTATATGGAAACACAATTCCAGGTGCGATCTGTTCTGTAATTTCTACGGCAAAGATTATCCATTTGATATTGAGTTTGTTACAAGCACCGGTCAATCTGTAAGCACTATAAGAAGTGTAGAGTATATCATGGAAGCTTATAAGTTTCATAATGACTGCTCAGATAAGTTCCATGTTCTTGATGAAGGGTTTGACCAGGCTATGATATACAACTCTGAGCAGGTGTCCGGGTTGTTGAAATTGAACCTGAAAAGTAAGATTAACCCATTAGATCTATTGAGCTATCCTCAGATAGACACTGAGGCAATCAATATACAATATTCTAAAGAAGAGAATAAGTACAGGTTCAATGAGTTTTGGGATATCACAAAGAACAGAGGTGAGTTTGATTCCACTGTAAACATCCCTATGATGATTACAGGAGCTAATGGTGTAGACTTTAGGGTTAACCCTGACTATGTAAATTATGCTAAAGATCCACTGCAACATAAACGTTTCCGTCATCACTCAAATAAGGTATGGTTGAGGCGTGTTACAAGTAATGGATTGAAAATTATAGTTAAACTATCTAATCAGAAAATAACACCTAGTTATAGATGAGCTCAAATGGTAAAATACTCAGAGATGCTTTAGAGCAAAGTATTCTGAACATGTACGCCAATGGCGGTCAAATGATACGTCGTGCTGATGGTTCTTACTCTCGTAGGGGACTGTGGGATAATGTCAGAGAGAACAAAGGTAGTGGTAAGAAACCAACAAGAGAGATGCTTGAACAAGAAGCCAAGATTAGAGCTTCTATGGGTTATGGGGGTATGTATGAGTATGGGGGAATTGCTTATCCCTATTCTTTAGTTAATGATAGATATTTTGTGACTGGTGGACCTACTGATCCTGAAGATGAAAAACGTCGTGCATTAGCTAAGAAAGTAGTTGAAATGGCTAATAAACGTGCCAATAGTCAAAACTGGGTTGATATACCAGAGAACGTTAGACAAGCCGCACAGAATAGGGGAGAAGAAGCATTTGGATGTATAGGTGGTGTTTGTACTGTTCTTAACGAAGCCGGTGCTATCCCTACTGTTACTTGGTCAAATACTGATTTTGCTAAACGAGCAAAAGAGTTTGGCTTTCCTAATAAAGGATATGGTGTAAAGGGTTTTGGTAATCTAGAAGCAGGTGATGTTCTGCAACATTTACAGAGTTTGAATAATCAAGGGAAGCGTTACCCAAGTCATGCTCAGATTTATTTAGGAAAAAATGAGTCAACCGGTGAGCATGAGTTTTTTGACAATTTCAGTAAAAAGAAAAAAACTTATAGAGAAGACGAACTAAGAGAATGGCTTGACCCTAAACGTGCACCAGAAGAGAGGCAAGCAAGTATCTATAAGGTTAACCCATATCATCCTGATTTAACAAACTTTACTAAAGATCCTGTTGTTCTTAAAGCTTTGGCTGATAAAGAAAACATGATTCAAAATCAGACATATGTAGATCCAAATTATACTTATAAGCTTAGAGACGATAGCCCATTTGCTGGTGATGCGCCAGAAGGTATGACAAAGTTTTTTGATTTTGCTAATAATCAAGATCGAGTTAATGAGCTGGTTACAAAATTAGGTGTACCAAAAAGCGTCATACATGATGAGTTGCTTAATACGTTCGGTGAGTTAGGTCAAGAAAACAAATGGGAAGACAGAACATTAGCAGGTAGTGGTTTTGGTGCTGAAGGAGTAATTGAGAAGATATTCAAACCTAAGAGTTGGTCAATAGGTCCTGGGCAGATTAAGTTCAATAGTGTGCCAGAGGATCTAAAGAAAATGTTTGACATCAAATCTCCTAAAGATCTTTATAACTGGGATAAGGTACTTCCGTTAATGACTGCTATTAATATTAAGAACAGACAATGGATGGAAAACCAAGGTGATGAATTGTCTGCAAAATTGATTGGCAAACCTGGTGTAAGTGCTGATGAGTTAAAAGGTGGTGTCGGTAGATGGACTCCTTATATGTATCGTGGCACACCCAAAGATCCTATAAAGCAATTACGGAAAGAAGCAGAGAAAGAAATAAGTAAAGATGGTAAAACAGAGGAGCAATACAACCAAGAAATAAATGATTATATAGATAGTCAATATGGTGACAGAGCAAAACTATTGGACAAGAATTCATATGCCGGTAAAGTGTTTGCAAATATTGACCAGAATCTTGAGAGAACAAGACCACAAGCTGATTGGGAGGAATATACACCTTTGACAAAAGTTATTGTTACACCTGGAAACAACCGGGATTATTCAGTGCCCCAGCGTGTTGCAACTAATAGTCAACCTGTTGTAAATATGCCAACTGCTGTAGTTCCACAACAATTGGAACAAAGACAGCAAACAAGAACAAATAGACAAGGTAATCTTCAAACCGAATCTATTGTTGACTATATGAATTCAAGGGGTTTGGCTTCAGACAAAAGAAGCAGAGCTGAACTTGCTCAAAGACTCGGTATTGAAGATTATGATTATTCTGCTACTAAAAATAAAGAACTACTTATGAAAATGCGTCAAGATAACCTACCATCAAATAAATACGGAGGGTGTTTATCATGTGGAGGCTCAATATATGCTAATGGTGGTGATACCTATTCAGGTGGAGTATGGTATTCCAATGGGGGTATGTATCCTCAATACGGTGTAGCTGGTCCCGTTGACCAAGATGGTTATATCAATGAAGTGATACCAAGTGATATACCTGGTGGTGGTGAAAGACCTTTACCTCCTGAGCTGAGAGGTATTATACCCAATGGTAATATGACTGCAGCACCTGTTAAGTCACCGGGTAAACGTGGCCCTAGCTCTGAGAGTATTGTAGACTATTTGAACAGTGTTGGAATGAAGTCTGACTTTGCTACACGCAAAGCCATGGCAGAGAAGACATTTGGTATTAAGAACTATAAGGGCACCGCTGACCAGAATCGTATGTTGCTTGGACTAATGAGGAACCCTACATATAATCCCAATGACGGAAATATGTTACGTCCTAAAGCACCTGGAAAAACTATTGATCCGTTTTTAGATATGATGAATAAAACGGGAGTTGGTAAAGGAAAATCTACACAAAATCCTCAAACTGCAAAGGATCTTAATTCTTATCAAAAATATGTTGATCCAAATGATCCTTATTTCTTTGCAGAAGAGTCTGATAACGACTTTATAAAACTTATAGATAGTCCTTTTACATGGCTGCGCAATCAAGGAGCTACTATGATGTATGACCCAAGTTGGGCTAATAAGGCAATGTCAGCTGCTCAATTAATCGCACTTGGATTGGGTAGTAGAGGTCTCTTTAGAAATACTAGATATGAGCAATTACCTGGTGCAAAAAGGTTACCTGGTATTCCTAAAGGATTACCTAATTCTACAACACCACCACCACCTGTTACACCTAGAGGATTTTTACCGGAACCACCACCAATGCCTACACCACGTGGATTTGAAATACCTGCTAGAGGTTTAAGAAGTCCTGGTTATCCAATGTTTGAGATGGGTGGTTATTCTATTGGAGAAGAAGTTAATATAACTGACCCTCAGCAACTCTTTGAACTTCAGAAACAAGGGTATTCATTTGATATCATTTAATCTATGAAAATACGTATAACTGGTAGGTCCAATAAGAACATGCGCTCTTATGCAGATGCTGGGAGTGTAACCACTGACCCTACTCAAATTGATTGGAAAGCTTTACAAGCTAAAATTAATGAAGGGGCTGATGCTTCTTTAGAAGGACCACCACCAGAACCAGTGCAACAACAAGCACCAGCTGCTGCGGTTAGTCCTCAACAGGATGCTATAAATAAAGGTATAGTTAACATACAAAGAGATCCTGAAGAACAAGCTATTCAGGATAGGTATAACAATGATAAGAACTACCAGGAGACATACGACAAGAATCTATATGGGGTATCTGACGACAAGTATAAGAATTGGTTTCAACAAAAGTGGGGATATCATCCGCCTTCTAAAGACGAACAAGCTGCTTCTGATGCTAATAAGATTTCTGACAACGCTATGAAGCGGACGTTCGGTAATCCTTATAGTCTTTATAACCTCAGTAAGTTTGCGGGCAACATTGTAGACGGTATAAATAACAGACGTGACCGTAGAGAAACACTCGGTAAACAGTGGGACAATACATCTACTATGGGTATGTTTGGAGAACAGGGCCCTGACGTCACTTCACGTGGTATTCGTGCAGTATCTGGTACACAGCGTAATAAAGATATTCCTGATCAGATATCTGGTTATAACTCTTGGCAGGGGATGACTCAAAAGTACTTCAACCCTTTTAGAGCTGAGGTAGGGTTAAGTGTAGACAATGTGTATGCACCTGGTGCTACAATGGCTGAGTTTACACCTTCTATGCCTATGCCAGTAGCTGGTGATATGAATCAACAACAGCAACAACAAGCTCCAATAGAGGATGATAACCCACCTGTTGTTACAGGAGCTAAGTTTGAATCTTCTCCTGATTTCAAAGAGCTTATTGCAGCTAAAGAAAGCGGTGGTAACTATAGAGCACTACCATTGAGAAATGGTCATCTTGTTTCTTCTGCAGCAGGTAAGTATCAATTCTTATGGAGTCAACACAAAGAATGGATATCTAAGCTGACAGGTGTTACTAGCAAAGAAGATTTTCTTAACAGTCCTGAAGCTCAAGAAAAAGCTTTTGACTATTGGGATGCTAATACTCTTACACCGGCGGCTATTAAAATCAAGAATGAATTAGGCGTAAACGATTCGTTAGATAAGATCAAGACTAAGGTGCATTTCTCTGGTCCTCAAGGAGCGTATAATTTCTACAAGACCGGCAAATTAGTAACCGACGGTTTTGGTACAACTACTGCAACTTATGCAAATGGTGGTGAGATAAATAACAACGGACAAAGTATGAAAATAAGAATCACTAGCACACCTCTTAATCAAATGGCATATGGTGGTCAAGCCAACTTTGGTCTTGATTTGAATAGACGTAAGATCTATGCAGACATGCCACAAGACTCTACAGAAAGTATGTCTAGTACAGTGACGGAGAAACCTGTAGATCAGTTTCAGGATGGTGAGCAATATGCTATCATGGCTGAAGACAAAGAAACTTATGTAAGCGATGTAGATGGTGACGGTGTTTTAGAATTCAAAAAGATATCTGGAGACCCTCACTCTGCATCCAGCGGCGGTACTAAGTTGACTAATCTACAACTGAACCCTGACCCTGAGAAGAACGGACAAGGTGCTTACATCTTTTCACACAAGCTTAAAGAGAAAGATGCTGAGGTATTGAAGAAATTCACAATGCCCTATAAGAAGGCTGGGTATTCATATGCAGAGATATCAAAGAAGTTTGATACATCAAAGGAGAAGAAAGCTCTTGATAATCCCAACACTGATGCATTGACTAAGAACACGATGAATATATCAATGCAACGTAAGAACGATATGCTTGCACAGCTGTCTGACCGCCAGGAACAAATTAAGGGTTATCCTCAAGGACAACCTGATATCTATAAGTCTTTAGCTACTGCAGCTTATGGTGGGTATACATTTGGTGGTGGCGGAGGTAAAGACAATAATAAACAACCTGGTCTAGGTCAATACAGAAAACGCACACCAGAACTTAATGATGAACGTAGTGACGCCGACTTTGGAACAGTAGATGACGTTGTTAATTTTTACAAACGCCAAGGATATACAGGCGGTAATGATATAGGTGAATGGCAAAACTGGATGGTTGAACAAGCTCAATCAGATCCTTACAAACGTGAACGTTTGATTAACTATCTAAAGGGAGTTCCTTTAACTAATAAAGGACGTCAGCTCTATGGTCAGAATGCATCTACAGCAAACTTGACTGAAGAGCAGCTGATGAATCAGTTTAGAGACGGTAAGTGGGATTTTAGGGCACCTAAGTTTTACAACCCCGCTACTATACAAGGTGTTAAGATACCATATACAAGACAAGGTATAGACTTCCCTGTAAAAACTCCACCGACTATACCTGGTGTACCACAGTTTAATACACCACCACCACAGGGTAAGACTAATACACCTCCCCCTGGTAGACCAAATGATTATCTACCTTACAATGCTATACAGAAAGCTAATACGCTTTGGGCAGCTACTCGACCTGTAAATGGATATTTTGATAGAGCTATCAATCCTAATCTAACTGGTCAACAAGCTATGTTTGATGAGGCTAACTACGACCCTATGCTGTCAGCCAATAACACTCGTATGGACTATATGAACCAGTTTGCAAATGCTCAAGCAGCTCGTGCCACTGGAACTTACAATCCTCAACTTAATGAAGGTTTGGTAGGTGAAACAGCAAGGGTGAGAGGTATGAATTTACAGATAGGTAATCAAACACTTGCACAGAACAATCAGATCTACAACAATGATTCTTTGATGAGGGCAAAAGAAGCTCACCAGGTTAGGGACAATAACATACGTACCAAAGAACAAATGGACATTGCTAGAAATCTTAAGTACAACGATGTAATGAAGAACTTCGGCAAAATGGTGAATGACAGAACTACAATGCAGAAGTACAACTTGATGTATCCTCAGTTTGCTGTATCTGGGCCATTGTGGGATCAGTTCAATTTCACTAAAGGACGTCCTCTAGGTTCTAACTATTCTGGTACGGGTTATAATTCAATGATGATGTCCAAGGAAGAGTTTCTAAAGAACAATAAGGGTTATGCAAGTGCTTACGCTTCTAGCGATCCTAAGTTGCAAATGGATGTTGAGAACGCATATCAGAGATACCTCAGTCAACAAAGAAATATGCTGATGAGGTCCGGTGCTAATCTTCAATCTAATATGACAAGTCCATGGTTCAGTGAAGCTATGGATTATGGTCAATAAACCTCAAAGGTTTATCCATGGCAGGGTAAACCTTTAGGATTTTTTAAGTATATTATTAATGTAATCCCCCTTGTGAAATATGCCAAGTTATCTTGTATCAGCTAAAGAAGCTTTCGTTCCTACCGAGCTATACACACCACCTATAGAAGCGATAGGGGATATACTACGTTTAAAGCAAAACAGGTATGACCAAGCTTGGAGTCAAGCTAATTCCATGTATCGTGGAATTCTTGATGCTCCATTGCTTTCTAGTCATGGAGAGGCTAAACGTCAACAGTTTTTAAAACAAGCTGACCAGGCTATTCAACATCTATCCACTGTAGACTTATCTCTTCCTCAGAATCAACAGATGGCAAATGACGTCTTCAAACCCTTTTGGGAAGATGGACGTCTTGTAAAAGAAATAGGTCTTGTAAAGAAGACTCAAAGTGAGATTGCATTTGGTGAACAGATGCGTACTTCCACTGACGAAAAGGTGAGGGCACAATACAATCCATTTTCTATACAGGATTTGAACAATCTTAACAGTGATATCAAGAATTCCACACCCGAGGAGCTGGATAAATTGAATGTCAGAAACTATGTAAAGAAGGTTGATATAGCAAAGGAAATGGACCAGATGATCAAAGACCTGGGTATTACCAATGCACAAGTTAGAGAAAGTCCCAATGGCGGTGGTTATAAGCTGGTAGACATGTACGGCAAAGAAAGTGTACTACCTCTTACTGACTTCTTTACAAGTTCTCTTAGTACAGATGCCAGGGCTTATCTACAAATGATGGGTAGATTACAAGGTCACTCTTCTTTTGAAATAGCTTTAGAGCAAACAAACGGAGATAAAGCAGCAGCTAGACAAATGGTTGCCGATGATATCATCAGGCAGAGAAAAGAGTCTCTTGAGAAAGGAGTAATACCTGAATACTCTTCTGCAATTGGTGATGCTGAATCCAAGATACGTACAATAGTTGCTCAACGTGAAGCAACCGGCGCGGGTCTAAGTGCTGATGACGAAGAGATTATCAAACAGTATACAGAAGCTATTGCTGGCTATAAGACAAAACTTAAGGAGAGCTCAGATCTATTAGCCGGTTTGAAAGATAAGAACTCAGAGGTATATCAAAAACACTCTGATTTGTATTCTACATCTGAGGGGTACAACGAAGCTTATACTAGCACCATTGTAGGTCAATATGCAAGTAGTTGGGCTAAGAGTAGGGCTAACTTCTTGAACAGTCATAAGTCAGAAGCAGATGCAGCTTGGAAAGGTATCCAGGATGTAATGACAGCTCGTATGGGTATTCAAGCTCGTATGGAAGTTGCTGATATGAACAACGATACTAAAATGGAGATAGCTGACTTAAAAGCTCGTACAGCTGCTCGCAAAGCTGCAATAGCAAAAGGGGAAGCTGTTGATGACACGCCTCTTTATATGGGCAGAGGTCCTCAAAGTAATATGAAGATGACCAAAGCTGAAGAGTGGAAAAACATGTATCAGAAAGTAGATGAGATAGCAGGGGATGCAGCAATACGTGTATTTGAAACTACTTTGAATAACAAGATAAATCTTCCTTTTGTAAATAAGTTATATGAAGGTGTAAAAGCTGGTATGGGTGATAAAGCATTTTTTTCTAAGAATGATCAGTCACCGGAGTATAAGATATTTAAGGATGCTATTGATAAGGGTCAGTTAAAACTGGAACCAGGTAGAACCTATAACTGGACATACAAAGAAGTATTGGATTTTATTAAGAAGAATACTGTTGACTACATGGCCACTGAGGAGCATAAAGCTGATGTACAAGCCATGGGTGGTATGACAGAAGATATTAAGAATCTAATCGCAATGGGCGATATATACAGAGGTCTGCAAGCTGATGCCAAAAAAGTAGATGAGAAGATCTTAGCTCAGGACAAGTATAAAGGGTATACTGTAAATGAAAATGGTCATTTGCGTATCGGCACTGCAGATGAGTTAGTGGGGGAAATTACTATCCCTATGAGGAATCAAGATGGACAAATGGAGAACGTAAAAGTTTCTGACATTCTTCTTAATAGAAGGTCTATCAATACTGAGTCAGATAATGGTGTTTATGTTCTGGGTTCTGGAACAACAGGAAGAACATACACAAGTACAATCAATATAAACGGTAAGATATATAATCACCTTTCTTCTTCACCAAACCTAATGACTAGTTTGAAAGATGGTAAGGTTAATGAGGTGAGTCAGATGATTAACCAACCAATGCTTCAAAAGCTTGAGGAATTGAGAGCAGATTATAATAAAGACTTTGAACGACTGGCTCCTTCTTTGCAGTTTAGCACACCTGACTTTCAACGTAAAAATGACATGTTCAACTATGGTGTTGTAAGGTATACAGCAAGAAACGAGAAAAGTCTGTCAGAACCTGCTGAGGTAGCTATGGCACAGTTGTTTAGCGATGACAATTTTAATAACAGATACAATTCATTCTATGGAGTCAGTCAAGCTGATCTAAAAGAAGACAGTAGTTTCATGAAAGTTGTGCGTTCTGTTGCAAGTAATCTTCCTAACATGTCTTCAAAGAAAGATGGTTTCTCATTGGACGTTTATGCTTACGACACAGAAGCCGGTAGACCTGTTTATAAACCTGTTATTGACAAAAAGACTATTGCTGAATCTCTTGGTTTAAGTTTGGACAAGCTTAACGAAGATGTAGATATGAACGCTGCAGTAGATAAATTCATGAAGACTTTTAAAGTGGCTGCACCTCCTGGTATGCAGCCTGGTGATATTTTTACAGGACTTAGTCCTATTGCTACATTGGTTAGAGATGCTCCTTATTCGAGCCCTGACTATTTGGATAATTTAAAGATGGGTAAGTTCAGTATTAAACACTTACCTGCTGGTGGTGGATTCCAGGTGTCCAGTTATGTTTATACACTTGATCCTAAAACTAAAGAGTTTGTAAAGACACCGACTACTATTACAAACCATGATGAAAGCACAGATGTAGATGAGCTCTTACGTGTAATGTATGGAAGTCTATATCATGTAAGTGAGATGAATCAGCAGACTCGCAAAGCTAACGTACAGGCTAACCCAGAAGCTATGACTTCTATAGTACGTATGAAGGAACAGCTGAAAAAGCAAGGTATTAACATCAACTAATTTAATTTCATGGCCGACCCTATTCTCACCCAAGAAAACGTTTACGCACCTGGGGAAATACAGACACCTGAACAGCTACCTTCTTATATACCAGCTGAGCCTATGCCTCAGGTGGACTTCAACAGCTATTCTTCAGGTCTAACAGGTAATGCAACTGGAGGTGGAAGTTTTAACTATGATAGTTATATCAGGGGACAGCTTTCTAAAGTGCCTACTAATCGAGCTGAAGTACAAGCTTTTACTCCTATTAAGTTTAATGCAAGAGAGTCGGGCTTCGACCCTCTCTATAACAGTTTCAAAGACACACTGTATAGAACAGAAGGTTTTATTCCTTATAGGGATAACGAGGATCTCTATGCCCGTGAACTGGGTAAGTCTGGTCAATTGTGGCAAGGTATAAAAGGTATTCTCCCTCTAGCTGGTATAGCACACAACGAAGCCTGGAAGTCAGAAGCTGATATGTGGGCCGGGTTAGTACAAGGTGATCTTAATAAAGCTCTATCACTCACCATGGATAAAGATGACTTATTGAAACTCAATGAGTTATCTAATGAGGTGAATAATAGCCACTATGTTCCTCTTACTCAAGAGCAACGTGAGGGGTCTTTTAACATGGGTAAGTTCTCTAGAGGTTTACAACAATTTGGTTTTACCCTGGGTACAACTGCTCAGTTCTTAGAGCAAACAGCTCTTGAGACTGCAGTCACTGCACTGACAGCACCAGGTACTGTAGGTGGATCTATTCTTGCAGAGATAGGTAATCTCACACGACGCGCTGTAAAGACTGCCGGCACGTTAGAGAAGCTGTATACAATGAACAAAGCGTTCAAGAACATCATGAAGTTTGAGAATGCTTATTTGGATAGTAGTAAGATTGCCAAGATGTTCAACACTTTTAACGACCTGCGTAAGACAAGTCCTATTAAAGCATTTGGCAATTTCTATAAGGCTACTAAAGAATACAACTTTGCTGCATCTGAAGCTCGTTTTGAACGTGCCCAAAGTTATGCCGACTATGTAGAAGGCAAAGAGCTTGAGTTCTTTGAGAAGTACGGTAGAGATATGAACGATGATGAGCGTAAAGCTGTAGAAGAAGATGCTCTGAAAGTTTCCAATGCAAACGGTATTACAAACGTTGCTCTTCTATTGGCAATGAATCGTTTGAACATGGGGAACGTTTTGCGTTCCGGGTTTGGTCTGTCTAAAGCAATAGCTGCAGAGGCAGGTACAATTGCAGATGACATCATAATGCGTTCTGCTAAGTCTTCAGGAGAAAGTCTGTTGACAAAGTATTTTAAAAAGAAAGCTGCTAAAGAAACAGAGAAAATGGCTGCACAAGCCGGAAGTAAAATGGTCAAAGATCCATTTATGAAAGCATCTGAAGTAAAGATGTTTTCTGCAGAATGGTTCAAAGGCAAGGGTAACAATATGTTCCGTTGGGGTGCAGACTCTGCATGGGAGGGTATTCAAGAAAATGCCCAGGGTATTTCTCATGACTATTGGCAAAGCTATTACGAACAGAAAGCTACACTTACAGAAGAAGCTCGTAATGACTGGGGTCACTTGATGGGTATATCCCGTAAAGCTATGAGCAAAGCTTTGGGTAAGCAAATGAGTCTAGAAGGATTAGATACATTCGTTTCTGGATTTATCATTGGTGTTCCTTCTGTAGTGATGAACAGAGGTATTGGGTTAGCCCAAAGAAAGATATATTCTAAAGAATACGCAGCTCGTGAGCAAAAGCTACAGGAGACTGTTAACTCTTTGAACAAGTGGGCTAATAGTCCTATGCAAGTATTCAATAGGAATCTTGAAGGATACGTAAATCAGAATGAGATAGCAGAAGGTTTCAAGAGAGCAGCTATGGAACGTAATCCATATGCTTTTAAGAATCTTGAACGCAAAGCTTTCCAAGAGTTTGTCATGACTGCACATAAAGCCGGTAAGCTTGATGCAATGTTAGACATGTTGGAACAGTCTTCTAAAGATCTCACTGATGAAGAGTTTAAAGAAGCATACGGATTTGAGGCAGATAGTTTAGGTAGAAAAGCTTCAGCTGACTATGTATCTTCTCTTAAAACAAAAGCTAAAGATTTTGTAAAGGAGCTAGATGATGTATCTCGTAGAATGCCCAACCCTTATAACTACAAGCAATATAAAGAGGGTACTAACGAGAGAATTAAAGCTGAGTTTGGTTATCTGTCATGGAACAAAGCTCTTGAAGACTATGTGTTCATGCGGGATACACACAAAGACATTGTCACTCGTTATAAGGATATTCTTTCTAAGAACCAGGAGAACTTAGGTGCACAGTCTTACCCTGCTTTCTACACTCTTACAAACGATGAGTTTGTAGTGAGAGAGCTCAATCTCATTAAGGATAATATTAGAATGTTGAGTAGTGCTGATGTTCTCTCGCCTGAACAGCGTGATCAACTCAAGAGCTACAAGAAACGTCAGGAACTATTAACTAAATGGAGGGCAGAGCTTTCTACAAAAATAGAACCTGGTCAAATATCTGCACCGGCTACACCATCTAAAGTATTTGTTGACTATCTGAATATGTTCCAAGAGCAAGCTTTGTTGCCGCCTTTGGAAGCAGATAAGTTACGTGATGCTTTTAATGATCTGAGTGATTTGTATAGACTGGACAAAGACCAGCGCACTACTATTAAGAATCTTAATTACCTGGCTGACCCAGAGAACTTTTTGAATCTTCATCTAGAACATTCAAAACTGATGGGAGAAGCTTATCAGAAATTGCTCAAACACAGGGAAGAGAAGAATAGTAACTATGACAAACTTTGGCCTCTTATTCTTAACGATATTGATTTTCGTTTCAAGCACAGTGCTCTTATCAAAGAGTTGGAAGATGCTTCTGTAGCCCAAGATACAGATTTGATATATAACATTCTGGACCAGCTGTATGAAGCAGAGTTTGGTGAGCCTGTTGTAGGCAAAGAAGAAGAAGAGAAAACAGAAGAGAAGACAGAAGAAACAACTGAGAAGAATGATGAAGAAGAACAACCTACAAGCTCAAGTATAATTAATGAGAATGACCCTGCATTCAAAGCAGAAATAGAGAAAAGGAGAAAGTTAACAGGGTGGAGTGCTTCTTATGAACTTGCTGCAATAGCCAAGAAAGAAGGTGTTGATTTATCCAAGCTATCAAGGGAAGAGTATGCAGATTATGCAATAAAGAACTATCTAAAAATAGATGATAGTCAATTAAGAGCTAATGTAAAACATAGAAACGCTACAAGTGTTCAAGAGATAACAGAGATGATGAAGGCTGACAGAGCTTCTTTGTCAGAGGAGTCTAAGAAAGCATTTGATAGTTTTTATAATGCAATGATGTCTATTGTGGACAAACCACAAGTAGAAAGATATCTTGCTAAAAATGTAAGACTCTTATCCGGCACAAAGGATTCAAATTCTTGGTTGTTCTTCTCTATTAACAACGGTACAAATGATAATGATAGCGTTACGCATAAAAGCTATTTTTCTCTAAAAGACCTGAATGATTTTTCGCCAGAAGTTCTTAAAGAATTTATGGTGAAACTTCAAGAGAGGGGTTATAATGGGGGAGTTAAGATATTTCAAGATCTGGAAGCTCAAGGTCCTGCATTAAGTGACCAGGTTGTGATGCATGGTTATACTGAAGCTGATGCAAAATTAGCTTTAGAAGTAGCTAAAGAATTCTATGGAGATAAGCTATTAGATTCTTCAATTGGAAAAGATGAAGTAATCAATGGTAAAAACAAGTCTTATAGTCAGATTCTTGCTGATAAAATTAAGAATGAAATTGATGCAAAGTTAGCTGCATTTGATGGTAAACAATCTACAGCAACTACACCATTGTCTGATATAGAAAGAAGGAGATCATTAATTAGAGCTGCTCTTCAAAAGGCTGTAAATCCCATAATTGTTTTAATTGATGGTAGTAAAACTACTACTAGAATTGAAACATTAATGAGTAATGAAGTACTAACTCCTGAAGGATATGTTAGTATTGATATTATAAAACAAGTTATTTCTCAAGATGAGGTAAAAGAATATGGAACTGGAAAAATTCTTGCTAAAAAAGGGGAAGTTTTGTATGATGCAGAATTAGCTGATCTAGATGGTAAACAACCTGGTAGTAGTCCGGGTGGTAATCAACGAGGACAAAGCGGTGGAGGTTCTAAAGTCAACTTCTTTCAGAGTATTCTTAAGGATATTGCTGATGGTGTCCCTCAATCAGATATAGAGAAGAAGCTTGAGGAAGGTATTCTCAGTGGTCAGATAGATGATAAACAAGCTGATGAGATAGTCAACAAGTTGACAGAACGTAACAAAAAGAACCAGCAAGGTGGTAACGAAAGCAAACCACTTTCTGAAACCTCACGTGAATTTGTCAATCAGTATAACGATCTGATAAGTGAGATGAATGCTTTGCTTTCTTCTCCTGATGCGACAAGAAAAGCTGTAGAAGCTTTGTGGCTTAAGATGCAACTGTTAATCAATCAGCTTGAGCCAGGTGTGCAGTCTAAATATAAAGTGCCATTAAAAGAGAAGTTAAGTAAAGCCGTCAAAGAACTAGAGAGAAGGGAGATATCAAAGGATGCAAAGAAGATCAAGTTGTTTATCGACAGCGTATTCAACAAGCCCAACTTGTTAATTACTGACGCTGTTGAGAAGATATTTGAAGTATTGGACATGGAGCTTGACCCTTCGTTTAAAGATGAGGTGATAGCTTATTTTGAGAGCGCATATCGTAAAGCTATTGACAAAAGGGTTGATGAACTGAAAAAACGCATGACCAGTGTAGCTGGCAGCGGTAGTCCTTTGTTAGACCAATACATCAAAGACAGGGAAAGATATATAGAGATTATCAAGACAAGGCTTGAGAATTTCAAACAGAAAGCTGCTGATTTGAATAGCCTCCGTGGAGAATTTGTATTAGCCACAGAGATCAAAAGGGACTTTAGCACCACTGTAAACAAACGAAACAGAAAGGTACCTATTGATGTTGATGCAACTTTTGGTCAGTCTGAGGCAATAGATAACATGATTGCGAGTGGTACCATTGGTGATGATGACCTTAAAAAGTATAGTCGTAATCAACTTAGTACAGCCAGTGAGCTGATTAATCTGGGTGTGTCGAGAATCTTTGCTCTTCAGATTAACAAGGCTGCTGAGAAATATGTAAAAAACCCACGAGATAAGGCAAATGAGAAAGAGTTACAGGAACTCATTTTGAATCTATATGAAGACTCAAATGAGGGCGGTAAGTCAAGTGATGTCTATAAAGTGGCCGAAGAAAAGGTAAGAGACGTTCTTGCAGACAAGTCCATCAACACTGTAGATGATATCCTGAATGAGTTTGGTTTTAATAAGACCATAGAAATCAGTGACGAACAATATAGTAAGTATAAGGAATTCAGAAAGCAGATCAACAGCAACATGAGTGATGCCAATACATTGAACATCATTCAAAGTATTGAGGAAAGAAAACAGAACGCTATAACAAATGGTATAAAGAATGCTGATGAGTTCCTGGATACTGCAACCATGAGTATGTTTGAAAAGCTTTTGTCTGGTCCTAAAGCTAGCAAAGACCTGAATGCTTTCAAAAACGAGATACTTTCTATTTACGACAGTATACAAAAAGGTGCTAAGACATCACAAGTTGGGTTGCCGATAGTAGAGCTGGCTACAGCAAAAATGTGGAATGCTGATACTGGAACCAACCTTATAAAGATATTGCTTACAGCAATGATTGAAGCTCAGAGTGCGGTTGGTAATACAGACTCCGGTGTTAAACTTACGTTTGACCAAATAGCTGATATTATAGAGAATCCTGGAGTGACACCCGTATTAGACAACGGTCAGATTGCACAGGTGAAAGACTTTTCTGAGGAGCTGTTAAAAGATATCAAGACTAAATTCAAAGCTGCAACCGGTTTCTCATCTACGTCTGTAGACATGGGTGGCAATCTGGTGTACAATGAATCTGGGATAAGTATAGATAAGTTAGCATTCCTTAGTCTTCGTCCTAAAGACGCGACTGATTTAAGAAACGAGGAAGACCTTAGGAAAGCTATTGGGGCTAAAGATGACAAGGTTGGTATCAAGCAAGCTCTGCAGTTTATTATTGACAGTGACTTTGCTACAGATACTGAGAAGCTTCTTGCAAGAAATATGATGTCTTTGTTCAATGACTCAGACACCATCAAGTTTGATAATACAATAGAAGGTGTAGGTGATTTTGACCCAGAGACCGGTGAGATTAACATCGACCTCTCAGCTACAGCCTATAGGGAAGGATATCCAAGTAGTGCTTTAGAAACTGTCATTCTGCATGAGTTAATCCATAAGCAGATAGAGACAGCTATTGCTGATCCTAAAAGTGAATACACCAGGGCACTCAGATCTGTATACAATGCTGTAAAGAATTCTGAACTGGCCGGTCATTTTTATGCTTTTAATAGTGACTTATCACCTGACGAGCAACTTAGGGAGTTTGTAACAGAAGCTTTTACCAACCCCGCGTTTCAATATCTGTTAGCTAAGATACCTTATGCTAACTCTAAGAAGACTACCTGGCAGGTGTTCATGGATTTCATCAAGAAACTCTTGGAGAAACTTGGTGTAATGACAGATGAAACTGCACTGAGTGAAGTGTTGAATCTCACCTCTGAGATACTAAACACGTCATCCGGTGAAATGCTGGAGAAGATTGGTTTAGCAAAATCTCTTACAGACCTTGACCAACTAAGAAAGCAATTCAAAAAGCTATACTCAAAAGATGCTATATCTGAATCTGAGTATGATACATTATCAAGTGCTATAACAGCTAACAAGCGACGCTTCCGTATAGAGGAATATAAGAACAAACTCAAACATGCTTTTAGTGTTGAGGTGGAAGGTCGTACATATTATTATGTAACTGATGCTACAGGGATGTCTAAGTTTGAGATCTACACCCTGGGACGCAACAATCCTCGTCGTGTTAGGTCACAAGCAAGGGTTGAAGCTGTATTGACAAAGCTTGCTGAAAAGAATGGATACATTCCTCTTATAGAAGATACTGTAGCTGAGTACATCCGTGAACTCATGGGTCCGTTAGATGAGAATGGAACATATGCAAGCGGCAACATGAGTGATGTAATGGAAGGGTACAGTATGTTCCCTAGTATGTACAGTTTGGAAGAGAATGCATTCCAGGTAACACCAGATTTCAAACTTCCCTCACTTGGATTTAGAAGTGTGGATGAGTTCAATAGTTTTGAGAAAGAATATACGGCTGCTAAGAAACTATCTAAAATGGGTTTCAGTCGAGTGTTTGGTGAGCTGAGAACACGTTATCCTGCTGTTGCTGTTGAGAACTATGGTGAGGTATATTCTGCTATTGGTGATGTAAAGCAGATCCGTAAGCTGATTAAAGTGGGTGCGTTGAGTGTAACCAAGGGAAGTAATAATCTCAAAGAACTCATATATGATACTAACAATGAGGTGATGGACTTCCTACAATGGGTAGATAGAGGTGGTTTATTTGACAAGTCTAAACTTGAAGCCACTGAACAAAAGATAAACGCAGCTCTAAAAGACTATTTTGGAATTCCCATATCTAAAGAACTACAGAAGAAGATAGAGTTTGAGTTCAAAGTGCCTAGTGAAGAAGAGAAAGAATCAGGTATACCAGTTGTAAAAGCTTCTTCTACATTCAAAGACGAGGTTGCTTCTGGTTCTATGAAGCCTCTTGATTACATGCTTGTGTTGAGAACACCATTAGCTTCTGACAAGTCAGCTCAGAATGAGAATCCATTTAGAAGCACGTCTAATGATTTGTATTATGATGTTGAGACAGGTGAGCCGGTGGAGAGTAACTACTTTACAAGCTACTATCACAAGGTGAGAGATATAATCAACAAGCTTCATATTAAGCCTGTGGAGTCTTTAAAAGATTACAGGGTCACTATCACCAAGAACAATTCAATGTTGCGTTGGGATGGTAGTGATTCAACAATGTACGACCTGGAGTATAGCAGCGACGTCATTGGTTATATATCTGATAAAGACGGCAACCCCATCATATTCAATAAAGAGGGTGAACAAGTGGGTGTGATCGACAAGAACAATCTTCAAGACAGCAAAGGTTTGAGAGAAAGTGGAGAGAATCAGATTGTCTATTTCAACATGTTGAACGAGTTCAGCAATGCCGTAGTTGAGAATAAGCTTGACCCTAATGCAAAAGAGGCTTATGACAAGATGGTCAGTGAGGTGAAAGATGGTCGTACAAAGATTGCTAGACTGAATAGGATTACAGCAGGTGTAATGAATCTTAAAGATGTGTCATTACTTAATGCAACATCTTCACCAAATACTTTGACAAGCCCTGAGCTTAGGAGACAACTTAGTCAAGATCATGTGGACATTGTAATAAACAAAGAGTCAGGTGAACTAAATGCCTTGATTAAAGATGCCAGTGGAGCTATCAACAGACGTGGTTTGCTTCCTCCTTTTTCAAGAAATGCTAGGGTAGAACTTAATGACCAAGAGATTGCTTTTGTTCCCTATACATTTGCTATTATTAGAACATTCTTAGAAAGAAACCTGGAGAAGAAGATACCTGCAGAAAGTGGTATATATAACAACCTAAGAATGTTTGTACAGAACATCTGGTTGACCGGCGACAAATATAACCTCAGGATTAGTAATAATCTACAGGATGTAACCATTATAGAAAACAAGGAACGTGTTACGTATAATATATTCACACTGGACAAGAATTCTAAAAAGGTTATTGTGGATGAGAACAATCTCAAGAAGGTTATGAACTACATTGGTAGGTTGCCTATAAATATCTATTCACAATGGTTCAACGGTGTTGTGCCGTTTATGTTTCCGGTATTAGACCAGCAGGATGGTGTTAAAAAAGTTACATTTGTACAGAAGAACTTCAAGGACTTTTTGATTAACGAAGTTGGTCTAAAGGTTACATTCCAGGATATACCTGATGTAAATAACCTGAAGCGTTACAATTCTATTGTTGAGTTTGTTTCACCCAAAGATCTAAACTACAAAGCACCTGCTCCAATTACAGAGCAAGAGGTTGTAGATGACCCCAACTCAATCAAGAATAAGACAGATGAGGTGAGTAAGGACAGCAAAAATGCTGCACCTATTAACATACCCAATCCTCCTAAGAAGAAGAAGTTCTTTGCTCCGAAACTAAATACTATTTATACTAAAGTTTGTTAATAATGTCTGCTAACTGTTCACTTGAGATTACGAAAGACAAAATGGTCAAGGTTGTTTCCAAATTGGAATACTTCATGTTTCGTGCTATGGAACAAGAAGGCGTTTCTGTATTTGACCTTGTAGGAAAGAATAAGAAGAGTGTTATTGAAAACTTATTGAATTCAGTAAGAGACAAAGTGTTGCCTCAGTACATTCAAAGCTATGCAGCTAAAGTTGCAAGTCTTGAAGCATCTGGTGACACTGAGAATGCAGAAGAGTTTAAGAAGATTGTCACAAATCTTCTTGAGATACAAGCTTCATGGAAAAGTGTTCAAGCTAACTTCATTAAGTTCTCTACGGTATTTGAGCTTCGTAATAAATTGGTGACCGGCGAAGACGGGTTGGTAGACCTCACTCAAATAGGTGATGACGATAAAGCCATACAAAGAATGGTCTTTGATGTGTCAGCTAATGAGATAGATCCATTGGATGATGTAGACAAATCTGTTGAGATTTTCATCAGGAGCCTACAAGATGACGAGGTGTTTGATGAATATGGATTTACATCTTCTGTAAACTATTCCAACTTTGTAAGGAATCTGATGACTCATGTAGAGAACTCTACAAGTCTTGACCAGATCATTACTAAGATGGAAAAGTATGTAAATGACATACCTCAGTACAGCAAGATTATAGACAAGCTGAAACACAAGAAAGACCATACAAAAGAAGAGACGCAGTTCAGAATCAATTTCAGGAACTCATTTGCCAAGGCTTTTATGCCTATATATCAAATGAGCTTAGAAGACAATGGGTTGTTGAAGAACTTCATGGCAGCTACCGGTAAGACCTCTGGTTATCAAATGAAGATTGAAGCTAACTTCAATAGGGTGGGTATGCCCATCACTCTACCAGATGGTACTGAGGTGAATCTTGCTGACAATAACAATGGTGCATGGGAGATTAATAAGAATGCTATAGAAAGACTGGAAGATATATTCAAGAATATAGATGGGCCGTCTTTAAAAGCAACTCAATTGTCATTTTTAAAAGGTCTGGGATTTGAGTTTTCTCCACAGACAGAAAAGCATCTGATGTCGAGTAGAGCTCTAGGACCTAAAGGTCAGGGTTATACAACTGCTTTTCAGTATATATACAATCATTTTCTTGCAGTTGTAAGGAATATACAAGATGATAAGTTTATAACAAACCCCCTTAAAGCTGTTACCCAGGATCTTTATACCAGAACTCAAGAAAAAGGTAAATGGGTATCAAAGAAGATTAGCGACGGTCAAAACAACCTTATCAAAGATCTTATAGCATTGGAGTTGAAATACAACAAGAGTTATAACATGGACCGTAACGTCATCACCTCAGAGGGAAACAGGATGCACGCGTTACAGTTGCACAATAACTTCACTGTTATCAACAATGCTCTTAATGATTTTGAGAAGTATCCCACTCTAGAAGATATATTAAAGAATGAACCATCGCTTGCTTTCTTAGACCCAGAGAGAAACCCATCCATACGTAACAGTATGTTCATGAATTCTCTTTTCTTTTTTGACCCCAGTAGTAAAAACTACGGCAAGCGTCGTCGTATAAAGAAGAATGTAGACACTAATATACTAGAATGGTCTGCTACCGAAGGAGAATACAATCGTCTTGAGATAAGCAATACAGGTGGTCTACAGCTTAAGAAAGAAGGGGAAGATACAGATGGTGCAAGTAGTACAGATCTGAATGACATTGATAAACTCCTCCAGGACATCAACTCATTTCGTATGCAGGGCTATAACTCGGTATTACGTCTGGGAGATAAGTCTACTGACCTGGGTGTAAAGATGGATTACTATTTTGATAAGAATCTTGAGCTACCTCAGAAGAGACCTATAGTGTCTTTTTTTAAGAACAGCACTGCTAAAATATTTAGTAATGAAGTATTTCTATCTAAGGTGGTGGATCATCTTCAGGACACTATGCAAATGCGTTACCTGGCTAAGAAAGGGTTTTTCAAAGACCTCACTAGAGCTTCTGTAAATAGTTTGAATACCTGGGGTTTGTTTGAAGACATCATCAAAGATTCTGATATCAGGGACAAACTGGATGCAATATTAAGTAAAGCAAAGAGTGTTGATGAAGTAGCATTGGTTCCAAACAGTGAGCTGCATAACAATGTAAAGAATGAGATTACAGATTACATGAACAACTATGCTCAGAGGTTCTATGAAAGATTGAAACCTGCTGAGAAACTGTGGAGCAATAAGAGATTTAAAGTATTCAATTTTGGTAAAGACGAGCTGCAAATGGGTAAAGACCCATGGACCAACGTTATACATGACTACCTGGCTAATACTTTCTTAATGGATATTGACCAGATGAAAGTATTCTTTGGTGACTCCATCTATTTCAAAGACTTTCATAAACGATCTCCCAAAGATTCAGCTACAGGTATTTTTGCCTCCCTTGATAAGAACCTGATAGAGGATTTCAATAACTACTCAAACTCTGTAGGGTATGGTGCAAACACAAATCTATCCGGTAGGAATTTGATAGAACGTTTGTATAAGAAAGGTTATTTGAACAAAAACGAATACACTGAGGCATTAGCTCGTCAGTCTGTAGATTTTGGATTTAGAAGTGCTGTGTTAAAAGATGTCAACTTTGTATCATCTTATAAGGATAAGATTATAGCAAACATTGAGAAGCTAAAGAAAGAAAAAGGTTTGCTCAGCCCTGAAATGATCAAGCTTTATGACGAGAAGATTAAAGCTGTAATCGAGAATGAATACAAGGGTACAGAAGCTGATGGTCAGGGTAAATGTACATTTGACTTCTATCGTAATATATCCATTCTTACTGGTCAATGGTCGAATGAACAGGAGGAGACATATAAGAAGATCGTTGACTTTGCCCACTATGATGAACTTGCTGACGCAGAAAAAGACCCCAAGTTACGTAGCGAACTTATAAAGAAACGTGACGCGGTTGGATATGATCCATTAGCTGAGGTGTATTTTCCTCCTAAGAAGTTCCAGTATGCTGGCCCTATGGAGTATAATAGAACAGTAGATAACGGTAGTTATACGACCCTGGTGCCGGTATTTGATAAGTTCTCTATACAACCTTTGATTCCTACATTGATTAAAGGAACAGCAGATGAGCATCTAGCTAAGAGAATGGAGTTTGGTGGATATGGGTATGTAAAGTTTGAAAGCGGTAGCAAGGTAGAGACGCCTAAAGACATGGATGATTATTACAAAAGCTTTGATGGTAATAATCCCGGTGAACGTACTATTACTCCTTTTCTTAGTATGGAGAGAAATGAGATCAATGGGCTCACCGATAAAGAAAGAAAAGAACTAATCAAGAGTTTGGATTTCAAAAGTGCAAACACTTTGTTCTTCAACCATTTGAAAGAGCAGGTAACAATAGACTCAGAGATTCACGACACTTCTGTATTTGGTTCACAGATCAGGAAGCTGATCATGATGAATCTGGAACATCCAGATTTCAAAGGTCTGTATCAAGATTACAAAAGGTACATAGATGAGCTTGTAGAAATAGAGAAAGCAACTCTATTTAATAAGCTTGGGATTCGTTTCAGCCAAGAAGAAGGTAAACTGAAAGTGGACGACCTCAAGAAGATGGTTGACTACTTTCTGTCAGAAGTCAAAAAGAAGAACCAAGACAGCAACGTTATCAAGGCCCTTAACTATGATGCAGCAACAGGTAAGTTCACTGTACCCCTGGATGCTACAGTGCAAGCTCAGGTGATAGAGGGCATCATCATATCTGCTATAAACAACAACCTGGTAAGATATAAGGCAAATGGAACAATGCTCATACAAGTAGCCACTACAGGTATGGAGCGTATAAACTATTCTAAAAAACTCAGTGATCGTGCTCTTGAGACATTTGGTAATACAGAGCTTAAGTATTACGACCTAAAAGAAGTGAATGGAAAGCAAGTAGTTACTCCTATGCAGGTGAAGGTGGGTATGACAAGAAACTGGCTACCTCTTTTACAGATGAAACATAAAGATGGTAAGAAGATAGAGTCTATTCATAGGATGAACGAGATGCTCAAAGACGAAGAATGGATGAACAAGAATAGAAAGAGTGTTCAAATGGTGGCATATCGTATTCCTACACAGGGTAAGAACTTCCAGGACGTAATGGAAATAGCAGAGTTTCTACCAGCTCAGTTTGGTGATGCTATTGTAATGCCTTCTGAGGTTGTTATCAAATCCGGTTCTGACTTTGACATTGACAAGATGTTCATACTCTACCCATCTTTAAGTTACGATGGGGAAGTAATGGATATGCCCTATAAAAAGAGTGACCTCACTGATTTAAGTAAGTACAACAACATCAAAAGTGTTGTACAAAACAGGCTGATCAATACAATGAGCGAGGTGATACTGCACCCGGCTAACTATATTGAGCTTATCACCCCCAGTACCAACTACGAGATAATGCCTATAGTAGACGAAATCTATTACAAGCTGTACGGTACTAAAAGACAAAAGACTGACTACAAACACTCAGAGATATTAGATAGAGAAAAGAACATTAAGAAGTTCCTGAGTCTATTAACAGGTAAGAACGACCTGGGTATTGCAGCTCTTGCTAATACATTCAACGTATTGTTCCAGTATTCTGATGCTAAGTTGAACCCCAAACAGGTTAATACATTGTTTTCAAACAAGTTTATAAAAAAGACCGTAGGGGGTAAAATAGAAGAGGTGTCTTTGTCAAGCATTTATGATGAAGATGGTAATCTTAAAAGTGAGTTCTTCAGTGAGTTTATCAATGCGTTTGTTGACGTGGCTAAAGATGACTATGTGTTTGCAGTGAATGTGGTGACAGAGCTTTCTCCTTTGATGTTTTTCATGAAGTATATGGGGATATCAAGTGATAAGATACTGAACTTTGTGAATCAGCCCATCATCAGAAGGTATACCAAACTGATCAGCTTGTATGATAACAAGTTCTTGGATAGTGCAAAAGATAGCAAAGTATCAGCTAGGAGAATGGCTCTTGCAGAACTTATGAAAGAAATGGGTGTCATAAAAAGAGATGCAGTTGCAAAAAGCGTAAGCAGAAAGACCATAAGAAGTGTAATTAACGATAAGATTAATAGACTTAAAGGTGAGTATGTTCTAAATACTGATGAGTTGTTCAGCAAGGAAAAGTTGAAAGAAACAGTGATGCCAGATGGTACAGACTTATTCACTCTTTCTGAAAGCATGAAGCTTGAGCAACTTATATATTTGATAGAGATGCTTGGGTTGAAGGATAACACAGATTCTTTAACTAACATTCAAACAGCTTTGAAATGGGATACCAATCCCTATGCTTCCGGTTTTGATGTATTTGCAAGAGGAGAATTGTATAAAAAAGCTATAGATCTTAACGAACCTTCGTCTGTATTGACTCGTGAAACTGTCAAGAACATTGCTACTAATAGTATAATTACGCCTTTGAATGTAGCAAAAGAGATACTATTAGGTCTCAATACTCTGTTCCCTGTTAGAAATGACATTCAGTTAAATAACTTTTTGCTTAAGGAAGGTGGTTATCTGATGATGGGTTTTGCAGAAGATAGAAAACTGAAAACAAACGATGACCTTTTGAAGTTTGCTCGCACAGCTAAGAATGACTTTGTCAATTATGTATTGCAAAACTTCATAGATCGTAGTGAAGAAGGGAAACAGTATTTCAAAGAAAACTGGCAGACTGACAAATCACTTGATGAGTATTTGTTAGAATTGATTCAGTCTAATAAGATGGTGGATGATTGGAATGCCATCAAGAAAAAAGACTGGTATTCATCTCTTGAAGAACAATATCCAATTGTTAGAAACCTGTTTTTTGAAAGAGGTGAAGGAAACTCTCGTGTAATCACTTGGCGATTTCTTGAGAACAGCAGTAATACCATAGAGAAAGAGAGTGTGATTGCTCAATTAGAAAACCTGGCAAACCTTGAACAATCAGATGAAGACAATATACAAGTAAGAAAGTTCTTCAGGGATCTTGTTTTGTATTCTATTTTCCAGAGCGGATTGAACTCAAACAGATACAGCTACATTTCAGCTGTACCTGTCGGTCTTATAAATAAGCTGTATGGGTATGCTGTAGATGAGTTTCAGAAAAGTGTAGATGAAAGAAAAGATTCTGAACAGAAAAGATTGTATAAAGAAACAGTCTATAGAGATTTTTATTCTAAATTTGGCAGTAATAATCCCACGTTTTTTGGTAAAGGTTCTAAACAAACCCTCACTCGTGAAATAGCAACAAAAGGTAAGTGGTACTCTAGTATACCTTTAGAGTGGGCATCTAAACAAGAGAAAGGGTTATTGCCTACACCAGTTGCTCAGAAATCTATAGCAAGTGTTGCTGATATTCCACAGAACAAGGTAAGTGGGGTTATGAGTTTCGGTAGTTTAGTTACGGCTAATCAAAAAGTTATTGATGCATTGGGGCCCAATCCTACAAGTATTGATATGATAATACATGGTTTCCGTACTCGTACAACAAGGTCAAATACAGAGATGGATAAATATAATGTAAAAGTGGGAGATATTGTAAGGCACATTAGTACAACTTCTGATTATAAAGTAGAGAAAGAAGTGTATGCACGTGTCACTGCTATACATCCCAAAGGTTCACCTGGGTGGAAAGGTACTTGGCACAAAGAAGGCTGGAGAGCAGAAGATGTTAATGTGATTGATAAATTCTTACCTGGTGCTGCAGCTATTGAGTTTGAGGTAATTCAAAATCAATCTGAGAAAGTTGTAGAGGGAGATATATTCCAAATGCAAGGTATTCCTGTAATCACTACAAACCTAGAAGGTGTACATGGTGCTGGGTTAGCACAAGCTGCTGCATCTAAAGGGTTGATTACACGTGGAGACGGTGAATTCAAGATCAAAGACAATGTGATACAACTACCAGTTAAGGGTAATGAACCTTCTACCAGAAAACCTGGTAAAGGGGCTTATTCTGAATCAGTGACAGGTAACAATGTTGAGTTGATGAAAAGCGGTCTGCGTAAGATCATTGTATATGCAAGAGAGAATAAAGACAAGACAATACTTCTGCCACTAGCTGGTCTTGGTCATGGTGAAGGGTCTGTAAAGGAGATACTACCTATTCTGATTAAAACTATTTCTGCTACAGATAATATCAAACTTGTATTGCCTTCTGAGGATGTTAGTCTTGGTAGACAAGCCACAGTAAGAACTGATGCCACTAGATCTAACATGCCGGCTATAAAAGAAGCTTTACAAAAAGCTGGGTTGATGTCATCTCAACAACAAGATACTGTTAAAGAAAACCCGCTACTACAGGCAGGTGTCAAACCTACTGATATGTATGGTAATGCAGGTAAAGACATTCAGATGGCTCAGGAATCTACTCAGTTTATAGGATATAAGTCTGGTAATGCTTCCATTAGTTCTACAGATAAATATCGTCAAGCCTGGGGTAGTAAAGCAAATACTGGAAACTATACCGCATCTGATGTAGTGATGGTATCTGGTAGTGGGTTGTTTAGAGGTGTTACAGAAGCTCAGATCAAAGAAACTCTTAGTAGTAAATACAAATCACTTTTGGAAAAAGCTATTGCAGCCGGTGCATCGTTTAGAGTGGGTAATCAATACGCTAAGGGTAATCTTTCTGATCAACTTATTGCATCCTATCTTAAGCTAAAGGGTTACACAGAAGAAAGACTTGATGGTTATTCAAGATGGAGTAAATCTGATGTTGTCAAACCTGCTACAACTACTATTAAACAGCAAGCAACTGTTACAGTTAAAGCCTTTAGAACATCGGATACATTTTCTTCTAAGGTTAATTATGCACAAAGAGGTGGTGGTACTTATTATGCGTTAGATAGACCATTTCAAGAAATAGGAAGTTCTGGTAAAGTGACAACGGTAGAAGTATCTTATGAGCCTGCAACAACATTAGATGCTACAACAGAAGAAGGACAAAGTAAGTTTATGTTAATTAAACGAGCAGCTCTTGAGAATAAGGTATTCTCTTCGATAAAAGAAAGTAATGATGCTGTTACAAAAGCCATGATTGCTAATGGTTACACTGCATTAATTGGATGGATTGAAGAGTCTAAGAAAGATGCTGGTAGAGAGTTAGTTATTTATAAACAATATGAGTCTTCAGATAAATCTGTTACACCAACTAAACTTTCCACTAAAGAGAATCCATTGCAAGTTTACTCAGATGGGTCTGACATCAAGGGTACCGGTAAGATTGGGTTTGGTGCTGTATTCAAAGCAAATGGTCAAGTTTATGATCTATCTGGTACAGAAGAAAGTAAAGAGGTGCAACGATTGAAAGAGCTGCACCCAGATGCTAAGTTTAGTAATCCTACCATGGAAATGATGGCCCTGGTGTCTGTACTTACCCATTTTGCAAATGTAGGGGGTGAACACATTGTAATCAACCAGGATTACAAAGGGGCTGTAAACTATAACGGGTTATGGAACTACAGTGAAGGAAGTCAGCAAAGAGAACCTAAGCCTTGGAAAGCAAAGGAAGCTTACATCATAACTCTTGTAAATGCTGCTGAGAATCTTATAAAGAAGATCGAAGCCAGCGGTGGTTCTGTATCTATAAAATGGGTCAAGGGTCATAGTGGAAATATGATGAATGACTTGGCAGATGCTGCAGCTAAAAGTAGAAACATCTTTAACAACTTTGGTAAAGCAACAGCAAGTGCTGATAGAGCCACTACAACTGATGTTGTGGGAGCTTTCACCAAATTGATGGTGGATTCAACATTGAGTTTCAGCATGTCTGCAGAACAGATAGCGGACCTTTATAAGAAGGAGCAGCTTGAGAATGAATCAGCTGAAGAGTTTTTTAATCGTATGAGTTGTCTTGGTAAAATTAAATAATACTGAACATGTTAATCTGTCCTAACAAGAAATCAAGTGAATGGAAATCGTTAGTTGGTGAGATTGGTGAAGATAAAGCAATGTTGGCTTTTTTCAGAAACAATGGAGTTGTCCCATCAGTTAACAAAGCAAATGAGCTTCTTAAGTATAATGGTGTACTGAAGTCTTTGGATTCTCTTCCTAAGCTTTCAGCTGACACTGTTGTAGCAACACTTGCTGAAAGAGATCTGATTAATCCTGAACCTATTCGTGATAAGGGTAAAACCTGGTACAAGGTAAAAGACACACCGGATATAGCTCAACAATTGTCTGCATTCTCTGAGACTTATCCTGTATTAGAATACATGCAAGACTATGTAACAGTTGATGACAAGGTGATGGACAACTGGAACAGAATGGTATTCAACTATAACAATGACTCATTAACAATGACTGATTACGCAAAACGATTCTTACAAAGAGTAGGGGTTTCTGTAGTTAGTCAGGACAACGTTATCAAAGAGTATGGTGTCAATGCCATAGCAGACTTTGCAAAAAGAATGGTGATGGTACAAAGTGGTCTGGAAGATACAGCTCTACCAGAAGAAGCTTTACACTTCTTTCTTGATATGATGCCTCAGAACGATGAAGCTCTTATGGAGGCTTTAGACAAGATAAGAAGCACTGATACGTATAAGAAAGCCTTTGAGCAATATAAGAACAACCCCAACTACAAAGACAGTAAGGGGAACATCCGGTTTGACAAGATAAAGAAAGAAGCTCTGGCAAAAGAAATTGCTGCCAGGGGTCGTGAGACGGAAGATAACTTCATTACAAAGCTTGTAAAGAAGATATTAGAATGGATCAAGGGTAAGAAGATACAACGTGACCCTATTGAGATTCTCAAAGAGATGTTCATGAGTGAGCAGATTGACAACCTCAATCTTAACCTGAACAGTAATGAGATATACAATCAGATGTCTGATGAAGATAAAGCTTTTTATGAGGCTCAGAACATGAATGAAAAGCAGAAAGAGACTCTTCAGAAGATACTACAGTTCAACTCGAGCATAGCATTTGATGAAGACAAGCACATGCTTGTGAAAGCTGATGCATCATCTGATGAAGAGTTTGACATGACTATCACAGATAACCAGGGTAATAAGACAACCAAAACAGTTAAAGGTAGTTTGTTGCGTTCTGTAACAGCCTCCTTGGGTTCTGACTTCACCTCTGAATTAGAAGACCCGGTTGTTATTGAATCTATTCTTGACAGCTTTGAAGATCTCTATTTTGATGACTTGACAATGCTTAGCACCGGTGACTTAGGTGACAACAAAAAGGTGGCTCGTGCATTGGTAGATCTGATTACAGACAAGATAAGTAACCAGGCTATTACAAAGGAAGAGTTGTTAAAGATGACCAACAATTCTACCCGGATAGTTGACCTTCTCTTTATGGCATCTGAGAACAAGAGAAAGACTCTTTTTGGTACAGCGATGCATAGAATCATTGAAGAGATTAACAAAGACCAAGGTATTGACCTCAACGATATGGGTGAAGAGGTGAACAAGATATTGAGTGCTGTCTTTAATATGATGGACCGTAAGACATTGAACAAGATGATATTCGGTAAAGACGGTATTGTTGATGTACTTAAAGAGCTACGTAGCGACGGGTCTATACTTCTTAATGAGGTGGCTGTAGGTAACTCTAAAATGGGTGGCATCATTGACATCATTCGTATTCGTCCTGACGGTAGTCTTGAGATATATGACTTTAAGAACAAGTATCTAAGAAAGAGAGCTGACAACAAAGACACTATTTTGGAGGAGTTCCATAGTGTTATACGACTCTTGTCAAAAGACGGGGTAAAGAATGAACCTGGTGTATTGAATGAACTCAAGAACAAGAAACGTCGACTGGTTGATAAATGGGGTCAGCAGCTTACCTTATACAAGAAGCTTCTTATGGAAGCCGGGTTTAACGTGGGTGATACAGCGATCATTGGTATACCCTATATGTTGGATGAGAAGACCAACATGATTGACAAGTTTGCTGTAGAGAAAATGCCTCCTTCTAAGTTTGATACTCGTTTGGGTAACCATTTGTTTCCCAATCTTGACCTGGATAAAGATGCTAATAGTGAAACAGTAGAGCTTACTCCTGATGAGCGGTTGGCGTTTCTGAATAAGATGAGCAGAGAAAAGCTTATGAAAGCTTTTACAAAATCTACAGCTCGTTTGGAGCAGCTCAGAAACTTTGTTACCAAGAACAAGGACGCACAAAAGATACTTGACCTCATTACTGACCAACGTACAAGAACCAATAGTCTGAGAGTACAAGAGGACATCTTGAAGACCACACTCGAAAGTATGTTGGAAAACGACGATGCGTCCAAGATGGAGATGATACAGAAGAACTTTCTATCTGTTCTGGATCTATCAGTGCCTGTAATAGAGTCTGTAAGTAAAGCTTTTGAGGAGCTTCGTAATACTACTCCTACAGATACCAAGTCAGCAAGTCAAAGGTTAAATGAGCTCAGTAAGATGAGAGATTTTCTTATTGGTTATCAGACAATGTTTGAAGAGCTACTGGGATACATGGAAACAACTGACCAGAATAATCCGGTGGTAAGTCATCTTACTAAACTGATAGGGGTTATCCAGGCGATTCGTAAAGACTATGTTGCAAGTATTGAGCCCACTATTGCTAAGATGTTGCAGACCAGTTTTTCTGATGACCTTATAGGTAATCTTAAAGGGGAGTATCAAGAGATGATTGTCGCTGTCAAACAAAGGGGTGACAAAAAACTCGAGGAGAAACTGCGTCAAGAAATGGCTGACCTACCCAGTGAAGCAGTTATAACTGATTTCTTAAAAGGTGACAAGGGTGATGTGGGTTGGTTCTTTGGTAAACTTGTAGCTACAATATCCAACCCTGATATCATATTAGCAGGTGCTGCAAAGAAGTTAAAAGCCACCCTGGACAGAGTTCGTTTGATGAATAAAGAACTGAGGGATAACACTTCAGTTGAGTTTAATAAGCGTGCTCAAGTGTATGGCAGAGGTCTTGACCAAAAGAAGATGAACGAAAGTTTGGTGTATATAACCACTGTACTCAATCCATATAATGGTAAAGAGATGCAGCAGATGTTCTTCAAGAGTGAGTTTGACGAGCGTCTTTATTATGACTATGCTGTTCTGCAGAAGAATCTGGTAGATGCTGAGACTGAGAAAGACAAAGACAAGATCAAAGCAGCTAAGAAAGCCAAGAAGGATTTTGAGCTGAAGTATTTTGAGTCACAGTATACAGAAGAGTATTATAAACTGACAGCTCCTCTTGAGCAGACAGTTAGTTTCCAGGGAGAGACCAAGACAATACGTGAGATAACAGGGGCCATTTTTGATGACCTGAGGAAAATACAGGTGCAATATTCTAAAGAAGCCTGGGCTTCTGGTGAAATATCTCCTTCTGACCTAGAGGATATCAAATCAGTATGGGAGAGATATTACTCTCTAAAAGAAAAACGGGACAGTAAGAATAAGATGAAGACCGGGGATGCTCTAAAGATTGCCGAAGCTTTGGAGAAGTATGAAGAAAACTCTAAGAAGCTTTATGACGACTATATTGATGAGGAGATGTTCCGTAAGATAGATGATAAGAAGAAACTTGAACTGGGTGAGAATAGCAAGCAGTATAAGAAATGGCTTGAGTTGAACACAGTGGTTTCTATCAAAGATGAGTATTTTCAACGTATGCAAGAGCTTCTTGATGAGAAGGCTGCTATATTGCAAAATACAGAATCTGTAAAGCTTGCCGAGGTAAACAGAGAATTGAATCTACTTACACGTCCTTATAAGGACAGAGATGGTATAGTCAAAGCTCAATTGATGTCTTCTGAAAAGAAGATAAAGATGAAGCAGCTTGAAGAAGAGCGTACTTCTCTCATGGACAGTAGTGACAACATCAGTATCAATGGTTACACACCTGAAGAGCAGGAAACCCTGGCTAAAGAGAACATGAAGAAAAAGCTGGGTCATCCGTATAACAAATACCTTATAGCAAGTATACATAAAGAAGCTGAGGTGAGACGTCTTCTAAGATCTGAATCAGACCCTGACTATGCATTGAAAGTTGCCAGGTTGAAAGAGATCAACGCCGAACTTGGTACAATGCGTACAATGTCTGAGAGTAAGTATTACATCGAAGAGATGCAGCACCAAATGGAGCTGTTTGCAGAAGCCAGGGGTATAAGTGTAGATGAGCTAAATGAAGATGCATCCTTGTATGAGGAATTTACCAATACACCTTGGTACCTAGAGAATCATAACATTGAGTATTTCAAGCTCTACGAGGATGACGAAGATGTAAAGAAAAGCGAAAGCCCCATATATGCCTGGAAGAGATTTGAACCCAACGCTAAATATCTGGATAGAAAACCTGGGTTACAGTATCGTAAACGGGTAATGAAAGAAAGCTATACCAACGAGAAAGGGGAGGAGGTACAACTAATGAACAACGAGAATAGAGATGTTCTCAATAGGTTCAAGCCAAAAGCTAACGATGTTTACAGAAAGCAATATGGTGTAGACCATCCTTATAGGCTGAAAGATTTCGTAGATCTGGAAACCAAGATGAGGAACAAGACAGCTACAGCTGCTGAGAAAGTAGATTATGAAAATCTATTATATATCAGCACAAGCACCCTGGCTGCACAGGAAGACATCGAACTTTCCCAGAGATTGGGGTTAGCTGTACCCTTTATGGAAAAGACCCTCACTGAGCGTACTATTGAGACCAAGGGTGAGAATATCAAACAGGGGGTAAATAGCCGAGCTGAGTCTATTATACAGGGTATAAGGCGGAAATTCAGCCGTACAGACCAGGATATTGACCAGACAGGTACCTCAGAGTCTTCTATAAGCGATTTACAGCTTATGGCGACCATAGATAACAATCAAGCTAAGTTTGTACCGGTGAGATTTTCTCGCCGTGGTGAGGCTGAAAACGCGTCTTATAACGTGTGGTCAGGGTTTCTCAACTATAACGCTTCTATAAACCGTAAGAAAGAGCTTGAGAAAGAGCTGGCATTCGTTAACGGTCTCGAGGAAATATTGGCAGATACCCAGAATCAACCTAAGAGTGAGGCGTCCAACATGGTGATCAACAAAGTGTTTAAGAAGTATATGCCAGAACTTAAACAAAAGATCAACGAAGGGGGTAACACTCGTCTTGAAGTGCTCAGGAGCTTTATAAACTCTGTGATGTACAACGAGGAGTATTTTAAAGGGTTTGACGTATTAGGCGTTAATACACAAAAGACCGTGTCACAGCTTATGGCATTGACCAGTTATACCACCCTGGGTATAGCACCTTTTAACTGGACGGTTAACTGGATGTCTGGTAACATACAAAACATTGTAGAAGCTGCCGGCGGACAGTATTTTAACATGTCACAGTTTACAAGAGATAAAGCAATGCTCTTTAAAGGGGACGATAAACATGGATCTGTAGTAAATGATATGATGGCAGACTATGGTAAACTGGGTAATCGTTCTTTCTGGGGTCAAGTGTTTGAAGTGTTCGACCCTATACAGGGTGAGTTTGAGAATGAGTATGGTCATAACACTAACTTCTCTAAGGTCAAGAATCCTTTTCAGCTGGGTATATTCTCAGGTAAGATATTTGGTGAGTGGGAGATTCAGTCTAGTGCATTCATCTCTTTTCTTAAAAACATCAAAGTGTATCAGGGTAAGATGATTGATAAAGAAACCTTTGTCAATGAGAAACTGGGGGACCGTGAAAACATGTCTTTAGAAGAGATTACAAACAAACGTCTGGAAGCTCTGAAAGAATTTGACGCATTAGACACGAATTTGTTAGACGTCATGGAGCTGGACAAGCAGGGTAAGCTTGTTGTAAAAGACCAATTCAAAGATGTTTTTGAATTTGGATCTCAGCAGTTCAGCGACTATGTGGCTAAGTTGCATGCCATGCAGAAGAAGATAAACGGTTCTTATGCAAAGATAGACAAGACATATGCTGAGAAGACCAGTATTGGTCGTATGATGTTCTTCTTCAGAAAGTACTTCATACCTCTTGGTTTGAATCGTCTCGGGGTTCGTCGTGTTAACTACGAATCCATGTCTGTAGAAGAAGGCTTTTATCTGACGTTCTTTAGGACATTTGTAAAAGACATTGCCAAGATGAAGCTGAATATAGTGGCTAACTGGAACAACTATTCTGAACACGAAAAGAGAGCTATTAAGAAGTCTCTTGCAGATGCCGGATTTGTGTTATCAATTATACTGCTCTATCATCTTGCACTTGGTTACGACCCAGATGACCCGGATCGTTTCAAAAAGCTGCGTAAGAAATCATGGGGTAGTCAGAGTGCTCTTTATGTTTTGTTGAAAGTGAAATCTGAGACTGAACAGTTCCTACCTGGATTCAATATTCAAGAATTAAAACGTATTTGGTCCAACCCGTCTATGCTTTTGAGTGAAGCTAATTCATACATCAAGATGGGTAATTTGATGATATCTCATACACTTGATGTACTACCAGGTTTTGACTATCAGAAACAATTGTACTACCAGAAAGACGTTGACCAGAGTGGTTTGAAAGATGAAGGTGATTCCAAATTACTGGCAGAGATTGTGAACTCATTCTCTGGATATACAGGTAAGACGTTCCACCCAATAGATGCGGTGAAAGGATTTGAATCACTGAATAGATAAAAAAGAGAAGGCACCATTTTACTGGTGCCTTTCTTGTTTCTATTTTCTCTTTAACTTACCCGATTGTAAAGGGATGTTTCATCATGAAACAATCCTGTTGCCACCCCATGTGCTTCTTAAAACCGTTGAGATAGCTGTGAATATTCTGGCTACCTACGGGGTTGTGTGAATGTATACAGCAAGACTTCAATACTAAGTCATTGGCTTGTATGTGTTCTACCAACCATTTTGCACAGTCGAGGCCCGTTTTCTCTTGATACTTTTCATAAGTTGGATATTGAAATCCATAGAGAGAGATTTGTGAAAAGTAGTCGTCTGTATGTTCTTTAGAAAGGTCGTGGTCAAAACTGATGAGATCTGGTATGCCATTATTGGTAATCCAGTTTACAAACTCATCGTAGTTTCTCACTATGTTCCATTCATTGTAACCAGGGAGAGTTTCAGTAGGTGTTCGGACGTCGTCAAGGTACAACGCTGTTTTCTTTGTTTGCTCACTCATTTTTATCAAAGTTCTTGTGCATTAAGGATTCTTGAACTCCAGTTTGATTCATGTACTTGGATCCCAGTTTCTTATCATAGGTTTCCATAATTTCACCTTCTACTCTAGCAAATTCTACTTGACAAATCTTCATATTAGGGTAGATGCGAATAGGTCTTGTAGCTACAAGCTCTAATACAAGACTACCTACAAACCCGGTGTCTATGAACCCAGCTGTTACATGGACAAACAACCCCAGTCTACCCAGACTAGACTTACCTTCTACTTTGGCACGGATGTTATCTTTCACCCCTATACGCTCATTACAGGCGTATAGATACACTTCACCTGGAATAAGTACGTAGCCTTCTTCTGGAATGACAAACTCTTCAGTCTCGTTAGGTTTACGAGTGTCAAGGATATCAGCTACATAACGTTTGAAGTGAGGAGCCAGCGTAAGATCAACACTGTTAGGATTTAGGTTCTTAGGTTCAAAGGGGTCGATAATAACGTTACCCCATCTTAGCTCATGAAGGATAGTCTTGTCACTTAAGATCATACTGTAAGATTTAGTTTTTCAATACTTGTGATATACTCTTCTGTTATATACTTTGTTGTACCTACCCAGTATGTATCGTTTCTTAAGAATGCTCTCACTGTACCTTTCTCATCACCTTTATCATAAGACACCATATACTGGTTATTTGGATTGAACCTGGCATCAAATATCTGGGTGTCTTCTTCTTCTTTCAGGCTTTCTTCATAACGAATGTTTCTGTTCAGCCACTCATAGAGTCTAGCTCTCTCATTTTCTGTCATCTGGGCCCAGTATTTATCAGTGAGATTGATCCAGAAACAAGCTCTGGCAATAGGTCTGGGTGGTATACAGGCTTCTGCTAAGAAGCTTAGTTCAAAAAAATCAATAGTGAAATTAGTCATAATCGTTTTGCTTTTTTAGTTCTCCATCTTCTTATATATCTAGACCAACAAACGCGACACATATAACTCTTCCCATCAGGTCTGCGAATGTTCTTGTGAAACCAATAGAGTTCTTTTTCTTTGTGACAAATTTTACAAGTCTTGGTACTTGTTATCTCCATTTTCAATAGCGTTTATAGCGTTGTTTAATAACCGGTTACATTTCAGCATCCAACCGTTACTGTCTACTTGTATCATGGGAACGTTACATCCATTGTTTTTTGCAGCAGAAAATTCACTGGGGTTGTCATCCAGGTGCCAGATAAAGTTGGTACCATCTAGATAAGTATGTTTCCATTCCATACAGGTGAATCTTACATGATGTCTGGGTATACCCAGTTTGTCTACTACTTCCCACAGATCGTCTAAAGTGGGATTGAAATCGTATTTGTGCTTATGGTTCTCGTCCCACCGGGTGGTTACCACCCACACTTCTATACCTTGATCTAATAGCTCTTTTGCGTATTCTTGTACCTCTTTTCTAGAAAGAGTTTCATCAAAATCAAAACTTACTTTGACCATATATCTGTCAATATTTTAATAACGCACCACCACATGACAGAGGTGATAGCTAAAATAAATACCCAAGTTGCAATAAAAGTCCAGTTGGCTCGTTTCATATAGTTCTACATTTAGAGAACTAAAATAGAGACTTCGGTTGAGTTCTACAAGACTCAGTCGAAAGAAATGTTATAGTCATGCATTAACTCATTGATTTTCATTCGAGTATCTTCAAGTGCAGAATGGTAATCATTTGTCAATGAATCGTCGTGTTTGATCTTTGCTCTGAGGTCCTGGTCTAATTCCCATAGGACAGAGTGCCATTTGGTTCCATTTATTGCAAACTGAAATTCTTCATTATCTTCTGGAAGATTGAATTGTAGGGTTGCTGTCATCTGTAGGTATTTTACTGTGATCGTAAGGATATGATTCTAATTGTTTTAGATACCATTGTTTCTCAAGGCTGTCTACATTCTGAGTAGAAAAGTCAGCCCCTTGATGATTAGTCAAGGGGCATGACATAATGGAAATGAACAAAACAGCAAGAACAATAGTAACTATATCAGATTTGGAAATCGACATAGCTTAATGATTTAAGTGTTTGTAAAATAGGTTCCTAACTATACCACCTAGTTCCTGGTCGTTAGAAACGTTCAGAATAAGTTCTTTAGGGATTGTGATCTGTGATGTCATGGATGTTTTGTCGCAATAGCAATCAATACAGAGTTGACCGGCTCCTTCTATATACCCATACCTCATGTCGATATGGTCGTTTACGTCAAAGAGAGTTTCTTTGTTGCACATGATGCATTTGTCTTTCATATAAGAGAGATTTTGTGATTTATAAAAGCTTTTCCTTTTTCAGAATATTTGACACAGTAGCAGTAAGTGATACAATATCTGATGCGTTTAGAATCTTGTAATCAAAATTCCAATTATCTAAGCTGGTCTCTGAAACATGATCATTAGTAGGTCTAACACCAGGACGATCTATACGAATGATGATGCCACCTTTCTTTTTGATAGCGTAAGCTTCGTTATGAAATCTTGTATCAGTAATTACCCAGTTGCATTTCTTATTGTAGTCAGCCATTAGAGCATTCACCCAAGTATCCTCATGAAGTGTTTCTCTCATTGCTTCAGTTCCAAGTCTTTGTAGGAATTCACGTACTGACATTCTGCGTTCATACGGAATATCAATATCGTCATGGTCAAAATCATTACCATAAGTTGCACCTACACCATAAGAATCTTCAATATCCCAGCACCTGGGTAGTTTAGTCTTTTTGAACTTCTCGTCTTCAAACTTGTCTACAGGTATACCCGTAAGAATAGAAGCTATAGTCTTTAGTTTACCGGCCCACTTCTTGATTTCCCAGGTGTTTTCTAGGTAACCATAATTTTCTTTAGCTGTGAGCTTTTGGATGATTTGACCTGTTAAGTCTTTACCGGATCCAGAGTAACCGTTGATACCAATAATCATAGATTGCGTTTTTTAATAATGAAATCTTCTAAAATTTGGTCAATTTCTTCTAGCTCATCTGGTGTGAGAGCACTAAATTTTTCTGTAAGTAACATCACATATACAAGGTTAGGATTGTCAAGCTCTTTTTTGACCATTCTAACAGCTGATGAGTCGGGAAGGAGGTCACAGATATTATCAATAGCTGTTTCCACCTTCCTTAATGCTTGACCCATTGCATACTTTTGCTTTTGACTCAACAAAGCTTTGCAACATTCTATTCTAACTTCTATACATTTCATGTGTTGCATAACGCACATGAAGAGTTCCCCAATAGTTCCTTTGTCGTCCATGTCAGAATAAAGAAAGTTGACGACTGTGTTGAAATTTGTGCTTCTCTATTTCATTGATCTCCTTGTACACTTCTTCCAGATAGTACTTGAAATTAATATCATAGTTCTCAAATGGTTCATCTGGGTGCACTTCGTTTACAACTGTCTGTAACCATTCACCGGCTTCTACCTGTATGTTTCTACCATCTGGGTTGCATTTGATAATCTTGCTACCAGAGTTACTTATGTAATACCTTACTATCTTTTGAAGTCTACGGTTAAAAAGCTCTCCTTGCCTTATATATCTTTCTTCGAAATACCAACCACCTTTTGCTTTTATACCGGCACAGAAATCAAAGATGTCTTTGTTTCCACTGATATAGTCTTCAGGCTTTATACCATTTACGAAATAGGCAAATATGGTTTTGGGTATAATGAGAAAGCTTTTGTTCTTGTGAAAGACAGAAACTTTCTTTTTCTCTAGGTCTTCCCATTCGTAAGCACCTTTGCATTTCACCTTACCATTTTTGTAGACCGCTATGTAGTTGTTGACATTGCGTATGACCATTTTGGAATAGTAGTCATGCTCAAGACTAAGCTTGGTAAGAAGACACCATTCGTCACAGATCTGCATGTATTCATCGAGTTTGCTTTCAGGTATCATCATTTCTATACCATCTGTGTTTTGCATCAGCGGTATAGCTTCTGGAATCCTTTCTGCTAACATCTCATACAACATGCTTATCAACAGCTGCCCGTTGATAGTTATCTGCATAGTCATCTTAGGGTCAAACAGGAAAGAGTTTTCGTCACCTGTTAAACCATAGGTGCTGTTCAGAATGATCTTGTACACATAGTTCCTGGGGTCTGATTTGGGTATCTTTTTACGTTCCTCAAAGAACCACTCATACAGTTCACAGAACTCTTTCTTAGGAAGATGCTGAGGATGAAAACCATTCTTAATAGCCAGGTTGGGGTAGAATGATGTCACATCTGATGTAACAATCGTATACCCGTTTTTAGCTTCATAGATGCCGGCTTTGATAGCACCGTGTATGCCACCCAGTTTGTACTTGGTTTGTACACCTTTGTAGTCAAGGATATACTCGAAGTCGTCCTTTGTAGATGTAATCACCTTTGTTTGAAAGTAGTTCAGAACACCTTGGAACTCAGGTGTTTTAAACGATACGTAGGGTAGAATACACTGACCCAAATAGATGATGGGTCTAGGTGTTCTCATTGCTTTGATATCTGTTTTAGGTATATCAAGCTTCTGACTAAGAAAATGAAGAAACAGTTCTTTTGATATCCTGGGCTCTGATGCAGAATATAAGTCTATGCCGTATTCTTTGGTGAGTGTCTGGCGTAGTTGTATCTGCTCTTTACTGTGCTCAAGGATATGTTGTGTGCTATAAACGTCATTGTAGCAATACTCAATCACCTTCTTGAGGGTCTCATCATCTTCTACAGGATCTGAATGCTTGTGAGGCATCTCTTCAACGTTCTCCCAGTTCATACTATACTGGATCCATTTGAGACTGCTCATCTTAGCTTTGTTATCCCAGTGGTTCATTTTGAACAAGTCAATCTGCCTCACTTTGATCTGGTCGGGTCTGTATTGTTGAAACATACCCTGGTTGCTTCTGTCGATGATGTCTTGAGCTTTTCCGTATATCTCTTTAATGAGTAAGTCAGTGGGAAGAGAGAGCAGACCTTTAGAGTTGCTAATCATCCACTGAGTAATCTGAGCGTCAAATGCAAGTCCGTTATAAGAGATATGCCATTGGTTATGTTTTACACAGTCGTTAAGGAACTTAACCATCTGTGGGAAATCATTCTGGTCCCCGTGTATAACAAACAACCTAGAGATAGATTTGTCTTTATAGTGCACAAACACACCTATGAAACAGTTTACTAGAGTTTCATAGTCCATTACCCAATGAACGGGCTTCTTTTCCATGATGTGTGTGTTTTGATGTGATAAAAAAAAGGGAGAGAATGTTCTCTCCCCTTACCTTTTCAAACATGCGTAACTAAACCGAAATGATGCTTTCTGTTGCTTCTTCAGCTTCTTTTACAGGAGCATTTAGATATGTCTGATAATCAAACGAGTCTGCGTTTATAGCAAACATGTTGATGATACTGATGATCTCTTGTTCGTTTTCTACATAATATTCATAATAGGTCTCTACAGTTACACGGGATTCTGCATAGTCTTTACCGTTGGAACGTTTGCCTATCTTTAGTGTCTGAGGGTCTCCAAACTCGTTGAGCTTGGGCATCATTTGAAAGTTGTCTTTCTTTTCTTTACTGATGATTGCCAGCACTTTTACTTCTGGGTCATAAATAGCCTCGTTATAAGGGGCCGTTACAGCAGCTGGAATAAGTCGAAAAGTCTTCTTATTTCCCCACGCTGAGGTTACGAGCATCATTGTTTTGTCCATAATGAATTGTTGTTCTACAAATTTAATGTTCTTTTTTCAAGCTCTCCAAAAATTCTACAGGAATTTTTAGTGTTTCTTTCTCTAAATCCCAGCTGTCGCATAGTTCTCCAACATCTTTAAGATCCTTTATATCTACATCTAAAAGCTTGGCATATTGCTCAAAGTACTTGTCTGGATAGAGATAGCTGTCTATATAGGTGTATTCTGTTGAGGATTCACCATAATATACCTTGATAGCTTTCTTTATCGGGTTACTCAGTTTGGAATAACGACCCAAAAGAAACTGCGTCCAGTCACTTTGGTACATGTCATAGTTGAATACGTAGATAGTGTATTCTCTGATCCTGTGCTTTTCAAGAAACAGTGGATTGCCGGTCAACATCTTTTGCTCGAACGATTGAAACTCATCTGTATTATCTGTTTTAAATGTGACAATGAGTTTCATGTCAGAAGCATCGTATTTGTCGGGCATAGAGATATAAGTGCCTGTAGGACTATACCTACTGTTTTTCTTAATACCAAGTACGGGATAGAGGAAACTACGTGACTTTTGAAAATATCTGCTATACAAGCTTTCTATCATATCTGTCTTTTACTTATAGTATGACGTTGCCTTTCTCAAAGTCATATGGCAGGTCATACTTACGGTTGGTATAATGCCAGTCAGCTACTTCTAAAGCTTTAGTATATCTGTCAAACCAAACACTGAGGGTGGTTTCAGATACAGGAAAAGCATAGGTTTGATACATGCGGTCAATTACAACAAAATGGAACTTGACTACGTATCCACTGTTGATCAGATGACCAAAGTTGATAGTGATAGCAGTCATATACATGACAGCTTGTAACCAGTAGGAATAGTACTCAATAGACTCTGGGAATTCTTTCAGGTCTTTACTGGTTGTTTTGATGTCATTTACATAAATACATCTTGCAGAATCATCTACAACAATGTTGTCAATGATGCCTTTGATACCATAGTTTCTACCAGGAATATCCAGGCAGAAGGTTGCTTCGTTGATAACCTTTTTGCTGTCAAATTCGGTTACGTCGCAGCCTATCAAAGAGCACACTTGCTTATTTGTCTTGATGATGTCTACAGCTGAACTACAGAACTTGTGGGTCTCTTCGTCAATCAGTGTTTTAGTACCTTTTGCCTTCAGAAAACTCCAATAGATAATGGCTTCTGGAGTGATAATCTTATCTATACGTTGCTGGTCTGTCTTCAATGCTTGAAAATAATTGATGTCTTTCATGACATCAAGTATAGCATTGGTGAACTCATCTAAGTTTTGCCTTTGATCTCCTCCGAGTTGTAACTCTTGATGATGTCGATAGACCCTGTCGATAACAATACGAAGAGTACCTGTAGGGAGATTACTGGGGCACACCATAAACTCCTGGTCAAACTTATGAGGCTCTAAGAGTAAAAGATGTATCAGTTTACCTTGTACAAGGTGAGTGTCCAGCTTTTCTTCTTTAAGCCCTAGTACGTACATTTGATAGAATACTTGAGGATTCCATAACAGCTTGTTCAAACTGCTATAGGAGTAATACATCTTCTTGTTGAAGAACTCTTTCTCCTGATGAGCTATGCTCTCTTCCATTATCTGCTCCAGTTCCATATTAGTCTTCGATTTTAATGTTGTTTAGTTCTCTGAATTCAAGCTCATCTTTGAATACCTTAATCATTGCGGGGTAAACTCGATTGATATATTTTTCAAGGATGGCTTCTATATGATCATTAGTCATGTCTTTCACCTTGATGTACTTAATGGGTTGATTGCCATCTTTACCATAGGTGCCCCAGGTGCATTCATTGCGTAATAAGTCATGAGGTGCATCATCATAAATATGGAGATGTTTCACCTTATCTAAGTCTGCTCCCCCATATCTACCATAGTCTAGACCGCCATCTACCATTGTAGATTGTTCACAAGAGCAGGTCTTATAGTCATGTCTATGGCGAGACTCTAAGATCTCGCCACAGGACATGCATTGTACTTTGTTTACTAATAGTTGTTTATTCATATCAGGAGTCTTCATAATCGTCGTCCCATAACTTTTCGGTGTCTTGAAAGGAGAGAGAATACGTATCACCATTTTTAAGATCGAAGTATAAGGCACCAATAGGGTCAGCTTCGATATTCAAGACATCTTCTATGTCAAATGGGATATCAAGATGTTGTTGTATCTTCTCCCAGAATTGTTCCTGTGTCATTTGATAAGGGATGAGTAAAGTTTGTAATTGCAGGTTTAGTGTGTTCTTTAGGTTTCCAAGATTGCATGGCTCGATCTCCATGAGCTTGCACACAAGTTTGACAAAGTATAGAGATCCAACCGGTAGTAACACCAAGATTAGAAGTGCTACCGCAGTCTTGACAAGTGTTGTCACACATGTATTCTGCCATTTCTATCATACCTTCTACAATCTCGTCGTGACCATTGGTATAGAATCGTAGGCCACCAAACTTCTCTTTCATCTGTATACAGGTGACTTGTGGTGGATTTGTGAACTTTTCAAGCTCTTTATTCCACTTTGAGCTGTGGTCAATATAATTCTGTATACTACTGCAGAGAAGATCTACTATAGGTAGCCAACCTTTAGGAACACCGTACCAGTTACAGTTACCAGGATTGCCTTCGTAAGAAGCAAAAATCTTGGGGTGCTTTTCTATAAGTGTGCTTGTAGTTATTTCCATATACCTTCTTCGGTTAAAAATGAACGAATACGTGTTGACGTAGCCTGGTCATAGGTGAGAGCTTCAGTCATCTCGATAAAGTGATAGAGCTTGTCTATGGTCTTATAGGCTTTATCAAGTTCTTCTAGATAGTCGTCTGAACTCTTTCCTGTCATAACAGGTCTAGAGACTATTGATGAGGGTAATGACATCAGCTTGTGATTTAGGGGTGAGCTTTTCAACTTGTTCATTGCTACCTTGTACATTGAATACTATCACTTTACCGGTTGCTTCCAGCTCTCTCTTTTTCTTGTTAGCATTGATAAAAGAACTGGTTGCAAACTGGCACTTCTGTTGCGTTTCGATGTCGAGGTACTTTACCAGATAGATAGTCATGTTTGATTTTATTTAGTTAACAATTCATGTGTTTCATTCAATTTAGTGAGGATCCTCAAGTGCATATAGTTTACACTTTTTGGATTTGGGTCAAGTTCTGAGAGTGTTTTATATCTCTCTTTCAACTTGATGTGTTCTACGTTTAAATTTTCTAGGTGATTTGCAATGCGCTCAAGTTGCTTTGCAATCTCTGGTAGGGTGTGTTCTATAAGTTTGCGACCCATGATGGTCTCGTGTAGTTCAGCCATAACTTGTTTAAATTTCTCTTAATTCATTGTCTACTAATACATATTGAATGTCTGTAGGATCGTCCCATTCTGTCCAGTAACATTCTGATTCGTCACCGTCGGACATTACTTTCCATTCTTTTTTAGAATAGTGTTTATGAAGACAAGCGTCGGAGCAATAGTGTTCTTCTCCACCATATACTACATACCCGTCATCCATACCTTTAGAACAATGGTCACATTTTCTAGCATATACTGTTTGGACTGACATTGTTTAATTGTTTTTACTTAAAGCATCGCTACCATCTTCATTAAGTGGTAGTTCTTCTATGTCATCGTACCAGATTTGCAATGACCCCAGGTCTTGTTCACAGAGCTCTGCATCTAGAGCCTGGATGATTACACCTAGACCGTCGTCTGTTTGCTTGATTTCTATATCAAGCTTACCTACACGTACCCAAAGGGTACCTTGATCAGATTTGAGAATGACCTCTTTGTCATCAATCATATCATTGTATTCGGTCACTTTAAATGGTAGATATTCCATTGCGTTCTTGTTGTGTTTTTACATTATGACAAGCTGCACACAATACTTGCAGGTTGTCTGCTTCACAGAACAATCTTTCTACAAAACCAGGTAGGTCTTGTGCAGAATTAAGACTTCCTGCTGGGCAAATATGATCTACATTGATTTGCTTCTCAGGAAACCACTCTTTGCATTGGTTACACTGATACTCAAACTTCTGACGTGCATTAGGACCCTTATATGCCCGTCTAGCGTTGAGCTTTACATACTTAATAGGTGGCCAAAAACGTGTCTTGTTTCTCAGTATAGAGCGTATATAACTCCAGAAGCCAGCTTCTGTCATTGTATTAGCTGCTCTGGTCTTAGCGACACGGGGTTTCTTAACCTTTGGGATTTTAGACATTGATTGTAGATATACTCTACAAATATAAGTGTTCTACAAACTACAAGTCTAAAATAGTCTACAAGTTCTTGTTTATTAAAGGAACCAGTTTTTGGATAACTGCCTTTTTACCATGGTCTCGTATAGAATCTGATAGATCCTTACTCATAGTCAATAGAATAGGAGGTATGTCCAGCTCATCTCGATACTTTTTCATGGCTGATATACCGGCTTCATCATTATCAAACAAAGAGAGTATTGTACGATATTTTTTTCTATACTCGTCTATGACAGATTTTTTGATAATTGAGTTTTCAGAGTCTGGAGCTATGACATCCACGTTAAGTTTCAGAGTTTTCAAGCTCATGATGTCCTTTAGACTGGAAGCTATGATCAGTACAGGATGACCTTCAAGTTGTTCACTACCTTGTATAAAGTCTGATATTTTCAGAAACTTCTTGTCTTTGTTTTTTGGTTGATACAGCTTGTAAATAGTACCATCAGCTTTGAAATACCCATAGATGTAGTTGCCTGTTATGCGTATTTCTTTGTCCTCTTTCACCATTGTATAGTACTCCAGGGCTCTGACATTGTACTTTTCTAAAAGCTTAGAGCCGATATTGAACTGTGTCCAGAAATACTGGTCTTGAGTAGACCAGGTTCTGAATTTCAGCTTGTCAACTTTATACTTAGCATGTTCTTTGAATTCCTGGAGATCATAACCGCCGTTGTTATGCAGTATGAAATCGTTGAAATCTGCAACTATGGTTTTGATTGCTGCACCATAATTTATGCTGTATAGCTCTTTAACCAACGTGACGTGGTCACCACCTTTACCAGTGGAAAAGTCCTTGAACCTATACGACTTGCTTTTGTCATCAACATAGATGCACATGCTTGGAGTACGTTCAAGAGGATTGAACAGACTTTTGATCTTTACATCTTCACCTTTAAGGGGTGCTTTCAAAGAACAATAGTGTTCAAATATCCAGGTGTTGGGTACATCCGTGATTTGATGAATAAGATTTTTGGTGGAGAACATTGTTCAAGAATTAAAAAAGAAGGGGAGGTGTTACCCTCCCTTTCTTGAAAATAAAACAACATTACAAACCATCAAACTCGTCGTTCACAGGTTCAAATCCACCAACAGATTTGTTGTTGAGGGACTTATAGTGATAGATATTGTTACGGTCGAAGATGTCCAGCTTTTCCTCATTAGCTGAGCAAAAACGAATCTTTGGAAGCTCGAGTCTTACAATAGTTTTACCATTGTATTCATCTTCTTTACCGGTGAGGAACCAGTAGAGAAACTTACCTTTCAGAATGGATGCACATTGAGCTACCCAGCTTTCCAGGGTGTTAGCACTGATGTTATCCACTTCGTCACGAAGACCCAGTTCAATAGCTGCTGTGATGAGCTTCAGCATGATGTCATTTTTCATCGGGTTAGAATTCGAATGACTCTCTACATAGATGGTAGCACCAACTCGTGCAGACTGACCTTGGAACTTGGGACTGTTATCGTCACCATAAGCAACACTCCAACCTTCAAAGTTTTCAAGAGCTGGACCTTCGAGGATAAGCTCAAGTTTCTTTTTACCGTTTTTAGAGGTCAACACTTTGGCATCATAGATGTGTGCATATACCACACCTGCTTGAAGGGATTTGTCAATCCTTTCTGTCTTTACTTCTTGTCCTTTTGTACTGAACATGTTATGTTATTTTAGATTTGAGAATTCAGTTTTCGAATACTACTATACTGTCTTTTACCAGTTTGAGGTCATTTGGAATTTCAAAGTCAGAGAACATACCCCTGGGTGACTTGCAAGTGTTTTCACCGTTATTGTTTGTCTCAAATACATAACGGATCTCACCGTCTTTGTTTCTCTTCACTTTACCAAACAACACAATAGAGAACAAACCTTCAAGTGACAGCTTCTCATCTACCATACGTCCAATTGTCTTGGCTTTTACTTTACGTTTACCTTCAAGGTCTGTAGACTCTTCTGAGTGCGTAAGAAACACTACAGTGAGGTCGTCACGCAAGTCTTTAGGAAGACGTGCAATACGAGCAAGATTAGCACCGATTTGAGTGAACTTTTCATAACCTTTCTCATCAGAACGGTCAAAGAACTCAAATGAGCTCATGTACTGAAAATCATCTACTACGACTGTTTTAATCTCAGGTCGTTTCTCACTTACATAACGAAGACAAGCTTCTATCTGCTGAGCAGAAGAGCCACCATAGATGTTACCCTTAGGGTTGTCTTTTGACCACTGTTGGTACTTCTTCTTCCACCCTTTGAATGGTAGAGGCTTGTTTGCCACATTAATGATAAACGTTTCTTGTGGGTCGAGAGTCTCAATACTGGTGGATTTACCGCTACCAGGATCTGCAATAATTAGGATGCCTTGTGCCATATTATAGATTTGATTTTATGAGGTCATTCAACCATTGCTTAGAGCTAATAGGTGTATTGTTTACGATAGCGTAAAAATCACGAATAGACATTTCTGCAAAGGGTTGATCATTGATTTTCTTAGTGGGTTCAGAATTATAAACGGGCTGAGTTGGCGGAATTCTATCTATATTCAATAGAGCTGAGCGTCCACTGATAGCTACAGATGCAGGGTTAACTACTCTGAGATCATCCAGGGGAACTACGTATCTCTCATTATCTACATACAAATCATATTCATCCATGTATGTATCACTTGGATGTAGACGATATACCTTTCTTTCTTCTGAAATAGGTAATAGTGAATGATTAACCAGCTCAAAATAGAAACCAGCGGGTTTTTCAAACTCAGAAGGATAGATTGCAACAATGTAACAACCTTTCGATTCATCGTAGTAGGGAGTCTTCATGTTGAAGTCCTTACTGTTGATACCTAAATCCTTGATAAGGTTCGCATGGAAATCTCTAATCGCATTCAAGCGATCTATTTTCCATGCTTTGTTTTTAAGCGGTGTTTTCAAATCTGACATCATTTATTGGTTTAAAGTTCACTGCCAATATCGGCAGAGGGTGGTTTAGTACTTTTGTTAGCAGTTCTAAAACCTCCTTGAATATTAGATGGTTGCACTGCAACAATAGGAGGGACCGTTTCTACCATACGTTGTCTATTGAACTCAGCATTGAAGAAAAGCATGTTCTCTCTGTTTGCACCATTCCTTACTTTCAACATGTGCATGAAGATGGTGTCATCAGTAGCAAGGTACTTTTGGGGACCGTAACATTTAATATCTACATTTGCTGGTCTGTTTAACACTACTAACATATCTGAACCTTGCATCAGAGCGTCGCCACCGAATATGTCATTCGATGTAGGATAGTTAGCAATGGTACCTGGCATCTTTCTGATAGCCTCATCAATACCACGATTCAACTGAGAAAGCATTATAATGATCACAGGAAGCTCATTCTTAAGCTTCATGAGCATCTCTACAGTGTTATAAAGCACCTCAAACTTGTCTTTCTCTGAATCCATTCTTTTAACCAACCAAGAGTGGTCAATTGTGATAACCAGGGGATTACCACTTGGTTTACCATCTTTACCGGGTATGTTGTTGTAATAGTAATGAACCGCGTCATAGATATTCTTATGCGTCATTGCGGTGCCTAAGAAGATTCTATAAACGCCTTGACTCATAAGCTTTGCTGTCTCGGCTCTGTATTGCCGTAAGAGTTGCATACTATAGTCATCAAGCTGTTTCTCTGAACTAAGAACAACATTATAGTCTTTGGCAATCTGTGCTGCAAAGTCTCTGCTGCCATACTGCTTAGAACCCATTTCAAATTGAAATTCAAGAATATTGAAGTTTTGACCTGGGTTCATTGCCATAGATTCACGTATGATTTGCGATGCCACCATAGTTTTACCGGAACCAGGACGAGCTGCTACAGTGAGCATTGAACCCCATTCTAACCCGTTGATACCTGCTTTGTTAACACCTTTCCAAGGAGTCTTGAATGATGTGATTCTACCTGTTCTTCTATCTTCGATGTATTTCAAAGCATCGTCTAATACTTCGAGATAGGTTTTTGCTCCGTATTTTAAGATCATACCTTTATAGATTTAAGGCTTAGATCCATTACGTTACCCATATAGTTGACACCATCTGCGTGCCCATCTGCATAACCGTTGTTGTAGATTTGTGCTACAAGAGTTTGAAATAAATCAAAATTGAGAGCCCTTATGTTCTTGCTACCAGGCATTTCTACTGTGCACTGGTCAAAGAGTTTCTTGATTTGCTCATCTTTCATAATAGTTAAGGAGTTTTTTGCGAGTGAATAGATAGAACTTAAACATTACCACCAACAACAGTTCTATGAACATATACTTGATGAAGTTCATTTCAATAATGAACGTGCATATGAATAGCCAGTTAAAGACTGAGAAAGCTGCTGCAAGAAGTAGTGTTGATAGTGTTTTCTTCATTCAGTTGATTTAGATATTAAGTAATAGCTCCGGGTTGTCAAGTATCAATTGACAATAGTCTGCAAGTTTTGATACTACGGCTTTACTAGTGGGGTCTGTCTTCTTTATGAAGTAGGAGCTTGTACTCATAAAGGCATGTCTTTCCTGTTCTTTGATGAGACAGTAGTATTTGGCTGCATCCAATACTATGTCCCAGTCATAATCGGTATAGGTTTTGAAGAACCATATAAACTTATCAGTCAGTTCTTTGACTGATTGTCTAGCCACTTCTCCGTGGTCTAGACGCTTAGAAGGAAAGTACTCTCTGTATTCCTTCACTTTGTCGAGGTAATCTGCCCCGAGGACGTTTTCTGTTTTAGGTTTAGTTTTAGATTCGATTTCAGTTTGCAGGTGTTTGAGCATCGCAATTGCTTTCTCTGTCAACGTACCATCTGGATTCATGTGTCCACAAGACTCTGCAACCAGGCGTTCTGCTTCTACGTTTACTAGTTTACCGGTAGATATACTGTTACGGCAGCAATCAAGAAAGAATAACTGATTGGGGCTAACATTAAACTTCCGGCATGACGTCCAGATTTTGTGACTCATGAGTGGGGTGGTTTGTCATTTTTTTGATGTGATTTTCTATTGATATTACCTTGTTTTGAAAGTTTTCGTCAGTTTCCATCAGTGCTTTGTACAGTTTGAGAACATGTATCACTGTAGAATGATCTGCGTATTTGATATGTCTAGCTATCTCTTTTAGGGTGAAGTTCATCTTCTTTGCTATGTTACAATAGATGGCCCTCAGTTCTACAAGTCTACGTATACGAAGCTGTGTAGTTAATGGTACAGGCTTTCCTTTTAAGACAGGTAGAAATGGTTTGAAGCACTCATCAAGGTCATTTAATGACAGGTATCCAAGATGAGAGGGTACATAAATGATTGGCATACAACCAATTTTAGCTTTGAAATCTTGCTGAAAATTGTGGATGAGCTTTGCTTGAAGTTTATAGATGTCTTTCATATGAGCGTCTAACTTTTTGAATGTGGGTTTACAAATATAGAACTATGAGAGATTAAATCTACAAAATAATTTGAAAAAGTTGTATATTATATTGTAGAACAATTCTTTTTGGTCTCCTCTATTCTGCTGTTATACAATTACTGATACTATAAATTCCTCTATTATGCCAACGTTTTATGCTCAAAAAGATGGTAATGGTTACCCTATTCCTGGAACCATGATGTCTACAGATGGAGCTGTTCCTCCTGTAGCTAATATTATTACAATTGCTGCCCAGGATGTATCATCTTCTGTAGTACACCCTACCGGATTAGTGTTCATTGTGAATAAGGATAGTAATGGAAACATTATACCTAATTCTCTTAAGTCAGTACAGAGCAAATCTGGTCACGGAAACACATTCGAGCACAAGAAATCCTAAATACTATTAGAGATGGCCAACCCAGTTGTAGACAGATTCAAGGTTTGGGCTTTTCCAGGGGTGATTAGTGTCTTAGCTGCTATCATTTGGCAAGATGTCAAAGAGATCAAAGCTGATGTGAAAGAGTTGATAGCTCAATCAGCTATTGACAAGACCCGTATTGACAATCTTGAGAGAGAGTTGTATGGTAAGAAGTCTACGACAGCTGCTTCATATCCCGGAAAAGACTCTTCTGATAAGACCTATCTTAAGGTGTTTGCGTTAGTTGCTATTAGACCTGAGAAAGAGGAGTATACATTAAAGAAACTCAAAAACGTACCAAATACTCAACTATGAAATTCAAAGATTGGGTCATCGACCTGTTCAAAGACGAAAGAGGTGCTGCCTCTGTTAAGCCTGTACTAGCTACCCTTGGTGCCGTAGTACTATGTGCTGTACTTCTTATAGACGCTATTAGTAGGGGAGACGTTAAGTTCTCTGACGCGCTGACTAACAGTGTGCTCTATCTCACTATTTTCTGCCTTGGTGCTGACACTGCAGATAAGTTCAGCTTCAAAAATCCTAAATAAGTGTTATGAAGAACCAGATCTCACTATTCATCATTATTGGTCTTATAGCTGTTATTCTGCTACAGAGGCTACAATGTGGATCTGCTCCACAACAGATTACAAAAGTGGATACGGTTGTTAAAATTGACACTTGTTATATACCCAAGGACAGTATTATAAAGAAGAAAGTCACCCTGGTAAAAGTGCAATATGTACATGACACGTTGTTTGTACCCAGTGGTAACTATGATTCTCTCAAAGCCCAGTATATCACATTAGCTAATAGTTACTCAGCCAGGAAGTCTTATATGGACAGTCTACGTTTGGGTACGATAGGATATGTATTAGTGTACGATACCGTGCAATACAATGCATTATACGACAGGGGCTATAAATATCATTACGACCTGCCTGTAGTCACTAAAGAGGTAGAGATAGTCAAATATGCTCCACAAAAATCTCAAGTGTATATAGGTGGTGGTGTAGCCGGTTCTAAGAATGGTTTTCTAAGTGTACAAGCCGGTGTTATGTACAAGTCACCTAAAGATAAAATAGTAGGTGGTTTTGCCGGTGTTTCATCTAAAGGTGACATCTACTACGGCGTCCAGAGTTATTGGAAGATCAGGTTTAAATAATCTTCGTTATGGAAATAGAACGTTTGAAAGGGTATATACCCAATGATGTGTATGATATTATCCCAGAGGCTTTTGACAAATATGAGGTGAACACAAACGAACGTGCTGCTCATTTTCTTGGTCAAATTGCACATGAGAGTGGGGATTTCCGTATTAAGACTGAGAGTTTGTACTACTCTACAGCTTCACGTATAGCTTCTGTATGGCCCACCAGATTCAATTTAGATGGAAGTAATAACAAACGAAATGCTTTTGAATATACTAAGAACCCTCAGAAACTTGCTGAGGCTGTTTATTCTAATCGTATGGGGAATACTGAGCCTGGTGACGCTTACCGTTATCGTGGTGGTGGTTTTCTTCAGCTTACTGGTAAAGCAGCTTATCAAGAATACGCTGACTATGTTGGGAAGTCTGTAGATGAGATTGCCGACCTGGTTAGATCTGACAACAAGTATGCATTAGACTCAGCTCTCTTTGAATATGCTATTCAGATGAAGCTTAATCCAGTTGCTGATGACGGTATGGCTGATGAAGTTATTAGGAAAATCACACGTAGAATCAACGGTGGTTCCATAGGGTTGGTAGATAGAACACGTAAAGTGAATATTTTTTATCAAATACTTACTAAGACAGTATGATAGTCAACCTTTTAGCTGTTGTCTTTTATGCAATACTGAATCTAGCTCTTGCTAGCAGGGATGCATATAAGATAGAACAAGGAGAGAAGATCCAACACGGGCTGAATGCACTTGAATACCTGGTATTTCTTATACCAGCTTATGCGATAACCCACAGTTGGTTCTTTATAATAGGTCTCCTGTCTCTTAGAAAAGTAGTATTTGACCTCTCACTTAACTATATGAGAGGATTACCTATAGACTACTATTCGTCTACAACCACCTCAAAGATTGACAAACTAACCTACGATTTGCATAAGAAGTATGGTTGGAAGTTGTTCTACGGGGCATTCTTATTGATAACCCTTCTTTCAATAATTCCATATGGCAAAATCTAAAGCATCGGGAGAATCCCGTAAAATCACTTTTGGTAAACGAAAAACGGGTAAAGCCAAGAAAAGTCGTGGACCAAAAGACAAAGAGATCTCAAAATACAGGAGACAAGGTAGATAAGAAAAGCCGGGAGAATATCCCGGCTTTTTCTATTTAATTCGCCACACTCTTCTGGAACCATCTAACTGAAGTCTGGAGGTATCATTACAAGATGACTTTTTGTTTAACTCACCTGTACACCAAATGGTAACTAAATCAATCTACCATTTGCATTGACACCATGAATCTTACTGCCATCAAATACTATCATCTGTTCTCTTTTTGAATATTTCTCTAAAGCACTAGGCTCAAAATAACTGAAATTTGCTCCAGCTACACCAATGAAATATGCTTTTTCAGAATAAGTTCCACATCTGTCTTGAGCGTCGGTGATAACTATGGCATTTCTGTCTCCTTTAACAATTCTATGAACAACCTTATTAATGTCTGTACCTCCAATGGTTTGAATCATAGATATAGAAAGCATATCATTATTGCGTTTCTTAACTGATGTATTGAAAGTGTAAACATCGTTGAGCATGTTCATTTCTTTCAGTTTAGCAGCCAGGGATTTTGCAAATTCAATCTGGGAGATGTTGTTATTGTTCTGAGTTTTAAGACCGGTTAGTGAATCCATAGATGTTGAGATGTCTATATAGATGTCAATCTTACCAACTTTCTTGATATGTTTTACATCTACATTTTCAGCCATCACTTTACGTAAAGAAGGGTGTAAGAAAACATAGTCTTCTATACCACCCAGGTCTTCTGCATTAAAGATGTCATCATATTCTACTATTTGTCTTGAAGAGAAGTAGGAGAGAGACTTATCTAAAAGTTTCTTCAGCTTATCCTTAACAGCTCCCATGGACATCTTTACAGACAAAACATTTTGAGATATCTCATCGAATTTGTCAATAGTGAGTTTACCTACGGTAAGCGTATTTTCATCATAGGATTTTGATGTAGCATCTTCATACATTTCTTCTTGCGTCTCTTCTGGTAAGAGCTCATCTATTTTATTACAAAGTTGCTGAGCTGATTCCATGCTACGATCCAGTTGAGATTGAGCTGTACTACTGTTAAGAAGTTCATTCATTATGTTTTCCAGCTCATTCTTATCAAACTCTGAAGGATCATTTTTTAGACCGTCCATCAACTTTTCTACTTTATCAGGAGCTTCGATTTCCATCATAGCAAGCATCATTAGAAAATGCATCATCACATTGCGTGAAAAAATGGCTGATTTGAGATTGCTACTCTCTGCCATAATTTTACCTATGGGATTGTTAGCTTTTTCTAAGAACATGTATTTTAGAAAGTTTTTCTCATCCCTTTGTGAGAATTCAAGATTCTCTGTACGATTGTAATAGAGTTTGAATATGTCTTTTTTAAGATGAGCAGGAAATCTATAGTACAATTTCTCTAGGTGATCATGAGCTTTTTCTATAGAAATACGTTTCTCTTTTAGAAGATGTGAATACTCTGAGCCTATGGTGCTTTTAGAAAGGCAATAGTCATTCACTATTTTGTCTAAACGATCTTCATCTAACCAATGCAGATATGGTTTGATGAGGTCAGGCTTTTTGTAAAAATTGATTTTACCAAAGAGGCCGTCTTTGTCTTTGTAATAAGAAGAGATTTCTCCTTTCTTTACTTTCTCAAGGATTGTATAAACGTTCTTATACTGTCTTTCTCCTGCCATAGAAAATGAATTAAAAAACACCGGTAGTAATGAAACCACCGGTGTTATGTTTGTCAATACTGTTTATCTTAGACTTCCACTGTAGGTTGGGATGATACATTCATTTCTGACATGATTGCATCAAAGTCTTCAGACTCAAACTGTTTTTTGTAATGAGGATGTTTATCCAATACATATTGAATAGCCATTTCAATCTCTTCTACCTGACTTTCATCAAGAGCACCCCTGCTTGAATAACTATTTATCAAAGCTTCAAGCTCTGCAATAGCTAATTCAAGCTGGTCGCTGGTGGTATAGCTTGTTAGCATGTCCACTTTACTCATGATGTTCTTCACCTCATTACTCATCAGCTTATTCTGAAGTTCAGAACCTGCAGCTTGACTGATCATAATCTGAGCTGTTTTTACCAGGGCTTTGTCAACACTGATATCCCAGATGTACGATACAGCTTTTGTGAGTGTAGGCACAAAGGTGAGAGTACGATCAGAAGTGTGTCCATAACCCACCTCGAGAAACTTCTCAAGTTTGGTAATAGAGACTTCTAGATTGTTAATCTCATCTTTAGAAGGTATTCCCAACTTGACTTTCTCTTTGTATTCACGACCACCTTTGTTGTAATACTTTACCAATTCACCCTGAGAAACCCTGCTTACAGACATTTTGAGCATGAAACGGTCCCAGAAAGGAGAATTAACCTCTTCTTTAGGAATCTCATTACAAGTGGCTACAAAGAGTTTCCACTTACAAGGAAGCTTTTGTTTGCCGTTAAACAGGAACTTCTCGTTCATTACACCCAACATGGCGTTACGAATGGCTGCAGAAGCTTTGTCCACCTCGTTGATGATTACAATCTCAGCATCTGCAATAGGTGCTGTGATTTCATAACGATTCTCAGTAAAGAGCTTACCAAGATCTGGCATACCCTTGATCTCAGAGGCTTTAGTGCCCTCGTCTGTCTCCAGGATATAGAGCTTGTTAGCAAAGTCTTGAGCAGTCATATTGCCATCTTTGTTCAACCAGGCTTTTGCATACTCGATAATAGTCTTTGTTTTACCTACACCGGGAGGACCTACCAAAAGACAAGGAAGACCAGTTGACTCTGCAAGAGCTAACATTTTGAATACTTCATCCTTGTTAATCATTGATGTTTCAATAACACGATTCTCCTTAGCTGTCTTTTTGGTTATACTCTTAAATTTAGACATGTCTTTTTGCTTTTCTGGAGTGTTTAGGTTAGTAATTACAGGTTCTTCTTTAGGTTGCTCAGAGATTGGCGAAAGCTGTGAGGTCGTCGTCGTTGACGTCAGTGTGTTGAGGTTCTGCGCTTCGTATGCTTTTACTATTGACGTTAGTTGACTTGGGCTCAGATAGTTCTGCATTTTTAACAGTTGAGCTACTTGGGTTGGTGTTAGATTTGCTGTCGGAAAATTCGGTTCCATTTGTGTCGTCGATGATTTTAAAAATAGTTGTACATGTCACAGCGTCTTTAAGACGTGGATCTTTCTTAATAATGTTGATTTGCATGTCGTTTGCCTTGTACTTCTCTTGAATAGAGCCGTAACCAAGGTCATCACGTTTGAACCAGGTCATACCAGATGCCAGGTCTTCGAATAGCTGCGATAGTTGCAAGTTGACTGTCTTGATTTGCATAGTTGTATTACCATTTAATTGTGTAGCTTTCTCCATTAGTCTTTCTCAGAATCTCGTTTATCTTGTTAAAGACGTCTTTACAGTCCCACTTACCTTGGTTATAAGCTGCTGACGCAGGGTGGGACGTTCTAAATACATGATGACAGTCTGGGTTGATAAGATTCTCATATTCTTGAGCTTTCTGACCCATGAATACAAACATTAACCCTGTATTGGTTAAGCTTAAAATATCTAGTAAATACACTAAAAAGCTTTGCCATACATTAAAATGCGATCCGGGTTTGTCTAATTGACAGGTGAGTGCTGTATTAATAAGCAATACACCTTGATTAGCCCAACGGGTTAAGTTAGGATCCATTTCTACTTTCTCATCTGGATAGACTGTGTCTTTGATCTCTTCAAATAGCTTTTGAAGACTGGGTTGTATCTTACCCGTGTTGGAACAGCTAAAAGCTATTCCGTCTGCTACCCCTAATTGTGGATAGGGGTCTTGTCCGATAATCACAACCTTTAGTTGTTTTTCAGGGCATTCTTCGAAAGCTCTGAATACATCTTTGAGTGGGGGTGTGAATCGTTTACCATCTTCTCGTAGAGAATAGAGTGTTTCCAGTACTTTATCAAAGTCACTAGATTGTACATACCCTCTGAGCTTTGTAGCCCAACCAGAGGGTTTTAGTTTTTCGATAAGTTTAGTCTTGATAAGCTCAAGGTCTACAGTAGGTGTCATAAAAATCTATAAATTTGTACAAAACAGATACGAAATGCCTACAGAAAAAAGAATCAAGAAAGATGCTCAGATAACGTTGACTTTTGGTTCCTCGTTTATATCTAATCTGCAAGAAGCCACCGTTTATGTATGCTCATTGCTTACTCCAGAACAGAGCAAACAACTTTTAGATATGTTGGAGGCTAAAGACTTAGACTTGAATGAACCAATTTTGAGACATTCTGTAACACTAGTTCTATTACTTAGGGAAATAGAGAACAAAGCTGTAGAGACTCAGCAGTTTATTGAAGTGGAGGTTACACCAAATACAAATTAACTTCACTACCTATCTCAATACATGCTTGAATGGCCAGGGAAAGATCTTCCCTGGAACATTCAGCAAAGCTTTTAGCTAAGAAATACTCTTTACCTGATACTTCTCTCATGATACAAAGACCTGCACGGTCTTTCACAAGGATCTTCATGTTTTCTACAGTCTCACCGATATGAGTAGCAAGCTGTCGTATCATCACGTGCAGCTTAGCTAATTGGGGTAGGGTGCCGTCATCATGTTGTGTCTCGTAGAAGAACTCTATTATCGTCCCCTCTGGGATCTGGTCAATAAAGCTTTCTAATTGTTTTGACGCTCCAGATGACGTGGTTCTCAAACCACCGTTTCTTTTTACCAGTTTACCTGTAAAGGATTGTGTCATATACATGCGTGATTTTGTCCGCATCCAAATCTGAGAGAGCGTTTCTTACCCAACGTTCATCCACTGTATCTTTATAACAGAGTATATGTACAGTGGCTGTGTCGTCAGGATTCAACCTGAGGAGTCGTCCTATACGTTGTGAGCTTTTTCTCTCATTACCGTAAGCATGTAGAATGACACCTGCTCTTAAATTAGGGATGTTGACACCTTCATTAAGCTGTAATACGCAGCTTAGCTGTTTGAGCTCACCCGTTTTAAAAAGCTGTAAGTTCTCCTCACTATTTGGATTTTTGGAATGATAAGATTCTTTACAAAGTCTGTCTGCTTGTTCCATAGTGTTGCAGAAGACGATACATTTGTCCTCGATGTCTAACAGCAGGTCTTTAGCATATGCTTCTTTTGTAGAGAAATCCATCATAGCTCTCATACGCATGACAGATGCTATTTGTTCCTGTTTTTTAGTGTCTGCATCCATTAGACGTTTGCTCCAGAAATCATAACTCTTACGTTCTGATGTCCAGAACTGTTTACTGCCGGCTTGAACTCTATAGTTATTACTTTCAGATAGGGGGAGATAGTGCACTATTATCCTGTAGTCATTGAGGATGTTATCACTAACTGCATCGTCAGTGATATACCTGTACATGATTGGACAATAACTACGCACCATTACGCCTTTTTCAGACTCCTCATAACGTGGTGGAGTGCCGGTGAGACCTAATATCTTACCACTGTACATGGCAAGAAATACACTGTGACTATTCAGAAGACTATGACATTCATCAAGTACCACTACGTCATATGCGTGTGGGTTCATCTTGTTCAAAGACAGATATGTAATAAAATCACAAGATGAAATGTCAATATTGAACTTTTCTGCATCTGAACGCCAGGTGTCAAATATGCTTATTTTAGGAGCTACAACAAGTACTTTAAGTTGGTTCATGTTCTTCTCCTGTAGGTGGCTTATATATTTAAGACCCACCAATGTCTTACCTACACCCATAGAAATAGCAAGACCGCAGCGTTTATGTGATAACGCTACGGTCAATGCACCTTCTTGGATTTCATCTCTTTTACTCATTTTACATATTGATCTTCTGGAAGTTTTACAGCCGGTGTACCGACGTTTACAAGAGTGGCAAGAATATATCTCATGTTGTTTTGTATCTCATAGTCTGCCCTGGCAAATGACTCTTGTAGGTCATTTCTCAATACAGCTTGTACAAAGTGTCCACCATGATCTATAACACCATCACGTTGCATCAGCACACTTGCTATTACATCACAGAGGTGGAAAGACGGTTGTATTTTCCACACGTTTTGTAAATAGTTCTTTACTTTTTGGACGTATTTGTCCCTTATATCCTGATAGGTCATTGTTAGATGTATTTAGATATCAAATCAAGAACCTTCTCTCTGTCGAGGAACTTTATTTTGCCTTTAACATCGTCAACAGAAACGTCACAGGCTACTGTTTCACCTTCATCATCTACACCTACCAATAGACCGCTACCGGCAAATGGTTGATGAGCACCTTCATAGGTGAAATAATTGTCACAAGGTTTGAGTAAACCTTCTTCATCTACAATAATAGAGTCATGTTCATTTAGATAGTGACCAACTTGTACCATGTCACAGTCAAGAAGTTTATACCACTGATGCAGCATATTGCTGTCAGGGTCGAGGGTCACTTCTTTAACCTCTTTGTTAATAGAGTCGATGAGAATTGCTTTCATTTCTCTGTCAGTTTGATAGTTGTTTCTTATTTGAAATCTTCTACTTTACAGTTGTACTTAGATAGTTCTTGATTGACAAAGTCATAACAGCGTTTTTTTAATGACTCTTTAGCTTTTGCTAAATCTTCAGGAGTATAACAATCTAGTTTACCTACATATTTACCAAGCCAGATTCTTTTTCCTTTAGTAAGACGAGCACTAGATCTTACCTGTACATACTTTCTTTCTGGAACTTTTACATCAGGTACAATATTCATAGTAACTCTACTATTAAATGTATCAACAGCTTCTAAGAGCCTTCCAATTTCAATGATTTCTTTTTTACTAAACATCTTTATTAGTTTAAACGGTTTTCAGAAAAGCCAAGTTCTTTGGCTTCTGCAGGATGTTCTTCTATCCATTGATGACAGGATCTGCACACAGATAACCATGTGCCTATCTTTAATAGATTTTCACCACGTCCTGCTTTGTGGTGTACATCTGTAGCTTTTCCACCACAGCCAACTAACTTGGCTTGACATGATGGATTGCCAATCATGAAGAGTCGTCTAAGAGCATTGTAGTCTTTTAGATTCTTCTCCATTTTTTGACTAATGGGGTTGGGTCGTTTAGTTGGTTTAGCAATACCTTTAGGAGGCTGGATTTTATACCAGCACTCCTTACAATATTTGTCTTTACCGTCACTCTTCCAGATCGGCTTCAGTGACTGACACCCTTTGCACAGTTTCTGCTTGGATTGAATCATAGGGTTGTTTTTTTCTGATGATGATGCCGTTCTTTACAGACTTGCCCAGAATACCTACGTTTTGACGTATGTATTCTATTTCAATAGGGCTACCGTCACCAAGAATGCGGTCCATCAACAATCTGTCTACTTCGTTTTCTGGTATGAGAACCAATTGTGTCACACCGTTTGAGATGAATATATGCTCCATGTTTTCAAATAGAATGTTCAAGAGTGAAAAAGTCTTTTGGTAGAATACCCACTTCGATTAGTTTCCTGGCAATATCTACCTGGTTAATGCCTAATTCTTTAAAAGTGTGTCTATCGACGATTTTGGTATCTACAGCTTTGACGCCTGTGATGAATTTCACCAGTTTAGAATGGGGAAATAGAGTCTGTAGAAAGTGGTCTACTTTCTCATTGACTATATCCTGCTTCCATTGATTCAGTACATTTTGGCAAGCTGTATACCTTCGGATAATGGATCTTTTACGTTGAGCTGACATACATGTCACTTCCGCTTTGGTAAACGCATTCAATCCATATACTGTTTCTGAGTACAATTTCTGTTGCTTGTGGTTAAATGCGGGCTTATCAAAAGTTTGATACTTCTTACGAGGCGGTTGTTGTACACAACCATTTTGATAACCCAGAAACTGATACTTGTATGATTCTCTGTATGAGATTGTAATCCCTTCAGCCGTTGCTGAAATGGTTTTGTGTGGATTGATTTTCATATAATCTACAATTTGGGGGTTTGTAAATGTACAATTGTTCTACAAATAAATACCGGAGGTTTATAAATGTAGAGGGGGTGTTTTTATCCACCCCCTCTAACTGATTATAAATCAGCGTCGTCGCTGAAAATACTGAGTTCTTCAAGTGCCTTCTGGGACGCCATAACTTCTTTAATCTCGTTACGACAGTCTGTGTCATGTTGAATCAACTCATCTGTTTCGTTTTCATCCATTGTATAGAATGTCTGACGATAAATGGGCTGATCGTTCACACGTAAGACAACACCTGTTTTACCGGCAATCTTAAGGTTGCGGTCAGGGTGTTTCTCATTAAAAGGTGTGAAAGACTCTTTGACGATGATTTTACCAGAAAGTTCCTGGTTGGGTTGAAATTTGAGTTTCAACAGATCTACCATGGTGCCATGAAGCAGTGCTGTGCGTTTTTCAATACGCAGCCAACCACCTTTGGTCACTTTGATGTTTTCTTGCATCAGACGGATATACCCATACTCTGGGTTTTCTGACACGTTGATAACGTTATTGTCGGCACCTGCCGTTACAATCACTTTACTCATAATGCTTATTGTTTGAAATAAAAAAGCCCTGTCTCGCACATAGGGTTGTGTAAGAACAGGGCGTTAAATATGTTCCGAGTTTAGTCTACTTCTGGATTGAAGTCTAAATCGGGGTCCATCAACTTTTCTTGTGTGGGGATATCAATCAGGTCGGGAGCTATATCAGGTTCTTCACTAGATTGTTTGCTTAATACTGAACCAAACCAGGGGTCCTCTAGTAGGTCTCCATAATTGTAAGCAATCAGATATTCTAGTTCTTCATCAGACATTTCAATAAACTGCTCAGTGCTGATTTCAATCACCTTTCCGTTAGGTAATTGATAAAGCATAGGGATGTATGTTATATAAAACTACCCATATGCTTTTGTAATACAAAACGTCCTGAAACTATAGATGGATTATAGAGCTAATAGTTTACAGATTTTTAGAGCTCTTGAGAACATTGAACTTTTTCTTCCAATATGCGTTGGTTTTATTGATGTCCTCCTGGCGTTTCTCGAGTTTCATCTTAAGCTCCAAGTTCTCTTTCTCTAATGTTTCTAATTTGCTTTTTCTGGTAGACACCAGTTGCTTCAATAATTTCAACATATTAGTATACGATTTTGATCCCTTTGCGATTGATAACCACTTCTTTTGCTTTAGAAATATTCACCTCAGTGTCATTTACAATAAGCCTGGTGAAATTAGTTGCCAATACAGGGGTGTTTTCTTCAATAGGGGTGCTGTCTTCTACAGCTGGCACTTCAATTTCTTTTGCACTTGGATTGAATACAGATATCTCTGGATTATTCTTCTTCCTTGTTCTTTTTGCAAAAGCATGAATAGGCTCTAGAATACCAGCTTTTACCATCTTAGACCTTGTAGCAGCTACATAACCATACGACACACCGGTGGTAGATGCAACATCTTTGATGGATTTACCCTGTACCAACAGTGAATACATTCTTGACCTTGTTACTTCAGACATGTCTTTTTTTCTTTTTGATTTTGTTTTTGTTTTTGTTGACATTTTGTTGATTTTGATTCGTGAAATAAAAAAACGGCGAGCTTGTTATGAACCCGCCGTTTATTCAAAGTGTCTCAGGATGTTTGTGAACCTACCTTTTACAGTTATCTCATCCCAGGGTTGCTCAAGATCTGCTGTAGGTATGAGCTCAATCTGGTCAATGATATCCCCGTCTTCAGTTACTTTCTTACCATCACGTTTGATATCAAACCCCTTGTAATAGAATTTGTCTTTTGTTTCAAACGTCATGATAGCAACTTCCTTTTTGATAGGAATTTCTTGATAGTCTTCTGGTGCTTCCTCATCAAGGTTACCTTCTCGTAACCAGGCTTCAGAAGCCCACCCTGTTGCAAATACTTCGAACTCTTTCTTAATTTTTTTTGCAATCTTAGGAAACAGCAGTTTCATAAAAAGCTCTTTAGCTGTATCTGAGTCACCGAATTCTTGAGGTATCATAACACTTATGATAGCATTTTGCTCAAGCTTGGTTTTGTCAAGATGTTTTGCAAAGAGAGTGATATGAGGCTGCAAATTTCCTGTCTCTATCGTGGCTTGCATAAGAGATTTCATGTGTGTATCTCTTATTTCAAGCAGTTCTTCTTCACTCATAATTTGATTGTGTTAAAATGCATAAGAATAGAAAGCTCTGTGTAAAGTTGAAGACGGTTCAAACACAAGAGTTTCAAGTTTCAATTCAGGATGCTTGTATTTTTGATTTTCGTCATCAATTTCAATCGGCTCATCAATTTCTATAGAAACAATGATTTGATTATGATGAATCACTTTTTCTATCCTTCCATATTTCTTACTGCCTATAAACAAGATATCGTTATCATGATAGGGAGTGAAGTTGGTAGGCATTACATCTACAGAGCTCTGAATTAAGACTTTGTCACCTTTTTCGTCAATCTTGTATACATTTTGCTTTTGAGCATCCTCTCCGTTGATGTTAAATATGTTTTTGAAGACAGCAGGATCCTCTTCATGGATATTCACTTCTTCAATAACAGCCTTTACCAAATCAATTGTGATGATGGGAAGCTCAGATATCATTTTGATAGTGGCATTCTTCAAATCCTTATAAACAAGCATGTCATCAACAATTTCTTCAATGACGTCAAGGCTGAGATCTGAGAACGTTTTGATATACCTGATGCGACTGGGTCTTTGCATCAAGTTTTTATCAATTTTAAGCTCATTAGTAGTGAGTATGAACAGCTTTCTATGAGACGTTTTAAATGCACCATCCATAATAGATAACAACGAGTTGCTATAATAGTCGAATATCTTTTCATACTCGTCTATAAACACAATCACATTCTGATGAATAGTGTTAAGAAAGCTTACCAGGTTTTCATGATGCTTTTGCACAAGTATTACAGGCATTTTGAGCTCATTACATATGAGTTCAGCAGTTACTGTCTTACCGGTGCCTTTTAGCCCATTGAGAAGAATTCCTAAGTTACCATCAGTATGGTGCCATGTTTTGCACATCCTGTCTACAAATTTGGTTTCTACACCATACACCTTGTAGGGAAAGTAGAATTCATTCTGTACAAAGTCTAGATAAAATACGTTTCGTAGTGTATCAAATTCAAGTTTGTAAACAGCTGGTGGTAGAGTGTCAATTTGTGTTGTAACATCAGATAGGTAGTGTGAATAACCTAACGCGTTCCATTTTTTGTTCACTTGATTGTTTTAATGGTAAGAAAATGAGTGTAGACTTTCGTCTGTTAGGTGATCTAATACTTCAAGAAGTTGATTTGAGTGATCTGGATGAAAAACAAACTCATCGAACGCCCCGTATTGAGACGTGCGTCCAAAAATATACTTGATACCATAGATTAGTCTTTGCCAAAAAGGTTTCTTGACTAAGTGCACTTGCATATAAACACCAGGATAATACACGTCATACATGAATACTATTTGATGTTCTGTATTGTTGCAAGCACACACCAGAAATTGGTTTTGGTGTTTAGGATACTTTCTTTTCATTGAGTTTTTGTTTTTCTTCTTCTGACAACACTCGTTTGATGTAGCTCACTGGACTGGGAATATCATCATCAACTTCTATACCTGTGTGGCGATCAAACGTCCACCCGGCGTCAATGATGTCTTCTGTCACTTTTTGTACAATTAGATGCATTGGAATTTTGAATGCAAGCATTCGTTCAATAACATCCCCTTCTTTAATTTGATGCAATTCTTCTTTGCTTAGGGGTTGATAGTCTACTTTCATGATTTTGATTTGGGGTTAAAAAATATAGCGGATGTTACTTGGGTCAAAATACTCTGAATACAGAGATATGAATTCCGCTATCATGATCTTTTTCAGATGTATACGGTATCTGATGTTATCTGGAGCATACTGGCTGTCTTTCATTTCCTGTATGTCTGGTCTCCAGATAAGTGATCTCACCTCATCTGAATTACGTTCGTGCTGGTTAATGTTGTGTGTAAGAAATATACACTCGCATTTGACATTGACACCTGTAACTTTAAGCTCTTCAAATAGTTTGCGATACTCTTCTAACCAACCATCTGTATAGATGATAGGGGAGAAGTTGATATGTACATCCATATCATGAGCTTGGAAGTAGTCTATGGTTTCTATCCTGTCAATGATGAGATCAGTGTTTGGTTCTAATACATCAGAATACTTCTGAGGCATCAGACTAATTCTGATCCTGTGTTTACCACGTTTTAACACATAGTCACCCGGATTAAAATAAGTGGGGTACTTGGTAGCAAACGTACTCTTAGCTTTAGGGTTTAAATTAAAGTAATCAAATACCTGCTGCCAGTCATAATGCTTGCCCATAAGTGCTACATCTGTACTACAACCGATGTCAATCGTGTAGTATATTTCGTCCACCTGGTTGGGTGTTTTTGGCCAGGGTTGCTTATTGACCCAGCTATCTACAGAAGCTACAATATCAATGATGTTCTCATTGACATAAACTTTGTCGTGGTTGTATCTGCCTACATAGCAGTAGGAGGACATGCAACCACCCAGGCACCCGTAAATAAAGTTTGGACTGATAGCATCTGAGCTACGTGTGTTGTCACGTGTGATTAATGTCTTTGTTTTCTGCTTTATTATCTTCATGGTTGTTTAAAAATGGAAATATGAATTCTAATTCCTCTATTGTTTCTTTATGAGATTTCCAATCATGATGTGCTGGCGTACACTGTTCAAAATTTTGAAGAGCTCCTACAAGGTCAGCATGTGCACATCTAATAGCAATTTCTTGTAATGTTGTCATTTTATGATAGTTTTGTTTGATGATTTATAAACTTTCAATTTCTTGTTTAACTTTCTCCCAGTATATCATGTGTATAGCCAATATCTCTTCATCGCAGACTTCTCTTAGTGTTTCTTTGATTTCATCAACCATCATCAACGCAACCGTTTTTCTACTTACCCAACCATCGGTATAGAGAAATAGCTTGTTTAGTAGCTCTTTAGCTTTTTTTTGTGGTGTCATACTACTCTGGTTTATAGTATTTAGTTTGATATCAATATACTTTCAGCATAGATGTGTGAGCTGTGTCCATCTATATAGATGATAGCTTCTGTCTTACTAATCATAGTAGCTGAATCACAGTCTATATAAGTAGCTGATTTTTCCCAACCGCTGCCGTTACTTATAAAAACACGGTACTTACGTGGTAAACCAGTACATGATACAACTGTGACCAGGATAAAAAATAATAGTGTTCTCATTATTTCTGTTTTTTAGGTGGAAATAAATCAACGTGGTTTTTCTCTAGCCAAGATCTCATACCACACTGTGTACACTCTATAGTTCTTATCTCTTTGTCCATTACAAACCGTTCATGTTTACATGGTTCTGTTCTTGGAGGTAGTTCTTTACATATAATGTGAGTAAGGTGGTTCCTTAACCAATCTATAAAACGCATAATAATAATGAATGATATTACTCCTACTGAGATACAACCTAGTATTGTTAGCAGTGTCATTTTTTACTTTGTTTTATGTGTTTAATGATTTTATCACATCTATCAATTAGATTATCCGTTGGAGAGGTTGCACTCATTACAATAGCCTTTCTTACATCATCCTCTGTGAATAGTTTCTCTTCTCCTTCATCATTTGGTATCTCTATTGGTGTGAACGAAAAAAGTATTCTGTTTTTTGAGTTTTGGCTAAACTTTGCCAACTCCATCATTCTATCTACCTGCTTTTCTGTATATAGTTTCATTGGTCACCTCCTTGTATTTTCTTTTTAAGTACTTGAAAGGTTGCAGTTTTATCAGTCGCACAATCACCATAAATCTTCTTCAGCATGGGTAATGTTTTTGCGTTCGGTTTTACATAATCAAAATTTTCATCTGGTATGCTGCTTTGTTTCTCCTTTACTATTTCAATTAGTTTTCTAAGACAAGCAAGTTCTGCTTCTTCGTAGGTGTTAAAACCTTCTTGGGTATTACATCCGTTAATAGTAAAAAACCAAGATTCCGCTTTAACAATTACATAGATTAAAATATACTTCTCCCTAAACCAACGGAATGCTTGTTGGTAGAGTGGGGCAATAATTCCTTTTGATAGGTCCCAACCATCCTCTTCTTCTCTTGGTATAAGATTAGAAGAATCCAAATATGTTGCGAAGTAATAAGGTTCATCAAACCCAAGTTCTTTAAGTTCTAATGCTTGTTCGTAGGGGATAAACTCTTTGTTCATTGGTTACCTCCTTGTATTAAATGTTCTGTAAATGATTTCAATATCTTTGGTAAATCAATCTCATAAAGCATTGTATATTCTTGCTCTCCTTGTTCTTTTTGAAATTTTTGTGTTTGCCACCATCTCCACACCTCCTCATCAGTTGGTAGTTCGATGGGGGTGAGCGCATTAATAAATAATTCTCTATAATCATTTAATCCACCATCTGTTTCCATTGCTAATCTAAACCCTGCATTTAGCGCTTCCCTTACTTGTTCTTCTGTGTATAGCTTCATTTGTTACCTCCTATTATTTTATCTTTTAACCATTCCACACCATCAATAAATGAATATTTGTTAACGTTTCTTTTTGCTCGTTCCTCTATCTCCTCATCACTTGGAAAGTTTATAGGTTTTTTTGCAACTTCAACCATTGCTTTTACAATATGTCTATCAATATAATCTGCTGTATCTTCAGCTGTATCACTTGGTAGTTCTATTGGGGTATGCCTTTTAAAAATATCATAATACCCATCAATACCATTATGAGCATCATCAATCATTTCCTTTACTTGCTCTTCTGTGTATAGTTTCATTTGTTAAGTATTTTATCTCTTATCCATTTTGCAAATTCTCTAAAACCTACATAAAATCCAGTATCAAAATACATTTGTTCTACTCCATCTCCTTTATCTAAAGAAGGAGGTGTTATATTGTCATAAACATATTCTTTCATCTCCTCATCACTAGGTAGTTCTATTGGTGTTAAGTCTTCTAATGAATATATAACTTCCATTTTATCTAACATACTCCTTACTTGTTCTTCTGTGTATAGTTTCATATCAAGTTATTTAAAGTGTAAAGGATAGCAGCTTCATAGGCTTCTGTCGGAGAGTTAAATGACTTGGGACTATGAGAATAAGTACAATCCTGTGTAAACACTATAGAGTACATCCATTGTAAATCTTTAGGTTTAGAGTATTGATTTAAGCTTACATCAATCCACACCCCATACTTCTCATACAACCACATTACTACTTCTGCTATGGTTGGTGCTGAGTATCCATTTAAGTCGTTCCAATTATCTTTTGAAGATGAATCTAATTTGTTTTTATAATAGTAATGATAACACGGAATATCATACCCTTTCTCTTTTAAGAGTTCAGCTATCTCAATGTTTACAGGTGTGTTCATGGTTATTCGTTTGTAAAAATGAGTGTATTGATGGTATCACCTATGCTGTACATATTGTATGTAGATTGGTCTGTGTTGTACCACTTTGAATTCTCTCCATTATAGATGTACATACTGTAATATCGTATGTTCCATCTATATGTTAAACCTTGTTTTTTATTTAAGATGATTACTGTACCACGTTCTGCTTTACCACCCCAATTGCAGCTGCACCCTGTAAGCGTTACAACAATCAGGAGTTTTACTAATGTGTTCATAATATTTATTTTCCGTAAATTAAATATTGTTCATACTCACCTTCGGTCATAGTAATATATTGACCATTAATCTTTACAAGATACATTCTTTCCATCATACTAGTTTAAGTTTTAGGAACTCCGCAATTAGAGCAGGTTTTAATGATAATAAAATAGTTACCCTCATTGTACAGCTTTAGATATTCTTGAGGGTCTTGAGGCTTAACATAATCAGATGGTCTGAGATATGTACGATGTACTGGTTTCTCTTGATGACAGAAGTCACATTTATCAAATTCTATTACTCCACACATAGTTATTTAAGTTTAAGTTTACCGTTTACAAATTCTACATCCCATTCTGTTCGGAGTTGGGGTAAAGACTGACGTAGAAGTTCTCTGTTCCATATGTTAGTATTACCTTGCACATACTGAGCAATCATACACATAGCCCATTCTACCATATCTTGCTTTGTATACTTCCTATCTTTGTTATCTTCAAGGGATTCTCTGTAACCATCAATATAAGTAAGACGGTGTTCTTCCGAGCCTTCTACTTTTTTTATAAATGCGTATGATTTCTTCTCCACATCCACCTCTCCTAATAGTTCTTTTACTTCTGATAAAGAGATGAATGTAACATTATCCATTCCCTTGTCAAGTTGTGTGGAGTGTGTTATTTGCCAACAATGGTCAGCTTCTCCATACTCTGCACCTCTTGTATCTCTTATATCTTTTATGAAATTATCATAATAATATCCTTGAACGGGTTGTTTACTTTCATCCACTATAATGTAGTGGTCTAATGATATTTTAATTATCTTCATAGATTATTATCTTTTAATGCTTGTTTGTATCCAATTTTGTATATTTCTCTACACTCATCTGTAGCAAAGTCAGTTCTTGTTTCTTTATATGGAAACACTTGTTCTGCTTTCTTAGTTATATCCGTTTCTCTTAATAGTTCTTTTAATTCATCTTCATCTATAAAACAAAGACCTACTATGGGTATAGAAGTGTGTGTAACCTTTTTCTGTGTTGATGGATCTATATCATTAAGAGTCTGTATGTGTTCTAGTCCTATAGAACCATCTACATAGGTTTCTAATACTATATCATCCACGTTTATCTTATCATTAGTTATAATAACGTAGTGATCATAGTCTTTATAAAGCTTAACTAGTTTCATTCTGATGGGTGTTTAGTGTCATCAAATGCGTTCAGAAGTATCTGAGCTAATTCTTTACAAGACTCTGGTGTAAGATGGATGTAAGAAGTTGTTCCTTCTAAACCCTGTTGACTTACAGTGAGCTGTAATGCACGTCCACGATCTTTACCATTATAAAACCTAGTGAGCTGTAGTTCAGCTTCTATATGCTCAACTTCAAAGGTTCCTTTAGAAGGATGTACATGATATGTACCTTTTATAAGTGCTATCTCTGTACTCATGGTAGTAAGTATTTAGTTTCAGGATAGAGAGATCTAGCTGTCATAGTTGGTGTCCAGTCTCCGTTATTATACTCCATCACGACCCAGTCATGAGGGATTCTGTTATTATACGACTTACTATAATTGTTGTCTGTTACGTACATCTTGAGATGTAGTTTCAAAGGACCCATACCAGTCCACACTTTACCTTTTTTAGACCAGCTTCCTGTATTATAAGGTAAGTCTGCGTTACATCCACCCTTGGAGTATAATCCGGTGGTTTTGTTCATTATTCTATACACTTGCATAGATTAGTTTTTTAAATTGTTAATAATATAATTAGCTAATTTAGATCGTCTGTAGAAACAGTTATCACATCCACAGTCTGGTCTACTGTGTGTACCAAACTTAGTACGTTCTTCTATATCATAAAAATCTATAACATCTCTTACACCATCTGGGTTTCTAAGGTCATAGTAACATAGATTACTATAAACCCACTCTGGTACTTGGTTCATCGTCTTGTATATTCAGGGTGAATAGAATTATTACAGTTACCTTTGTGGGACAAAACAGTAGCATCACCCCATCGTCCATAAAGATATTGGCAACCTTCTATTGTTATCACTTCAAGTGGAATACCAGAACCTCTGACATCGTAGTTAGTGTGTTTGCTTTCAACGTTACGCGGAGAACATGACGCTAGTAGCACCATAAAAAATAAATACTTCATTGTTTTAAATTTGTTTCGTCAATAATAGGTTTATCAAGAGCTTCTAACATACGTTGTAGGTCTGCTCTTAGTTCTTCTAATGTATTACCAGCAGCTTTGGCTGGTTCTACAGATGTACCATCTAACTTATTGTCAGTGTAATAACAACTATGTATTTGATAGTAGTCATCTTCACCATCTTTAGATTTGATTACACGATAGTTCCAGGTAGTCATAGTTCAAGATTTGGCTAAATCTAATGCACGTTGATGACCGGCAAGAGCATCTTCATGCGAAGTGTAACGTTCTTGATATTCGTCATACATTCCACCAAATATCATAGTCTCCCATAGCACAGGATCACCCTGATTTTCATAATTATGGTCTATACCAAGAAATACAGTAGATACAAAGACATCTCCTATATAGTCTTGCTTGGTTATTTTCATATCAGGGTTCTCATAAATTTTTAATGCTTCTCTTAAGGAAGCAGCCTTATAGGGCTTTTTGTTTTCATCCAGTAGATAGAAATTCATTTTGGTGTTTTTTAAGTTTGTGATAATACCTCCTTAAAAGAGGTGTGTAAAACAAAACGTGTAGCCAAGACAAGATTCGAACTTGCAACGGAAGCTATCGCCACCGCTTTACCAATTAAGCTACTTGGCTGTTGCTGTCTTTCCAGCTGTCAGCACTGAATGTATTTTGCGGAACATTCTAACCATCATTATACGATTGGCGTGCCACCAAGCGTAGTCAGGACAGGATTCGAACCTGTAATAGAAAGAGTACGCTATCTCGCTGCGTGACCAGTTACATATCTACATCTGTAACCATATACTCTGCGTCTACCAATTCCGCCAACTGACTATAAGTTGAGGATGAGAAGTCCTCTGTGTTGTGAGATACAATGCTTTTGAAAGCAGCTTATCCTCCTTTATCTATTCCTTTCTCAAGGGAACAACACGTTTGCTCTTTATTCTCTTACCCTTTTATATCAGAGCTAACCTGCTTATCTTTAAATACGAGTTTTTCAAGGGTACAGGTTAAGAAGTTTTGTCCAATGGTCAGGCTATACTCCTGACATATACGATTACCTTGATCATAGTAGAAACTATACCAATGGGGCGTATGTTTTATACTTAAACTACGTGGACGCAACAAGAGTAAGTTAACTCCCTCTGCACTCAGTTGTAATAGCTATTCTTAGAGCTACTATTTAATCCGTTCTTATCTATGTACAGGAACTATTACAACTGCTCACCCTTGGGAGACTGATTAACCGCTCACCTAGAGGTCTTACGACTCAAACTAGGGTCTGCTTGTCATTAGTCAGTGTGGTTTCACATC